TGTAATAGTCTTTATTTCTCTGTTTCTGTTTGTCATATTATTTACCTTTATTTTTTAGATAGTATATTATAACATAATAATATTAAACTAATGTTAAACGTCTATATTAATTAGTTTATCATCCAACTTAACTGTAAATGACGTCCTTTTGCTTGAGCTAAATCCATATCCACGTAGACCATCTTCTAGTGGTTCTACTTGCATATTATCAGCTAACATATCCATTGCTTTTCTAATGCCATTGAAGTCATTTCTAAGGAACTCGTTATAAAAGCCTCTAAATGGAACTGTCGCGTTGTTATCGTTGCAAATAAAGAAGTAGTGTTTGTTTCCTACAGCATTATCAGACCAGTAGTTAGGTGAAAGGCACATAAGTTTAACAGGTACAAGTTCAGTGTCATGCTGGGCATTACACGGCATGTGGTGTTCTATTTTCATTTCTCCATTTTTTACAGTAACTGTACAAACGTTGGTGTCTTTAGAAATATTACCTTGCTTATTGCAAGAATATGTAATATCATTAAATACTACTTCTGCTCTAAATCCATTTGCAGTACCATTACCAGAATAATCTCGTACAAACATATGGTATTCTCCGTCTGTAATGTCTTTCCAAACGATATTCTCTACAGCTACTTCTCCATTTGGTCTTGTAACATCAATGTCTAACGTAGCGTTATTAATAATAGAGCGTTTTTCATTATAATATATTTCCTTAGTCACACCAGAGCATTTTTCTAAACAATGTGCATCAAGGTCAGTATTATCTTGTCCCTCTTCATTCCATTGTAATGAGAATCTAAGTACACCTTCTAAAGATCCACCTGCTTTTTGCACGTTTCTAGATATGTCTGAATCAGCTAGATTACCATTATAACTCCATGAAAAGTTATTATCCCATTTAAGAATATTTGGAGCATCTGAATTTACAGGTGCAGAAATATTAACAATATTTGATTGTAGAGATGATTGCGCTACTATACTAAGTTTCTTACTTCCAGGCAGATAATCTTTTACGAACTCTTCTATACCAACATGCGGTGCGTTCTGTATAGATTTGTAATTAATCTTAAGGTTTTCTGATGCTCCAAGAGCATCTAATAACGGATCTTTATCTTTTAACTTAGTATTTCTATCTGCAAATAGCACATCGTTTATAGACACATCAGATGTTACAGCGTGTCGTCTTGGTAAAGAGTCTCTTATTTGCGCTTTGTCAATCGCTTTAATAGCATCTTTCTTCATTTTTTCAGTTGCAAGTGCTTTAGGTCTTTTATAGTTACTAGGAGCTACTTTAGCCTCATAAGATTTAACTGCTTCTTCTAATGCTTTACCTTCTTCAAGATCAATAATAAGCGTACCTATAACAGAGTTTCTAAGTCTAGCTGCTGGAGACGTGCTGTTTTTCCATAACCAGATTTCTTTATCTCTATCGTCTGTTATTGTAGAAAATTCTTGTAAAAGACCTCTATAAGTCTTAATAGCTTCGTAATCTTTAAGTGCATTGTAAATTGAGTTATTTTCGATAAGTTCGATAATCATATCTACATTTTCGTATGAAAGTTCTTTCATACCTCTTTCAAATACTTTAAAACTAGATACTTTCTTAGATATCTCTGAACTAGGTTCTGTACTAAAACAAATAGTAGGTATTTTAGCTTCAAAATGGTCGAATGTAACTATCGAATTGTCTTCTTGAAGTACTTTATGTTGTAAATGTCCGTATTTTCTCTCTGATCTAATAAATGGAGAGTAGATAGGAGCTGATTGAACAAGTTTTCTCATTACTTCTGATACTATTTTGTACTCAGGTGCAATGTCTTTATCTTCTGTATTATCCCAAATAGTTCTAATTGTGCCGTCTTGTATAGAAATCGCAGAACCAATGTTTCTAATATAGTTCTTACAAGTATTACAATCGTGAATAAGATTCTCTTTATAAAGCTCGTTTGTTCCTTCAGGAAATGCTGCTTGATAAGCATTCCATAAAGCATTCTTTGGTAGATCTACTACATGTAAATCTTGTTGCGCCATGTTATCGAAGTTGTCTCCGATTACCTTTGCGTATTTTTGAAATTCTGACATGTTTTATCCTTTATTTTTAAATAGTATATTAGTACTTCAGTACTTCTATTAATATTATAACATTTTAATATTAAATGTGTATTAAATGCGTATTAAACCTTTGAGTTAATCCTTTGAGTTAATCCTTTCATCAAATAAATCGTCTACTAAGGATTCACTTATTTTGTCTTGCATTTTGTTAATATACTTTATAGTCTCTTCGTCACCTTCAAATAATCCTAATACATGGTCTATATCATCTTCAAGTATAAGGTTAACTAACGACTTAAGATTGTTTACATTGTCTTGCATGTATTCTTCTTTAGGTATTCCCTCGTTAAGATTAAAGAACTTTGGGTACGCTCTACAGAATAAAGTCCAGTCTTGTGTTTTCTTGTTAAGTATAAACGCTGTACCTCTACATTCTTTAGCAAATGGCTGTTCGAATTGAGTCCAAGAAGCAAGTCTGTACGAATAAGATCTAATTACATAGTCTTCAGCATAATCTTGTTCTGAGAAGTAAAACGCTTCGTCGCTTTGGCAAAGATCATTTAGTCCTTTAAAAAGCTCAATCGGGGAGTGCATTTTGCTCATATTTTATCATTTACTAGAATCACTGTAGTTCTTACAATCGTTATGGTTGTTGTGAATATATTGTCTAAGCAAGTTTAATTCATTATTACTTAGTGATGTAATATTATGTATTATTTCTTTGTCGTTATTAAACTTGCTCGTAATTTTTTAATTACAAAGCATTTTGTGCTCAGCATTTGCTTCTTCTACACTGTCGTATAATTTTTCCATTATACTCGAATTTAGTTACTTGTTTTATTTTAGCTTTTGACATGTTTACATGTTTACATTATTTCTTTTAAAACATCTTCTAAAGTTTGCTTTGAAAGTGCTTTAGCTCTGTTGTGAGGTACGTGGTGTTTTTTAAGTTCTATTGTGCTTCTTTGGATATACTTTTTAAGTATATCTTGCGTGTTATGCTTTGGTAATTTACCACCTGTTTCAATAGTAAATAAAAGTGTTTTAGCAAATGTTTCTATTTCGTTTTTAAAGTCGTTTGTAATTTCTGGGTTAATTGTCATGTTGTATCTTTCTTATTGTATTGTTGTGTTGTTGTATCTAACTTTTTAGATAGTATATTATATCATTTTAGTATTAAAGGGGTATTAAAGAGCACTTATCAATCTATAAGATCTATTTTAATCTATTTGATATGAAGTACTATAGTCTAACTTGTCTGTACTGCACAAGCCTAAATCATATTACTTTACGTCTCGTTATCAATATAGTAACGAGACACTGTGTTGTTTGTCACTGTGAAGTTTAAATTTGTACTTCTATTGAGTTAAAATAATAATTTTTATACATAGCTTATTGCTCCTTAATTCTTATACCATAAATATTAGTTATTTCTACCCTGTTATAATATCCTTGTAAATAATAACAATCATACTGGACTGAAAAGTTACCTCTATTATAAGTTCTTGTTCTAGCGTGCTTCTCATTTGAAAAGAAGCAACACTTACATAAAAACGAGTTATAAGTATCTCTGTACTGCATTTTTTGGGTTTTAGTATCAAAATAATAAAATGTCGCATTTTCATTAAGTTCTTTTTCATACGTCTCGTATTCTTCTAAACTAGGTTTCGTAATGCCTATATAAACAAATTGCTTATTTGATTCAAGTCTCGTTTGAAGTTCTTCATCTGCATCAGGAAACGGCGTAGCGTTTCCTTCAATAGTAAGATCCATTATTAATTTTTGTTTAAGTTCTGTTACGTAATTTCCACTAATAACATAGTATTTTAATGCTATCTTAGAAATACTGTCAATTGGGTTTGAGTTTGAGTTACTAGGTGGCTTCATACTAGACACGTAACGTTTACCAAGATATGTAACTTTAGCTCCGCACGCTGTGAGATATTCGTGACCTGCAATATAATCCTTTTTAGGGATAATTATTTCTGTTCTTTTATGATATTTCTCTTTCCAATCGTTATACATATCTTTTGTGTAAACAGAACGGTCATTACCTATGATGTATTCGCCTTTTAAGTTTAATCCTTTAATAAGCACATCTTGTCTTTCGCAGAATTTAAGAAATCTTAAAACATCTATATCAGCTACTTGTTGATTAAGTTTATTAGATTTAAGAGAAAATCCACCTATTTTACCATATCTTTGCGGAATAATCTTCCAATCATCTGATATTTGAGGTTTTATTTTTACTTTCATAGAAGTAAATTCTTTGAATAGTTTTGGTGCGAAATCACAGTACATTTGCGGCATATTATAATCCTTTATTTAAATAATATTTAAGTATTATTTATATTATAACACAGTAGGATTAAAAAGAGATTAAATTACCCTTCTATAGCCTTTTATGCATAAGTATTTGCAAATATTTACATTTAAAGTCAATTTAAAGTCAATTTAAAAATAAAAGGCTTTCTTTTTTGACTTTATTTACTACCTTTTGGAACTTACTTTTAACGAAAACTTGCGCTGCATTAAATTTATATACATCAAACTCTGTTTTCGAACTATGGGTTACTATAGAATAGATACTTATTAGGTCTTTATTAAGCATAATACAATTAGATAAAATATCTTTATTATCTTTATTATCTTTATTGCTATTACCATTACTATTATCATTACTATATTTATGGTTAAAAGCAGCGGTGGAAAGGCTTGTCTTTCCAGCGGTGCTTAATAATGTCAGCTTGTCTGACATTGTTGTCCCTTTAACATGGGCTAGTGACGGTTTAATGATTTGAATTTTTTTTGTTTTTTTGTTTTTTTCCGTCCCTTTCGATTCTTGCGCCTCTTGCGCCTCTTGTGTTGTTATTTTTTCGATTGAAACAGATATACCGTCTTTAGTATAGTTAGCTACACCCTTTTTAATTAAATCTATCGGTGCGTTAACAAGGATTGCGTCATGTATTTCTATAATAGAATTGCTCATAAATCCATTACATGACTCTTTTATTGATTTTATTAGTCTTTTTCTGTGATTTGTCTCGTATTTCATGAAAAGAGTCATCATGTTTTCGCTATCACTAATAAGGTTTAATTTTCTTAGTTCTTTATCAATAATAGTCATAGTTTGGTTTAAAACTTTAAACTGCTGCGTACTTTTAATAGCATTATTAATAATATCTATAAGTACAGAGTCGTGTAGTGAAAGACCAAGACCGTGTTTGTTTATTGTGCTTTTAGCTGTTACAGCCATATAAGAAAGAGTATTTTGTTTAAGGTCACCTCTTATCTTTTGTATAATTTCGTCGTCATTTAATTCACTTGTTTTATATACATCTTGGGTCTTAAATTGGTTTAGTATAGTTCTTACAAACATACTATCTTTATCAAATAAAATGTCTCTGTTATTAATGTAGCTTTTAATTAATTTTAAGTACTTTTTATCAAGAACAGCTTTTAATTCATGGTATATTACGCTGTAAGCAAAATTATTATAGTCAATTTCATAATAGTTTTTGAACATAATTTTTCTTGTAGACTTAGACATCTGGTTTGTAAGATCAAATTGTCTAGTACTTTTAGACGATGTACTTCTTATTACATCAAGATGAGCCTTACCACCTTCAATATATGACTGATTAAGTATTTTAGTTATCTCAGATATCTGTCTCTTTGCGTCGCTTTCGTCCCTTTCACTTAAAGTATTCACATACTGCGCTAGTTCGTTATATGTGTCTTTATCGTATATAAAAGTATGTTTAGAATAAGTTTTACCAACACTGCGTTTAGAATTTCTCTTTTTACGCATTTGAGCTTCAAGATCTTGTAAAAGCATATCGTTATTAGTCTTAACTGTAATTGATTTTTGCTTTTGAGGACTTAAATTTCTACTAAAGTCGTTTTTAGATTGCACTAATTCATCATATATCTTAGTGTATTCGTTAAGGTGCTCTTCTTTAAGCTCGTTATTATGCTGAATTTTAACTAATGAAGATATTAATTTTAATATATATGCGTATTCTTTAGAGTCGCATCTTAAGAATACAGTATCTTTAGTTTCTAAAAGGTATATGCTCTCATCTAGTACATATCTAGATACTCCTATTTTGTCAAGATTATTACCTATTCTTGTTCTTTTAGAAAGGTTATTAAACATATTCATACCGTTTGTAACGTTTGTTAGATTTGCTTTTATATCATCTACAGAATATGCTTTTTCGTATTCGTTATCTATATAAAATGGGCTATTAGTATCAGTAACGTTTGCGTATATTGTACGATCTAAACGCATTTTTAACTGTATATTAAACACGTCAATTATGTTAGTACTAATATTGTTAATTACAGTTGATTTTCTTTGATTTGATTTGATTGATTGTGAGTTTATAATTTTTGAGTTTTGGTTTGAACATGTGATAAGAGAGTTGTATAAGAATTGTGGTGATGCTATAAGATTGATTTTTTGGTTTGTTTGTTTGGTTTGGTTTGTTTGATTCATTTGTTTCTCCTATTAATAAGAGTCGCTTGTAATGGCTGTTTTAACGATGTAGATAGAGCCATTACAAAAGCTATCTACATCGTTAAAACCTCTTAAGTTTATTTGTGTTAATTTATTATTATTTATACTCATTGCCAGAGTTTGATTTAAAATATTGATATGCTAAGAGGTACATATGTTATATTTTAAATCTAAGGTATTATAACATTAAATGTCTAAACCGTTTGCAGAACTAAAGATTATCTGCTCCAGTCTCTTACTTTTGTACCTCCAAAATACGGCACGGCTAGGTTATATTTTAAAAGTATATCTGATAGATAAATTCCTTTTTCGTTTCGTACTTTACATACGAGCCTAAAATATTTACCTTTAATGCAATCATCTAAGTACAATGGATTAGCACTTGTAACAAAAGCTTCTGTTATCTGTTGCGCTTGGTGTGCTAAGTGTTTTTCTCTTCCAGTCTTTGTACCACCTCTTTTCTCAGGTGTATCTATTCCGTACACTCGTATAGACATGTTATTGCAAAAGAACTTAGTCTTACAGTTAAGTTCTGCTCTAAACGTGTCGCCATCGTATACCGATATTATTTCCTTAACACTAAAATTCTCTTTTAATAGCTCTTTACGATCTTTAGAGTATAAGTCTATACCTAGCATTATTAGTATAAACATCATTAATGCTATTAATTTTAGTCTTTCCATATTATGTCCTTTATTTCCATTCGGCTACTAACCTATATTCAGATTTACTTGCGTCCGAACTCCATATGTCTTCATCTTTCATACCAGTAATATCGTCATATATCACTTTGCTTTTTAATTTATCGTATAAGGATACTTTAATTTTTTTATCGTCTATCATAGATTGCCATTCCTTACCTTCTTCAGTGTTTACAAATGACTTCCATATCTTAACAGCACCTTTATATTGTAAAGCATCTGACATTAATACTGTCCCTTCATATAGTACACTTTTGTATATAGCTGCGGCGAATCCATTATTCCTAAACTTAGAATGCGTATTAACAGTCTTAATTTCAGTAACAGTACCAATTCCCTTATACGTTTTTGGTTGCATGTGAGTTAATTCAGATAATATTTTAAACATTCCATCGTCACAATGTCCTAAAAACGCTTTACTTAAATCATTTGTTTGTATAATAAACTTATTAGCTCTTCTATCTCCTTTATTTACTAAAGTTCTATGATCTTGTATAGCACTCCATCTAAATTCGTCTAAGAAATCCTCATTACCCATCATCTTTTGCAATGTTTCCTGACCGAAGTTACAGTCTGTATTGTTCCATTGCGGCGACTCTCTTAAATACTCACGAAACGTCTTAAAAACGAATTCTGGTTCTTGGAATTCGTTTAACCAATTAGCTAATTCCTCACTGAATCTGTTATCTTCTTTCTCTTGCTCATGTTCTTGTATTATACTTCTAAATGTTCTCATATTAGTTCCTATCTATTTTATTATTATTATTATTTATAGATATATTATAACATAATAAGATTAAGCGAAGATTAAATACAATCAGAAGTACAGCACAACTGAGAGATAGCGTTAATGCCATGTGTTAAATGCGTTAATTTCGGTTTAGCTGTATTATTAATTTTAAAGTCAAAATTAAATGAATCTAATTCAGTTTCGCTAGCATGAGTATCTGTACTTACTATATCGTCGTTATAAATTTTAACAGTTATAATATTAAAGGCTCCATCTTTACAAGCTTTTGTTATAGCAGCGTTATACTCGCTTTCAAACCTAAAATCAGGTATAATAACAACATCTTTATCAATTTCTATAGCGCTGTTAATGCCTAAATCAGCCCAAACATTTTCACCAAATTGCTTTTTCATCGCTTCAGTACCAAATCTTTGTAAGATAGTTCTAAAAGATATTTCTAATTTATCATTTCCTTCATAAAGTACGTCGCCGTTATTTTTAAAGTCTTCTAATTCTTCTAAAGAAACGTTAAAAGTATCAGCTATAATCTCTTTAATAGGATCTGCAAAGGCTACTCTTGCTGCTGTTATTCCATATTTAGTACTTAACAATTTAATTAAAAGATCACATAAGTAATCTTTGCCATGTCTTTTCTTACCGTTTATTAAAATAAGAGTTTTCATGATATTGTCTCGTACCAGCAAATACTCTTTTTAGGAGTAAGCTCTATATGACCTACAATGTAGTCTTTAGCGTAAAGCTCTTCAATCTCGCAATTCATTACAACGCTTTTAACGTATTCTTCGCTAAGAATATTTTTTAATTCTTCATTTGGCTTAATAAACTTTTTACCTTCAACAAATACAACTTCATACATGTCTTTAATATTACTAATGTTATTCTCAAACATATTCTGAAAATAGTTCATAGGGTAAAGATCGCTTAAGTCTGTAAACTCATCTTCTCTTTCGTTAACAAACTTTAATCCATTTGGAAAGTCACAATTTTTCTTATTAAACATTACAACAGGTCCAAATTTAAGATAATGATATCCTTCTTGAAGATTACTGTTGTTAATGTATTGACTAAAATTACTCATAGACAGGCCACTTAAAGCACTCATTTCTTGAGCTAGTACGTAATCTTTTAACATACTACTTACCTAGTCCTAATTGTTCTCTACCATAAGTATTAATCATTTGAGGTAATTCTCTCCAATTTACACCGTATTTTCTTGTCATTGCTTTATCAAGTGCAGCCATATTAATTATTCTTGTATATTTTTTAATGTTCATCTTTATAATCCTTTATTTTTTTAATGTTCATCTATAAGTATTATAACACATTAAGATTAAAGTAATATTAAAGTGTCTAAGCTAGCTAACTTTTACAGCTTGTACTTCTTCTAACCAAATATCTTTAGTATCTTTAATCTTCATTTCTTTAAGCTCTGCTTTTCCTATTTGGATTTCTTCTTTAAGTGATTTAATCTTCTCATTAGTAAGACTGTGCATAGGCATTCTAAGCAAGTAATCCCAAGAGCCGTCTATTTTCACTATTTTATCAACGTTTTCATTTTTCTCAATTTGCAAGTTTATTTGCTCTTTAGTCTTTTTTGAAATTATTATTTTATCGTTAACAACTGCTGATATAAACACGTATTTTGCAGCGTTTACATTTATCTTTCGTTGAAGTTGATCTATAAGAAAATCCTTTCTCTTTTGGATAAATTTAAGCTTAACATCAGCATACTGCAAGAAAACATCTTCAGGAGATTCGAATCTTTTAACAGCATTATTCTCGTCTATACAAGTAAGATTTTCTGTTATTGACGCGCTTAAACCTAAAACTTTTATAATATTTTCGTCACTTACGTCAAAGCCTTTCGGCAGTTTTACTTCTATATTAAATATATCCTTCTTAGTACAAGACTTGTCAGAGTAACTCTGTATAACCCTTTTCTCTACTAATTTATCAAGTTTCTTTGTGTATTGCAGTAAACTTAATCCTACTGGTATTTCAGATACTTTAACAATATTCTTAGTTAAGCTAAAGCAACCAGTTACAATATACTGATTCTGTCTTTCGCCTCTTTTTACTGTTCCAGTAAATCCATTCCAATTAGGAACAGGTATAGCTACTTTACCTGTTTTAATGAAGCTAATAGTAGCTTTTTTAATATCTTTCATTAATCTACAATAAATATTCTGGCTATGTCCTGATCCCAATCCTTCATTTGAGTTAATAAGAATTAGTGGTAAAGTAGGTACGTAAAATCTTGGTTCAATCACAGTACCTTCAAATATTTGCTCTATAAGAATATTCTTATCGGTATCAATAAACATTCCGTCTTTAGCATTCTTTCTAGCTAAAATATATCTTGGTTCGCCTGGTCTAGGTATAAGTCTTCTACCAAAGTTACCTTTACCTTCAAACATTGGGTAGTTATTTGAACCAGTATATGTTTTCGTTATACCAGCAATTACTCCTGATATATTTCCTGCACCACCTAAATATTCTGTTTTACCAGCTGTTAAGTTAGCAAGTCCTTCAACTTTCATCCAAGTTGTTATATTATTATCTTGTACTGTATGCACAGCTTTTCTAGCAGTTGGCTTTAATCCATCTACTAACGACGCTATACTTGAGAAGTTCTTGTTCTGAGCAAACGGTTTGTAATACTCAGCGAAGAAATTTGTTAATGATAATGATTTATCTTCCATTTTTATCCTTTATTTGTGTATATTATACTTAGCAAGTACTACATTGCATTGATAGAAAACTCATAGCCTTCTAGCATTTCTTTTCTTATATCAGCGTTTAATCCACTTAACCAGTTATCTATAGTCTCTGCATCTTTCTCTGCATCTTCTATCGTAAGTATCTGCAGCATTGGCTCTAAACCTGCTTTCTCGATTACTACATCAAGTTCACCTTTTGCATCCCAAGATGATAGACCTTTTTTATAAGCGTATATAAACTTGTCTCCGTGCTTTTTCTCATGTGCTCTTTGCTCTTCAAAGCTATAGAACCAATCTTGAAGCTTTTCAGACCTGTCGCTTTTCTTAGTACAAACGAACAGTGGTGTGTTAAGTATTTTTATCTTACCGTCTTCTATTAGGTTTCTGGCAAACCTATAGAATGTACCGATTAGTAAAGCACGTATATTATATCCGGCTAGATCCTGATCGGTAGCAAGTATTATCTCGTTAAAGTTAATATCTTGCTGATGTTCTGCACCATATTTCAATCCGATGATCGCTTGCAGCGCTTTTAATTTATCAGATTTAATAATGGTTTCAATTGGTGCACTGTAAGCATTAACAGGTAAGCCCATCATAGCATAGAATCCGTTACCTTCTCTACCAAGTATACTTGCTATAGAGTCATTAGCTGATAGACCTTCACTTAAAAATAATCTATTCCATTGACCAATTGGCGGTATAAGATTATCGTCTTTAGGTTTTTTAGTTGTTTTCTTATCCATAGCTTTTAACTCTTGTTGCTTTTTAAAAGCTTCAGCTATTTTAAAGTAATCAGTAATAGAAGATATAATTGTTTTATTATACTGTACTTTTTTAACTAACCTGTCCATATCAAGATCAGTGAAATAATCTGTAATTTCTTTAGTACTATTAGTTAATCGTTCTTTTGTTTGACTATCGTACTTAGGAGCAGCGAAGTTTTTCATTATAGTTAGAACAAATAATTTACGTTTAACATCTGCGGGCTTAATAGTTTTATGCTTCTTTAAAAGTTTTTCTCTTACTTGGTAAGTTATACTGTTAGATATGTATTCTATATGCGAGCCGCCGCCGTCAAGATTTAAACCGTTCATTAAACTAAAGTGTTGGAATTCGTCGTTAACGCTTGGCATTATTGCTATTAAGAAATTTTCATTTTCTTCAATAGTAATTTCATCTTCATTACCAAACATTTTAAAGAAGTCTTTTCCTTTAACTCTGATTTTTTCGCCATTCATTTTAAAAGTTATTTGTGGGTATGAAACACTTAGATAGTATAATCTTCTCTCTATCATCTTTATATGACTTTCATCTATTTTATCCAAGCCAAATCTCTTTAAATCTGGCTTAATAGTTACAGCTACGCCTCTTTGGCCTGCAGCTTTAGCTGTAGTAGTTTTAATAGTATTATTATTATCTTTGCAATTAACTGTGCATTTTAATTTACCGTCGTTTGAAACACCAGTAAATTCTGTACTAAAAACTGAAGATATCATACTTCCTACGCCGTATGTTCCTATAGTAGTTGAAACTTCGTCATCAAAATTTGAACCAGCTCTCGCATGACACCAAGCTAATTCAGGTTGGTACAGCACGTTTTTATGTTCGTCTTCTACTTCGGTAACTGGAATACCTCTTCCATTATCTCTTATAGAGAATGTTGAGTTGTCAAGTGTAATATCTATTTTAGTGGCAAAAGTTCCGTTAGTTCTAACGTATTCATCTATAGAATTATCTATCAGCTCATTCATTATTTTTATTAAACCAGGAACGTATGAAAGTTTAACTTGTTTAAACTTTCTGATATTATCTTCTTTAATTAAAATATATTCATCTTTTATCTCTGTCGTACTTGAACCTAAGTACATTCCACTTCTTTGGAGAATGTGATCTTTTTCAGATAGTTTTTTAACAACTTGGTCTTTTAATTCTTTATCCATTTTTATCCTTTATTTTATTTATAGATTATAACATAATATTGTTAAACGAGTATTAAAAATAGATATGGGTGCTTATTATTTTTATAATCTGTATCTTTATCTGGCATTATATAGTCTTTACGTCTTTACAACGCATTTTAAAGTTCTTCTTGTATTCTTCTCTCGTTATTGATATTTTCATTGATATTTTCCTTTATGCGTTATGCGTATTATACGTATTATAACATATTAATATTAAAATAGTATTAAAATAGCATTAAAGATTTGGATTAGTTTTAGATTAATAATGGTGGACACGTCCGGAATTGAACCGGAGTGCTAAAAAGTTTGATTATAACGTGTGCCGAATGGCTACAAGTTTGAGTTGAGTTGTTTTAATGGTTTAAGATACCATAATAATTCTCCAATTACGTACGTTAGTACATCTAGTTAGATATTACCGAAGTTAGATTATAACCATCATCTATCACGCTTTAAGATCGCCATCTGGTCGTACGATTGGGTAATCAAGGAAGTACTTTACCTTGTCTAGCTTAGCTAGATAGCTGGTTTAAGCAGCTGCTACCTCTTGAGGTGCATTTGTGTTGTTTGCAGTTACGTCTGTTTGTACTTTAAGTCTACATGACTACTTGAACGATATTTCTCTTGCTCTCTAGTCGATACCTGTTCGTGCCCATCTGTACCATATGTTATATGAAGGTACAACCTAATTAAAGGTAACGGTAGTCTTAACCAATCAACTATTTTGCCTAGCCAGGCTAAGTAGGTATAATTACCTTTTGTACGCAATCAGCGACTATTTAAATGGAGCTTCCAATCCGATTCGAACGGATGACCTGCTGTTTACAAAACAGCTGCTCTACCAGCTGAGCTATGGAAGCGTATATTAATGGTGTACCTTCAAAGATTTGAACTTCGGACAACCTTCTGAGTAATTAAATGAAGGTGCTCTACCAACTGAGCTAAAGATACGTATTTGATCTATTTATAAGTGTATTATAACAAATATTTGCTAAATGCTGTAAGTGCTGTAAGTGCGGTAAGTGCGCTAAATACATACTTACGCGTTTGTACGGTTAGCATTCTTTTCGATGTGCAACCGTAAAATCCCTCGTCAATCGTTTCAGCTAAAAGCTAGGTAGATATGAACACCTATAGTTCTTAAAAGTCGTTAATTTCAAAAACTATAAAGTCTCTAAGAATATGCACTTTTCTTTCTATTCTATCAATTTTACCTTCATCTGTTGTATTAACAATTTCAGTAGTGCACTTCTTAATTAGCTTTCTAGCTCTTTTAAGTGTCATTTCTTTTGTATTTGCTTTAGTTTGCTTTGCTTTAGTTTGCTTTAGTTTGCTTTAATTTCTTTCATCGTTTTACAACTAATAGCTGGTATACCATGAGAACTATAAGTCTGAACGCAAACTGAATCCATTTCTTTTACGTAAAATACATATGCTCTAGTATCTACTCCAGCTACTTCCATCGTGTACTGTTTAGTCTTTATCGTTCCGTCGCTTGACGCATTCTTAACCATGTCCCAAATACCTCCAGCATAAAGCTCAGAAGTTAAAATTAACGCCGTTACGGCGAATACTATTTTTTTCATTTGTTTTTAACTTTTTCAGTACAGAAAATATTTAAGCCAGGTACATTAATAGAACTAAATACTACGATAATAGAACCTTTAGTACTTCTGTGTACTGTAACGTCATAATCTGAACCAGGTAATTTATTAATATTAGACATATTAACGTCCATAACAAACTCTGAAGATGACGCTTCGTCGTCAAATGTAACAGCGTAATTATTTGAACTTTTTTCAGTTCCTTCTAAAGATACTACTACATCAGAACCATTACCAGTAAGTCTAAAGATTATCATTGATTTTAATAAACCTGACATTTTTTTAATCTTATTAAGCTCTACATTAAGTAACTTAAACGATGCGATTGTTTCGTTCGATTTAATTTTATCGATTAAGTCAAAATTACCACTACATCCAGCTTCTTCAAGCATTTTAATGTTAGTACTGTTGTAAGTAACAGAAGTATTGCTGTTCTTAATAGTAATAGTACCAGCCTCATTTGCTTCAATTTGTGCGTCTTCTACAATGTCTGTAATTGATAAAAACTCTGTAACAGAGAAGAAACCTACTTTATTAAATTCTTCTTCATCTAACTTTGTCATATCTAAGAACGCCTGCATATTAGTGCCGCTCTTTACCAGAGTTACCGGGTAAGATATAATTTGACTGTTATTAATTTGAGCTAACGAGCTAATAACTTTTCTTGTGTTTTGATTTAACATTTATTTCCTTTATTTGTTTGTGTGTGTGTTTATATGATGTATTGTATTTAGTTTTAGCTAAATACTTATTACCACGACTTCTGTCTGTAATATCTACTTTAAAGCAGCATAGTACGTGCACTAACGTGCGTTAACGCTACACAGTTTACGATAATTCCATTGCTAATTGCTTAAGTTCTAATGATCGCTCTAGAGTATCTGTACTATCTTTATCTTCTCTAATACAAGTATACCTAGGATGACTTAAAGCGTATTCTTCTCTGCCTCGTGCTTGCGTTAAGTCATTACACTGAATTTCAATTACTTTTCCTATAACATTATCTCTATTATCGTGAAACCAATCTCTTGTTTTCTCATCCATTGACGTTACGCCAATCGTACCTTGTATAGTACCTTCGTCGTTAGAGAAATTAATACCGCTAAAATACGCTTCGTTTTTAGAACCAACATTTCCAGCATTAAAAGAAGTTATTCGCATTTCAAGAGATATCTCTAATTTTAATTTAAGCTGTTGTTTTGATGTCCCATCCATCCATATCATATCTTGAGATTTAATAACTGTACCTTCGTCTCCTCTAGCAGTTATTATTTGAAAGTGTTCGTATGCTTCTTTAAGGCTATAAACCATCTTATACTCTACAAGTTCTATGTTTGTAGCGTTGGCATCGTTAGCATCGTTGGCATTATATAATTTGTTAGCTAGCGATTTAAAAGTGTCTTTATATTTAAGAGTTCCTTTCTTAAGTTTATATTCGTCACTTTCTACAAATTCCCATACAGTAAATATGATATTCTCATGATTCGGTTCAGATGAGTTAATATTACCATTACCAGTATTTCTATTTTGCTCTCCTCTAAGAGTTAATTCACCTGTTAGAACACCGTTTGGTAATTCTAATTTAAGTATTTGCTCTTTAAGAATTGGGAAGAACTGCTCTTTACCTGATCTTGATTTAAAAGTTACGTCATCTCCATCGATTGTACACGATCTATAAGTACCATCCATTTTAACTTGAGAATAAACACCTTCTTTAAAGTTTATATTCTTTGCTATTGTAGCTTTTGTAGCAATAGCGCAGCGTTTATATGGCTCTTTCGATATAAGATTTTTATGCACTTTATTAATAGAAGTTCTACCTAAATTTATCTTAAGGTCTCTTTTAAGTATCTTTTTAAGAAGTTCTTGATCTTCGTCGCTTAGTGCTTCTAACGTAACGCACAAATGTTTTATAGCAGCATTACCTGTATACTTTCTAGAATTAAGGTCTAATAGCCTGTCTAATGCTTCTTCTAATTTCATTACTACAGGGCATCCTTTTGCGTATGAAACGTTTTTCATAGTGATACCGTATACATATTCTACTCTGTCAAAAGTCATTTTAAAAACTCTTTTTAGTAGTTCATGATCTTGATATTTTTTAAGAACAGTAATTTTATAGTTACTTCCATTTTCTATGTTTAATTCTTCTAATATTTCCTGTACGCTTGGTGTGTTCGTTGTCATTTAAAATCCTTTATTTTATTCATATTATATTATATCATCTTAATATTAAACTAGTATTAAATTGCTCTGTTAAGCATTGCGTTACTTCTTGGTAGTTTAAGATAGCATTTGTCTTCGTGGAAGTGACTAATTTCGTATCCAGCATCGTATAACACGTTTATGCTTTCCATATCGTCTGCAGACGCACTTATTACAGATACTCCATCATGAATTTGCTTTGTAATGTGCTCGCTATCATAATATTGCTCTATTAGTTTAATATGCTCTTTAGTGCATTCGCCTCTATAGACTTTATCGAAATTATCTAACTTAAAAGATAATTCTTGTAATAATTGCTTATTCGATTTACAACCTTTCTTCAACTCTACTGTAGAAGTTTGCAATATACTTGAGTTTTTATTTTCCCAACTAATTCTGTATATTCCTGCTACGTATTTCATTAAATTATCCTTCGATGTGATTTAGGTATATAAGGATTAGCAGTCAATATGTCCATACAGTCTGTTAAAGACAGTTCTTCATTATCTTGGCGCACCTTTCCTTTAACTAATTTAGACGAGCACTTAATAGATTTTATGTGTATTTTAACGTCATCAATAAGTAAATAATAACTCGATTCGGTCATATATAATGAAGAAGCTCCATTATATTCTATTCCGTGTATTATTGTTTTATAGTAATAGGCTGTATTATCTGCTTTAACGGTGCGTTCTGCATTAAGCATAATATTACGACTTTCATCTATCGACAAGTCGTTTATATATTTCTCATAATCGCCTTCTAAACGTATGTATCTCTGCATGCCTCTATCAGTAAGAATGTGTCTTCCGTCGGCGCTAGTACATACGCTGCACACTGGGGTAGTATTAGTGTCTACATGCAAAGTTATGACCTTTACAGGTGCTAAATTAATTATTTGATTGTTGAAAATGTATATCATGCTACACATCCACAGCATCTATTCTTAATTTTGCAAACATATACATAATCTTGCTCTACGTTTTCCATTTTTGCCTCGTTTGTTTTAAATTTAATAAATTTTATAACTTGAGTATAATGCTTTATCATGTATAATTATAACACATTAATATTAAATGATGATTAAAGATTTGAACTAATATTGCTTAGCCAATAGATCCAAAATCAAGCCCAGTATCAAATACTTGCTCTTCAATTTTATCCATCTGAATCTCTGTTGTTGCAGCGTCGTTATATTCTGTATAGTTTACTCTTGCAAAGTCTGGTTGTACTATCATAGTACTCATGTCACCAGACCATCTGTTCTTGATGATTTTCCACATTTGTTGATTCTGATCTTTCATAACATCTGTACTTAACAGCATCATAGCATAATCTGCAGTCATAAATATTTTCATACTTTCACTAATATTTGCTGCATCAGCTTCTACTGTATTATACGATGCTCTATTTGTTTGCGTAGACGTAAATAGCATAACACCCTTATTGCCATTACTATCGTAGGTGCTTTTAGCTATACCATGCAGATCTTCAGCAACTGCGCCGCCTTTATCATAAGAGTTTGCTGCATCTGATACTTTTGCCGAAGTCATAAGTCCAATATAATCAACAAATATGCAATCTGGTACAAATCCTTCTTTTATCTTTAAGTCATCTAGAAGTGACTTAATACCGTTACTGTTAAGAGTACCAGCATTATAATCTACTACTCTTAAATCTCCAAGTAAAGGTGCTGCATCGTTTATTTTCTTAGAAAGAAGTTCTTGGTCCATAGTTTGTAAATCACCAATTTCGCAGCCAAGTATTGAGGCGTCTATTCTTTTCATAATTTCATATTTAGGCATTTCAAGGGATATGAATAGTACATTTTTCTTTTTAAATAACATTTGTCTAGCAAAGAATACTTTAAGAGCGGTATTATGATGTAAAATACCATTAGCAGAATAATAAACATGCGGTTTAGGTATACTAATGTCATACACGTAATCTTCTTTTATAAATTGTTTACTTATAATCTTTTCTTCGCCGTCTATAGTCATTATAAATTCAGCATCTATAGCATATTCATTTGAGCCATCTTTTTGAGGAAATATGTGTCTTTCAGCTATTTTAGCACTTCTGTTCTTAGTCTTAATTTCGATTATTCTGTTCTTTTCTTTTTTAACCATAGAAAGAACAGGAGCTAATCCAGTAGGTGTGTTTACAAATGTTTCTTCATTTTGTTTTTTAAATACATTAATCTCATCTGTGCCGTCTAGATTCTTGCACTTGAAGTAGTCGCCTATCTTTATCTTTATCTTGTTTAATTTAGGCTTATGCTGAGTATGTTGAGTATGTTGGCTATGCGTATCGTTAGATTTATTCATTGTTTTCCTTTATATTCTTATCTAAGTTTGTCTTAATTTTATGATTAAAAATTATACTGCGTAATCTGTGCAATCTGCGTAATCTGTGCAAGTAATTATAAGACTTCATAGGGTACTCCAGAAGCTTTAATTCTCTCAAGTTCTTCATCTGATATATATAGCTCAAGTTCTTCGTTATATTCACTGCATTTACCTCCATGACTTTGTGATACTAACATAATAAGTGAAGAAGGCCTAAAACCTCCTCCCATTTTCTTGTCAAGTGTATCTAGTCCTGAAGGTATTACCACATCTTTCTTCTGGTAGTAATCTATTCTGTCTTGTACAGCTTTATCAAATGTTATACTCTCAGTACCAGAAAAATCCACAGATACTGCTTCTTCAACTTCTTTTATAATAGGTGCAAATTCGCCGCCTTGTTGCATTACGTCAGCAGCGCTGTATATAGCAAGCGTTAATTTTCTTCTTTTTATCCAGTTAAGTGATATATCTAACAAGAAGTCTGTGTCTTTAACTGCAGAGTCTCTAGCGATCATCTTAAATTCTGCTAATACTTGCTCTTTTAATTGCTTGTTCATTTTAACATTTTCTTTAATAGCAAGTCCAATCTCTTTAAAAGTACCCATGGTATCAAACTGTATAAAGTGCTTCTTTATTTGGTCTATTATAGCTACAGAACCTGTACTTTCAAACAATTTTGGCTCAAATTGAGTCACTGTTTTAGTAAAGAATTCTGAGTTACTCATAAGCGACCTAACTATAGTGTGTTCTAAATCTATATCTGATTCTGTCATTTTATTCCTTTATTCTTTTATGTAAATATAATACATTATAACATATCAATTATTAAAGGTGTATTAAAGGTGTATTAAAGTGTAGTAAATTAATAGCTTACGCAAGCTACTTGCATGATTTTATGCAGCGTTTTATCATTCATTAAAACACTATAATACGGTACGTTAAACTCTTTTAGCATATCTTTTATTTCGTTATCTTTTTCTTGAGCTTCTTCTAATGTTTGCGTTCTACCTTCTTGTTTGTATCCATACTCATTAAGGTTTCTTTCTAGAAAGATGTTAACGTTATCATATGAGTTGTACATACACATAACTAGATCGTCATACTGAACTTTTGGCATATGCTTAGTCTCTTGCGTATAAACAGTACCCATAATAAACGGGCTGTCTGTTATCAAGTAGTCGACTTGATCGTCAAGTACTAATTGCATGTGGTGTTGTTTAGCTAAAATCATTAACTGATCACCAAGTACTGTCATGTTGTCTTGGTATACTAATTTCTTAGCATACTCTGATAGTAATTCTACTTTGTATCCATCTTTCTTCATTTGATAAAACAAACCTGCAGCAGTAGTGCTTTTACCAGCTCCTGGACCAGCAAATAAGTTAATTACTTTCATAACACGTTATCGCCTAATGCTTTTATTTCCCTTATAGCCTCATCAGCTTGTTTCTTTGCTAAGATAAGGGCTTCTTCAGCTTGTTTAAGTTTATTTTCTGCTGCATTTTTGGCTTCTTTAGCTTGTGCTTTGGCTTGTGCAGCTTTTGCAGCTTCTTTAGCTTCTTGTCTTTTCTTCCTGAACATATCTGCCTGCTCTTTTTTTAACTCTGCAGCTGTTAAATCTAACCTACATTCTTCACAATATCTATCTTTACCTATTTGATTCCAATGTTCGTGTTTGCATGTTTTTTGGAAGTCAATTATTTTTAACATAAGATTGGCTCTTAATTTTTGCTCTTGAATCTTCTCGTTTATAATACTAAACGCCATACCTGCATCTAATGGTCCTGCAGGCATCTGTATTAAACTCATTTTTTCTTCTAAAGTAAGCTCTGGTCGTCCTGACTTAGGTCTTCTTGTTTTATTTTTATCTGCACTAACACTCATTATTTTATCTCCTTATCTAAGCAGTTTATAATATACCTGCTAAATTCTATTATTTTTGCAGCATCTGTATCTACCAGAGCTGTACCAAATGCATGTACATGACCGCCAACTACTTTAACATTATCATGCATTTCTATACATTTTACAATGTTATTCTTAACTTGCTCGGCATCTTCTACATCGTTAGCTAATCTAATAGATACGCCGCCATATGACTTCACTATAACGTAGCTTTTATAACCAGGATAATCTATTGTTAAATGGCTTTGATACTCATCTAAAAATATCATTAGAATTCTTTTATCTGTAGTTCTCATTATTCTTCCACTTTCATCAAGCTTCTTGAATAGTTTGTCTTTCTTTCTAACAATTTCTACATAGTCTTCTTTGTTTTTAGATGATATTTTATAATTACCTGAGAACTTGTTGTAAAATTCTGTTGTTATACATTGCTTTCTTTTAAATGAATCTTTGCCATAAAAATAAAACAGTTCGCTTAGCATAAATCCTGGCTTAAACTCTGGCGTTTCATTTAACCAGATGTCGTAAGCGTTTATATACGACAAGAACTTTGCAAGTTCTTCGCTTGCTTTAAATCCAAGACTTTTAAGATACAAAAACGTTAGTTTAGTAGCGCTGTGTTTATCAGTTATCATAATTTTTAAATTATCAGACCTAAATGAGGATATTTCTGCAGCAGTCATGTTTTTTATAGGATGATGGTCTATTACTATAAACTCAATACCTGGGTAATTACGAGCTAATTCAGATATCTTAACAAGTTGATGCTTTTCAAGGCTTATATCTGTAATGTAAACAAAGCCTGGTCTTACTCTTGCTATGTAATTCTGTAATTCTTCTAATTTTTCATCAAGTTTAGAATAACTAGTGTGTATTCTGTAAGCTTTAGTGTTATAATACTCTTCTAAACTAAAGACGCATCCTATACCGTCAAGGTCATTATGAGATAGTATACATAAATCCATTAATACGCTCTGAAGTGTTCTTCAGCTCCTGCACTTTTGTCGTTACCTTTAAGTAATATTCCTTTTAAACCATTAGCTGATGTAACTCCTGGAAGTATCTTAATGTTATTCAAATGCTTATATTTTCGCAACATTTCCCTTTCTAGATCTTTAATTTTATTTTTCATTATTTTTCTTTATTCTTCTTTCTACGTGATTATTATCGATGATAATAGCTCTTTATCGTCTTCATCTTCTCTGATTATGCAATCACACTCTAAATCAGATGTATAATCGAACCCAAGCACTTTAATCTTACCCTTTTTAGTTTTAAACCACACTATAGCAGTTGAATCTTCCATAAACGGTATTTTATACAAGCCGTTGGTGGATTCAAATATATCTGACTCAGTATTAATATCTACATATACAGCACCATATTTAGCAGGTACTATATTATTGTTTAAGTCAACTATTTTTCCACTAATGTATTGCACTAAAAGTCATCCCAACTACTTACTTTTTTAGCAGGTTCTGCCTTAGCAACAGCAACTTTATTAGTAACCTTAGCGTTACTTACGCCATCTGAAGCTTTTACGTTATCTGCGTCTGTATTACCTAAGTCTGCTGCTGTAGACGGCTCTACTTGCACGTCTTTATCTGTATTTAGTTCTTTGTACATATCTGTTTTAGCAACAAGCCTAATAGCAACATTAATAATACTATTTCTGTGAATTACTGGCACTTTCTTTAAAATCTCAATAGACTCATCGTCTAACGGGATGTTTATTTCTTTACTTTCTTCAATACTCATTATTTTCCTCCTATAGAATAGCCACTAACATTTGAAAATTCGTAAGGGCTGTTAGCTAATACAACATTTGGTGGTGTAGGTACTGATTCGATAAAGTATGCTCCACCGCCGCCGATAACAACTGCGTCTGACGTAGCAAGTAATTTCTTTTCAGATACAAGAATTGAATTAAATAAAGTCTTAATAAACTTTCTTTTAAACTCTTCAATCTTAGTAGTAATTTCAGGCTGATCTTCGCCGTTAAACTTATATTTACCCTTTTTAAGGATTTTAAGAGCTTCTTGCGTAGTGTATTTCATACTGTACGTATTCTCTAGGTAGTCTTTTAATGGAGCTACAATAGTTGTTACTCCAGCACCTGGGAATCCTTTAATATTTGACTTAACAGGTCTTCCATCTTCAAAACAGATTAATCCAACAGTGTTAAATCCAATGTCAATTACTGTTAATAATTCTGGGTATTCGCCGTTATTATTGTTTGTAGTCCAATCTATAGCAATACCTGCACCTTGAGGTACGCATGTTGCATCTATATGAATAGTTCTACCATCTACTTCTATTACAGATATAGCATCTAAGAACTCTTGTCTTCTGCCGTAGTCTGTAATAGCTAATCCAGTGTTAACTTGAATTGGTCTATCGAAGTCTGTGTCTTCAAATTTACTTAAAATATGGTAAATTATTAGTCCAGCGTAATCTTTTATAAAGTTAAAGCTTGTTGTATCAAAAGCAGAATTAATTGCCTCTTTACCTACTATGTAAGAATCACCTTTGTATTCATATACGTTTTTATTGTCACCTACTGACATTCCTACATCTGTTGAAAATGCTACAGCTGTAGGTACTTGCACTACTTTTCCACTATAGGAAACTTTCGTTGAACCATATCCAATGTCTATTGATATACTTTCCATTTTTATCCTTTGTTTATTTTATTATATTACTTATTCACTAAACTTTAGTGCAGCTTTGCGCAGCTTTGCGCAGCTTATTTGTCTGTTCCATTTAATTCGTAACGGTTGAGATAGTTATCTATGTCGATAGTCTCGCTGTAAAATTTATTTTCAGTAAACTTATAGTAACTATCTAGCTGCTCTTTAGAGTAATCTCCAAGCTTAGCTTCAGTCACTCTCCTATATAACGCTACGTTCTTTTGCATTTTATTGTACTCATCTATTTCTTCAGGTGAGCATTCGCAATCGTAATCCCAGCACTTAGCGCAGCATACGCTAGGCACTCCAATCTCCTATTAACGTATGTCTATAACTTACTCTGTATACGTCTTGTATTTTAACAACTTTTATCATCTCGAAGTGCAATAACTCGTTATACTCGTGACGTTGCAATATTTCTCTAGCTAAAATATTTTCTACGCATGTCGATGTAACTTTCTTACATAAGCGATTGATATACTTTTCGTCCATATCGAACGTCTCAATCTTAGACGGCTTGTTGGAATGTTTTTGTAAAACTCTAAGTACGTTACTAGGATGTTCCTCTATTAATTTAACGTTTAAAATATCTTTGTAACATGTATTCTTGGACAGTACTTCAAAGTTAGAGTTAAACAGATAGTACATTACTGTACTATAGTTAGTTCTTAGAAGATTATAGTCTACAAAATACATATCTTCTCCGTATTCTATACCTGCACTACGCTGAGGCGGTACGTGAAGTTTATGATTATGTTTAGTTTTCATCTTCTACCCTTTTGCAGAGTTTCCATGTTCTTTAATTCTTCTTTAACGAGTCTAGAGGCCATTTTGCCTTCATATTGGCCAGGTAAGAGCTTCTGTAGCATCTGCATTACTTTACCCATATCTCTCATTGAGCTTAAGTCGTTCAAAACGACGTAATTCACAATTTTCATTCTTAGATCGTGTTCAGCAAGTTGCTTAGGTAAGTACTCTGATAATACTTCAAGTTCGAACTTGAAGTCTTCTAAGTCTTCGTTATTCTTTTTTCTTTGTATGATGTTCTCATCACAGTTCTTAACGAATTTCTGAATAACTTTAAGAACTTCATCGTCAGTAGTATCTCTATTACCATCGTTCTTGCCTATCATAGACGCTTCACCTATAAGAGTAACTAAAATTCTAGCTTTAGGATCTTTTATCTTTCTTGCCTGTAAGGCGTCACGTTTAATTTCTTTTAAAAAATCAGTGTCTCTTTTTTCTATCATGTTTTCTATCATGTTTTTTTCCTTTACTTGCCTTCGTTTGATTTGTTATAATCTAAAAGTCTAACGATATTTTAGTGTTTTGAGTATCTTGCATTTTATTTTTCAAGATATTTGGTTCGTCGCAATGGCCGTGTTTGTAATAATCGCAGAAGTTGCATAATCCGTTTATAATAGCTGGATAGTGTTCTGCACTTTCCACTTGTTTTGTTCTATTAAACATAAACCTAATGTACTCATTTAACTTATCTCTAGTATAAGTAATTTTCTTTTCAGTACCATGTTCTACGAATACAAATACAGATAAAAACGTGTCTATATCTGGATATTTAAGCATAAGATATATTGAGTAAGCTAATGATTGTTCTATACCAAAATCTTCATCGTTAGACTTATCTTTACCTGACTTCCAGTCTATATTATATACAACAGACGGTGCTTTAAAAATTAAATCCATTGCGCCTCTATACCAGCATTCTTTATCCCAGTAATCGCATATTTGTAGTTTAGAATCTATTATCTTGATACCGAATTGCTCTTCAGATGTACCTATTTTAATAAGTTTCTTATACTTCATACCCATTTCAGAATCTTTAAATATTTTAAGTATCTCTTTAGTTTGTTCTTTATCTTTTTCAGTATAAACTTCATTAGTATCAAAGCTTGTATCATAGTCGAAGTTATGTTCTAACATCTCGTGTAAGTGATTACCTTTATAAAGAGCTTTACTAGCTTTAAACGGTACTCTTATTTTGTCTATATACTTCAGCTTGAACTGAAAAGGGCATTGGTTAAAGCATCCAATCTTGCTTATGCTGTATGGATTAAACTTCATTTTTATAATCAGGCAGCAACTTCATTATACATGAATGACTCCACTCTTTAGATTCGTGTTTTATAAACTCATGATTTGGATTCGCTTGAGCATAACTATTAATAAGATATTGAAACTTTTCTAGATTTGTAGCAGCTATAATTGTGTATAATTCTGGGTTTTTATATAAATTTTCTGATGTTTTCACTAATCATCCTTTTGTGTAAGTTGTTCTAATAATTGGTTTAGTTCAACGTCTTGCTCAAAAACAGCGAAGAAATTATTTAATTCTTGTTTTTCTAAATCATCAAGTTTCTTTTGCTTTTTAAGGTCTGCGATTGTTTTTTTAATTGTACCAATTTGAATACCGTCATCTTTAGCTTCTGCTGTGATTAATCTTCTGTCATTTTGAATCTGCTTTATTTGTAATTCTGTTCTAAGCATTCTCTTTGCATAATCAAGAGTAAGTTCTTGATCTTCTATTAATTCTGTTTGCGTCGTTTGCATTGCGTCGTTTGTCACATTTGTTATGTTTGTCATGTTTATCCTCTTACGTTAATATAAATTTTATTGTCTATTCTTATTGCATCTCTTACTTCATAATCACCGTAATCGCAACCGTCTTCAAAATTAACATCGTCTACAAATCCCTTAACTATAATGTCTAATTGCTCTTGTTCTTCTTTACTTAAGTCTTTTTTATTAAGGAACGTAATACACTGCTCTCTAACAAGCTCTGTAGTGTTATCGTCATCTATAATTAACTCTACGATCTCTAATGCGCTCGTTTCTCCAAACACGTAATTAAATCTTAAGCACACTTCATGAAATGCTACATAATCTCCATCCATTTTAAGTACTACCTTAATATCTTCTACTATTTTAGTTTCTAACATGATTTTTGCTCACTTTCAGAAGATTTGGATTCTTCTAATCTTTTAAGCACTCTTTGAGATGCTATATATTCTTTAACGTTTTGCTCCTTAACACCTTGAACTTTTTGAGTTCTTAACTTAATTAATTCTATTATACAATCTTTAGATGTAACGCTAAGTTCTTCTAATTTTACTGCATCATCAAAATGATTTTGAATTCTAAGTTCTTCTAATTTTTGTTCGATAGTTCCATTTCTTTCATATCTTCTAAGTTGTCTTTCTGTAAATGTTTTCATTTTATACCTTTATTTTTTTTAGATAGTATATTATATCATATTAATATTAAAGTAGTATTAAAGTAGTATTAAATATCTACTTTAACTCCTACCATTCGTCTTCGTCAATATTAGACATATCTTCTATATTTGCTGTCCATTTAAGAGAATTAGTAATTGGAAGAATCTTAGCTATAAATTCTTTTGTCCATTGTATCTCGTAATCAACATATTTTGTTAAACCGCTGTCTTCCAAAAATTTAGGATCTTTATAACCTACTACGTCTAAAGAGTAAGTAATAGGATTAGGTACTTTTAGATAACACATTTTAATGTTATCACCTTCATGCACGTAATCATAAATATTTTGTAGCTCTAATTCATCTACTATAGCGTTATGCACCATTGCTGCTTTACTATTCATAGGAGCTGTAAGATTTTTATTCTTTTCTTCGTCTCTTTTAGTACCTTTAACAGCCATTTTGAAGTCACAAGCTGTATTATCTGCTTTACAGAAATGATAATCAAGAGAATTAACACTTTGTGTTTTGCTTACTTGAGAAGGATCTAACGCTAAAAATCTATCTTTGTTCTCTTTAATGTAGGTTAATAACGTGTCATTATCTTCGGTAAGAATAAGCTTAGTTAACGGCTCAAGTATGGCTTTAACCTCTGGCGGCGTAGCTTTACCAATAAGAGAAATACCAGTAGCTTTTATCTTTGGCTTAGCAAGAATAGTACCATCTTTGGCTACTTGGAGTGCGAAATATCTTTTACTAGCAGCACTAACAAACCTAGTTGCAACTATTTCATTCTCAGCTATAAGTCTAGTTTTATCATATAAGTTCAATCTATCGTTAATGTTATCAACTACTTTATCGATAACTGGTTGTATTTTCGTATTAACTATCTTAAGAAGAACTTCAATTCTTTTTTCTTCACTTGCAGAAGTGTTCCTGCTGTCCCATACGTCCATCAGAGGAGCTATAGAGATGTAAAAACTGTCTGTGTCTGAATTTAGTAATAACCTCTCTTGCTTATCTCTTGTGAAAGTAAAATTTTTACCCTGCATTTTTATCCTTTTTTATGTATTTTGTAATACATTTTATCGTATCATTGTTATTTAAAGTTAGTATGCTTTTATCTCCATCTTCGCATGTAAAAATAGTAGATGCATTACATCTATAAGAATATCCATCAAATCGTACAGTAGCAGTCGCTGTAATGTCGTGCAGATATGACTGCACCTCATACGCAACTATCATATCTGCTAATCTCCCAGCAGTTGTAATACTTGCTGCCGTAAGTTTACCATTACTAAAAGGATTAGAGCTTAGTGCAGTACTACCATAATACGAGTTGTTAAATGTTTTAACTGCGTTTGATAATCCTTCTTGATACTGCGCTTCTTCAAATATTTCGTCGTATTTTTGCGGTTCTTTTTCTTTTAAATTATTAGCTTTCATATCTTCTAATTTTGCATTAAGATCTTGGGCTGAATATTTAGCTTTATTTCTTAGAGCAAGATTCTCTGACATTGCTTTGGCCGAGAACGATTCTATATCTCTTCTATAGAATTGATAGTTAGGAGTCATACTAAGATTATATTTCTTAAGCATATCATGTAGTTCAGTATCGTTATAAAGTCTATAAAAGAATGCTAACTCTTCAGGTATATCATTTGTAGCGTTTTTATATTTTAAAGTGTATTGACCTTGCTCACCAAAGTTTTCTTCTGTATAAAAATTATCTTTACACTTTAACTGTAATTCTTCTGGCAACTTTTCAAATGGTACTAAAGTATCTGCTCCAATATTCCATGATATAATACAACTTGGATAAAGTGCAGCATAATCAAATGAAACTACGTCTTTATGAATTTTACCAGTAAAGTAAGTAGTCCATCCAGCTTTATATACTACGTCTTTAGCGTCTTGCTGTTTTATAGGCAGAACTACATTATCTTTAATACAGTCATTATACATATAACTCAGCCACTGCTTAAGAGTACCTTGCACATCAGTCATATTAACGCCACAAATGTATCCAATAAGCTGCGCTGTACCTTGTACTTTTGCTTTTTCTTCTATTTCTAACATTAATTCGACATCTCTGATAGAATATTGCATGAAGTTATCATAAATAACTAAATTAAATTCTTCTTTACTTATTTTACCATCTCTGTAATCACATTGGGTTTTATATACTCTTAATGCTTCAGGCTCTGACGGTGCTTCTTTAGGAAATACATACCCATGACCATCTTGAAATCCTTGGAAAGACAGGTATGTACTTGTATCTTTTTTAGGATTAAGTCTAAACGCTGCAGCAACTCCATTAAGGCTAAAAGATGGTATTTTAAGAAAGCTGTACTTCATAACGAATTCCATACTATCTAAAAGGAATACACCTTTAATATCTACGCCTTTATACGTCATGCCATTAGTAGATATATTTTCTGTTTTCTTTATACTTCGTACTGGAGACAGAGCTAACGCGTCTACGCCAATTCTTTCCATTCTGTTAACTATATACGGGTAATCGAATGCGTATCCATTATAAGAGTTAACTGCTGTAGGATTAGTAAATCTGAAATGATTAATAAATGCTTTTAACATATCTTTTTCTTTGCTGAACTTGAAATAATTAACTTTACCAAATTTTGATTTATATGTTCCATTCCACTCTTTAAGACCATATATTGTAAACTCTTTAGTGTGCGTGTCGTACATTTGCAGCATCGTAATTTGATAATTAGCAGTATCTGAATTAGGAAAGCCAGGCTTTCTGTAAAAGCAAGAGTTTTTAAGTTTTACTTTTTTATTTTCTTCAGGGTCAAAAACTTCTTCTTCAAGTATTAATTTCTGTCCTTTGGTTAGAGTACTTTGTTTCTTTCTAGCCATTTTAACTAAATCTTTACATTGTATAACGTTATCTTTTATAGTTATAGTTTCATTAGCATATATATCACCTGATAACGTTTCAATATCTAACCACATCGTCTTAAATTTGTGGTTAGCTTTAAGAGAATCACTCCAGTGGTCTCTGATTACTTTTTGTATTCTTGATGTATTACCATAATACACAACATTGTCACGTTTATTGTACTGTACTTCTTTTTTCATGTCATCTATAGAATTAAATGGATACTGCTTAAGATAATATTTCCTATCAAATGATTTAAATTCTGTCTTTTCAGTACATCTAACAAATATTTCAGGCTGGTATGAATGAGTTCCTAGGTCATACAAATATGAATCTTTTAAATCGTTATCAAATACTCTTACATATAGTCTTTTTGCATACTCGTAAGAATGCTCATATAGATATCTATTAGTATTTGAAATTACTTCTTCCCATTGTGGTTTTGTGTTTAGTACATTTGTCATTAAACTCCTTTATATGTTTGTGTATCGTTTGTACGTTTGCTTGTATACGTTTATTATAACACAAGGCTTCTAACTGCTTGCGTTATCATCTTAGTGCGTTACTCTTCTATCTTCTTCATCAATTGCTGCATTAGCATTTCATTAGTATTAAAATCAAGCGTACAAAGCCACTCAATATCTTCTAAAGTAGCGAAGTCTAACCAGTTAATATCTGGTCTAATAATATATCTTTCAAGTATATATTCAAAAAATCTAACGTCGCCATTACCTTCATTAGACATAAACACTTGGCCAACTTTTCGTAGTCTTCCTTTAGAGTTAAGTCTTCTTAAAGGGATAAAATAGCCATTTATAAGTTCTGTGCTATATTCTATGCCTTTTTCTTCGTCTGGATCAGTTACTTTGTAAAGCTGCATAGACTTAATCATATGTACGTCTAACTTATCATATTCGTAAGCTGTTATAATAACTATCTTTCCATCTTGCTTAGATAAAACAACTACAGCTCCTCTAAACGTTACTTTATATTTACCATCAGCTTTAGTACTAAGTTGTAATAATTGCTCTATCTTTTTAGATATTCTGTTTATTACTTGAACGTTAAGAACAGGAAAGTTTTCTCTTCTTTGTAAAACATGATTAGAACAAATATACGGCATACCGTTAAGTATTATTCCCCTTTCAGGTGAAAGCTTTTGAGCTTTAACTTTTCTATGCTGAGGTAGAACTTTATCAATTTTAGATGCTACCTTTCTTAATCCAGTAGACCTAAGCTTTTTCTTTAATATTGTCGGTGCGTTTGTTTCTACTTTGTCTATTTTACTCACAATCAGCTCCTAATATTAATAAAAGTAAATCGTTAGCTGCTTTTATATTTGGCTTAGGCTGTAATGCGCTTGTCTTGTATAGTTCAGATAACTCATTATCAAGTTTAGTACTTTCTTCTAGTATGCATCCATACGTATACTTGCCAGCACGTACGTCTTTAACTAGCTGAAGAGTCTCAGCTTTTAGCTCTGGATGATATACACCTGTTTGAAGAACGTCTTTACAGCTAAGTAGCAATCTAAATAAATGCGATGCGTTTTTAGTGTCGTATCCAACTTGCTCTTCTAGTACAGATCGTTTTTCATTTCTATTACATCGCCAATGCCACATTTTAGTAATATTATCTTTATCGTGTTTATGTTGTAGATAATTGATACTAAGCATGAACTTGAATTCTCCAATCTTCTCAGGATCGTTAACTTTTAACTTACCTTCTTTCGAAAATAAACCTTTACCTTGGTCGTATACAATAAGCATACTTGGACTAATAGTTCTGAACGATGCCTTATTGTTAAGAAAATCCTCTAAGAATGGAGTTATAGTAGATGTCTTAGCTGATAAGTCTTTAATTGTACAATAATGTATTATTCTAGGCATTCTGTAAGACTCTAAAGGTATATCTTTGAGTCCAGCTATAGTACTGCATGCAAGCGTGTTAAATGCATCCCATGTTATAAGAGAACTTATTGAAGTATTCTTCCGTGGTGTTTCGCCTGTAATCTTTTCAGCAACTTGGCCTCCAAAGTTATCGCATATCCAGTTAAAGTCTATATTTTGTATATCATGTTGTTCAGACAATAAATTAAGTATTTTCTTAGCATCTGGATAGTTGTTAATCCATTTATCTCTTGACTTAATCTTCTTTAGTTGAGCGATTGCATAACCACTAAATGTGAACTTAATCTTTTTAGACAAGAACAGATTACGACTTTGCAAAAATAATTGACCCATATCTGATATGAACAAGTTGTTGTCACTCATAAAATCATGGCAAAGTAAGTCAAGTATATTTGGGTTGTTGTCTAAACACATTTCTGTAAACTTGTTTACTTCATGTAACATAATGTCGTCTGTATCTTCTAATTCTAATCCAGCTTCTCTTAAAGCAGGTATTAATAACGAACTATCAAGTTTTTCTACTTTGTTTAATAAACCAAGTTTAGTGCAGTTATGGGCTTTAAAAATTCCTCTGTAATCGATATCTGATTCTGGAGTTGAATTGCCGTATAGTTTGCTACCGCTTATCATTAGAACCATTAGCTCGTATTTCTGGTTGTTGATTGTAAATTCTAAATTTTTCATATTATTTCCTTTTGTTTTAGATAGTATATTATAACATATTAAGATTAAAACGGTATTAAAACACGTCGGTGTTAAATAAATATAATAAACAATCGTCACACATAGTTTAGAAAGTAATTAATAACTACTTACCCTTTTCAAAAAATATCTATGTATAAAAAGAAAGTTTGGATAAAGAATTAAGTTTTCTGCTGGGCGTCAGAAAATTCTCCAAATTAAAAAAAGGATGGCCATTTAATTAGGCTGGCTGAAATATCGTCTTTATAAGAAGGTTGCTCAGAACAAGATAAACTGGTACAAATAGTTATTGTATCACCATGACCGAGTTTGGTTTAGATGTTTTTTGCAGAGATAAGCCCCAGCAGAAATTTGAGTTTGATGTCTCAAATATATAGTTTTTATAACTATTACGGTATAAAAAGCCGTCGCTCTGCAAAAAACATGTGTACCAAACTCTACATTTACACTGGCGACAGTGCGTCATATTCAGAACTCCTTGGCTCGACGTGTAATTAATTACAGTAAATGATACTTAACAGTATAAAGTTTTAGGACTTTTAGAGGCTTTTTTTATAAGGGTCTAGGAGGACTTGTTACCAGGAAATACCCAAGCTAACCCAAGCTAACCCATCAAAAAATTATAATTACATTAATATAACACAGATTAAGATAGATATACTTTATTAGGTACTAAGATAGATTAAGATAGATATACTTTATTAGGAACACACGTATGTGTTAACGTACGTTTGTGATTATAGCTTTTAAGCTATAATCCATTAATATAAGGATGCGTTTCTTATCATATTTAGGAAAGACCTAGGGGAAGAGGCGAAAGGCAAGGGGCAAGCTGTGCGCACGCGCTAATTATTTCGTTTCGTTTCGTTTTCAAATATGAAGCTAATTTCATCAAATTCAGCATACGTAGGTACAGTAAAAGATTTCATCATTTCTAAAAACGCTCTGTGAGGTATATGTTTTCCTGTATCAATATTTCTTTTAGTATTTCTTTCTTTTATCGTATCTATATCAGTACACATTACTACTGACTTTTTAAAATATCTTGGTGGTAAAGAACTATACCATTTTCTTCTGCTTTTAGCACTCATAGATGTCATGTCTATTATAATATTCTTATCCTGTTTTATTGCTGCAATAAAAGCCTTTCTAGTTTCATCATCGATTTCTTTATGATCTTCTTTAGATAAGTTTTGCCATATTTTAGAGTAAGTAATTTCTTCTGATAACGAAGCATTAGTATTAGCGTATTGCATCAGTATAACATCTCTAGAAATAACTTCGTAATCTATAGTAGACGACTCTATATACTTTTCTATAAGCGTACTTTTGCCACTACAAGGTAACCCTGTAAATATTACTATTTGACTTGTTTGCTGCATTTTGTGCTGCATTTTGTGCTGCATTTTGTGCTGCTTCTTGTGCACCAAATCTTTAGTATGTTTGGTGCCAAAATTAGCATCGTTAAATATACCATCTGGCTTGTTACTACCAAGCTTATCAGCCGTATCGTCAATGCTATCCATATCTACAGAAAATCTACCCATATGGTCATATTTTACCATCTTAACTAGTTCTATAAATTGTTGTTTACCTTTAAATGTGTTTTCAAACATATTATATACTTTAGAGCTATTAGACGTTTCTTTACCGTCTTTAATATAGTCAAATAACGAGCCATGCAATGAAATAAGCTTAAGTACGTGTATTTTTTCTTCTGTGTTCAGTACTTGTAATTTTTCTAGTTTATTAAGTATCTTTATACTTAAGTGAAATGATATTCCTTCGTGTCCTATAAATCTATATTTGCCGAATGGGTGTTCTTCTAGTTCTTTAAATTCTTGAGCTAAAGGCTTACCAACATCGTGTAGCAATGCTGCAATAAGATTAGTCTTAGACGCATTGTGTATTTCGGCTACTTTAAGTACCATCATTGTATGCGTCCAAACAGACGACTCGTAGTGCCAAGGATTAGGTACAGTATCTAAATAATGATGATCAGAATCCTTCATTGCTTCTGCCTCTTCTGGGCATTCTATTTGGAACCAGTTTACTAGTTCCGACGCTGTCGGCTTATGCGGCGTTTTAAAATATTTCATTTTAATCCTTTATATTAAGTTTCTAGATCTGATGAAGTTTTCTATAGCATCACCTTTAAATTCTGTTACTGTATCTTTGCGAGCTTTCTTATTAAGTCTTTTCCATGTATAATTACTCATTTCATCATAACTTATGATTGTATTAATAAACTTCTGAAATTTTTTAGTATCTTTATTTATTTGGAAGTTGTATTGAGCTTTAACTTGTTCTTTAATAAGTATAACCATTTCCATTTCTTGTTTGGTTTTAGCTAATCTCTGTAATAAATTAATTCTTCTGTCTAAAGAATAAGATCTTAATTTATCACCTACTATATCTTGTACTGGTGTTTTCATTTGGATAGAGTTTACTACAGGAGGTTTAGATGCTATTTTATCTGCTTCTTTGTTTAATTCTCTTGGTATCCAATGTAATTCTGGTTGCCACCTTGCGTCTGTTGGATGCCTAAAATTAAACTTATTTAAAAAGTTCTTAGCTATACCTGTTTTTGCAAGATCTTTCCTATCTGTAAAGAACATTGGTTGATTGATGTTGTTATCAAATGCGTATTGCATAGCAAATATTAGTGCTGCTTTTTCTGCGTATCCTGAATTTGCTGTCTTATTGTTACTTTTGTGTACTTTAACGTCATTTGTCATGTCGTATATACCACATCCAGTGTAGTTCTCTTTAGAACTACCATCAAAAAAAATATATAAGTTGTTTTCTTTTTCTTAGCCATTTTGTCTCGTTTGTTTAATATTTGATAAATCTTACAACTGTAAGTGTTTATCATGTATAATTATATCATAACTATTTTAAACGAGTATTAAATTTCTCTATTATCAGTATGTTCTTCAGTTAAGTTTCCAATTTCTTCCATACATTCTTTATGAAATACATCTTTTCTCTTCATAATGGCTTCAGCATCAACATCATCATCATAATGTTTACTCAAAAGTGCATGCTCCATGCTATTAATCGATACACGTAAGGTGTATTTGTGTCCATGACCATACTTACCTTCGTATACAGAATGGAAATAGTCAATTTTAGATATTCTCATAACAAAACCGTTTATGCTTAACGTATCGTTACCAAATGTTAGCGTTTTCATTATATGTTCCTCTCTTTTGTCTTAAAAACCTTATTAAACTTTTCTCTTATGTTTATTTCGTCTTGAACTACAGTCGAGTATTTTTCAGTTACATCTTCATTTTTGTGATTTATACTACAAAACGTAGTATAATCAGGTACTTTGCACGTATAAGTACCTTTATTACCTTTATTACTTTTAAAATGCAGCGTAATAAAATGTTCGTATTCTGTCTCGCCTATAACTTTAGTATGCACTTCGTATTCTGTACCGTTTATACTAGCATAGTTTTTACCAGCATAGTTTATACTAGCATATTCATTTTTAGACATCACTTCATTAGCCGTTGTATCAAGAACAGAATAGTTTATATCATCTAAATCTGTGCTTTTGCATCTAAAATATTTAGTACTTGATGCTATAACATATTCATAATTACTTGAATATAATTTAAATTTACTATCTTTAGGAGTTTTAGTGCATTCAACGCTTAATATTTCTGAAGGGTTTATTAAAACCATTCCACTTGTAGTACTTACCTCTACTAGAGTGTTAGTGTTAATATATGACATTAAATTTCACGCTATCGTATTCTTTAAGGATTTCTAAAAAACCCTTATTACTGATGTTTATATAAAATTTAAATCCTAGTATCATCGTTTCGTCTTCTATTTCTATTATATTCAACGAGGCGTTTAAATAAAGCAGCAGTGCTTTTATTTCATTAATATTGCCAGCATTGTCGGCACGTTTGCTTAATATACTAGAAAATCCTTCACTTAACGTAATCTCGTCTTTTAATTCTTCTCTTAGTAAGTTTAACGACTTACTTCTAATAAAGTCACGTACTTTACTCTTAAGTTTGGTTGTTTTGCTGAACTCTTCTAATTTTAACAGTACGGGATCTAATTTAACGTTCTTATTACGTTGCATTCTTAGTTCAGCATTTTTAGGCAGTGCTTCTTGTATTTTGAATTTAGCTCCTACATATTCTCTTTCATGTGGTTCTAACTCTGACAGCACTTGTGCTGTACTAAAGTAGTCGTCTTCTATTATTTTATATTGTAACTGTACTTCTGCTTTGTTTTCTTCTAATAGATTATTGTCTTTAAGTTTATTTACCATAGTTAAATGTTTAGAATATAAAACGTCTAATTCAGACCTTTTGTTTTTAATCTCTTCTATAGTCTTTAATTTTACACGTTCTTCTCTACCTTCTTTAGTAACGTTATAACACGTCTTTTTAATAAAATCGAACATAATATCTCCTAATCGATAAGCTTAGCAAACACGTTCATAATTTTATCAACCTTAGTCATAAGTGTATCTAATTCTTTTGACTTACTTTGCATCTCTTCAACCACACTATTGTATTTAGTTTGCGTTTTAGTAAGCTTATTACTCATCTCTTCTACATAATTACTCATTATTTCTAATTGTCTATTATGAGACTCAACTTGCTCTTCATGAACTTCTTTAAATGTTTGAGTTAGTTTATCAGTTACTTCCTTAAGAGTTTTGCTTATCGTGTCGTTATCTTTAATAGAACTCTTACTCATATCATATACGTTTTTCGCATTAACAATTGCTTTCGCGCTTTCTTCAGAAGATATATTTATAGAAGTACCATCTTTCATGTTTATCTTATTCGAGTAAATATCTATTGTAAGGATATCCTCTAGTAGTATGTCTTTATAGTTACATAAGTGATAGAACTCTTCTTTAGGCATTCTAAGAATGTCTGCTCTTGTATAGAAATTTGGTTTCATTTTATTGTCCTTTATTGTCTTTGTGCTTACGCTAGTGTTTTTTCTAGACTAATTTGAAGTAATTCAGCTTCGTCTTTAGACATTTGTTCTAACATTTTAGTATTATTAGCGTTAACATTCTTTATTTGGGCGTATTGTTCTACTGTTTTAGTAATATGCTCTTTTCTTGCACTAGCCAGATCTTTATGATATTCTATATTTCTCTTTTGAGAAGTCTCAAGGAATTTAATTTGATCTTCGTTATTAGAAAGCATTTTAGTACCTTCGATAATTACTTTACCAACTTTTTCACTTGAGTTCATCGCTATCTCGTTCGTAAGATTTTGTAATCCATTAGTCATTTCAATTGTATCTTTAATGGCATTAATCATTGCAGCGATGCTAGTTTCATTTAATAATTGATTTTTCATAGTTGGAAGAACTTTACTTAATTTTACTATAAGTTCTTGGTTTAGCTCCATAATAAAAGCAATTCTGTTGTATACAAGTTCTTGTATTTGTTTTTGTTGTACTTCTGCCATACTTGATAAAGACAATGCTCTTAGCTTTTCACTTGGTACTGCCGTGTTTTGAACTATATAATCTAGTTTCTTGATATACTTAAGAAGTTCAACTTCTTGCTCTTTCATGTTTTTCTGCATAGCGTCTGCTGTGTCAGTTAATTGGTATAATTTTTTCTTCTTGTCTTCAAAGTCATTAAACATTTTATTAACAACATCTACGACACTTGAATTTTTAAGGTTTGTTTCTTTAATGTCTTCAATTTTCTTTTTAGCATAATTACCGATAAGAGGCATATTACTTAAATGAGAAAAAGCTTTTTGTTTATAATCCATCTTCTCGCCTTTTGAAAATGAACTTAAGTATACTTGCGCATCGATAATACTTTGACCTATTTCTTCTAATTCGTTCATTTGAAGATTGCTTGATGTGTTTTGAGTCTCTTTAGTAATATCTTCCATAAAAATGTTAAACGACGACTCTAATTCGTCCATCGATGTTGTTTGAACCTCTTGTTCAAGTTGTACTTCTACTATTTCTGATGCGTATTCTGATGCCATTTTGTCTCTCTTTATTTAACTTTGTTTAATAATAGTACATTTACACTGATGTAAAGTAACTGATTAAAATCATATATAATTATAACACATTAATATTAAAACAATATTAATTATTACGATTAGTTATGTTAGTACGCTACTTAGCTGCATTTAATCTTTTTTCATAAGCTTTATATTGCAATACGTAAGCTGGTGATTTAGCTCGTTTTTGCATATTTGCAACGAACGCAAGTGCTTCATCTATACTTTTTGAATCTTGTACTATATTAACAAGCATTAATGCTTCTGCATATTTACCTGGAGACTCTATATTATTTAACTCGTATTTTAATCTTTCTTCTAACACTTTAATCATTTTTAACCTTTATTTTGTCTTGTTTATAATACATTATAACATTATTTAGATTAAATTTATATTAAAACAGAATATGTGTAACTTAGTAGATAAATAATACTAAAATATAAAGGAGTTTGCATGGAAAATTTAAAAGATATAGAAAAGTCTTTACATGAACTTAAACATGATTTTAATAACCAACTTGAAATCATAGGTTCTAGTACACAAGATTTTCATAATTCTTTAATTTTACTTACTAGTAAGTATCCAGAACACCAAGAATTAATACAATTCATAGTCTTTATTAACGATAAATTAGAAACCAATCAATCAATGTTTAGTGACATTATTGTAGACTCTTTTAACCAATTAATAGATCAGAAAGAAAAAATAGTGAAGGAAATGATTAAATCTAAAACAACACAAGCAAATACTAATCAAAATTCGTTTAGTGCCGTGCTCAATAAGGCTAAAAATCTAAAAGATGTTAAAGTTCTTATGATGTACGCTGCTATTATAACTTTAGCTGCTGCTGCAATATTTGCACCAGACGCGTTTATTAAAGTTATAACTGCTGTTGGAAAATTCATAATTTAAAGTATAAAGGAGAAATGATGAAATACGTTTATAAAACATTTAAAACAATTAAAGACTGGATTACTTCTATTAAAAGTGTAGTGGTATCAAAAACTGCTAAAACTGCTAAAACTGCTAAAACATTAATAGATAAGAAACGTAATACCCAAAAACCAACTTCTAGTCAGCTATTTAAAGACGACAAAGAAAGTAAATACGACTGTGAGTTTGATGCGTCTTGTACATCAAAACAGTGTTGGAAGAGTTGTAGATGGAATTTTAAACTTGGCAAAGAATTTAAAGAAGGAAAGAAAACTATATTACTTATAGATGACAATGAAGGTGTTGTTTCATTTCTAAAAGATGACTTAGAGTACTTTGATGAAGAGGGCAGAATAAAATTAAGTGATTTTAACGTGCTTTGCATAAGCTCTAAGCTTGCTGCATTCAGATATAGAATTCTTCAACAGACGCATAATTTGAACATTAAATACGCTATAATAGATATTACTATAGGTGGAAGTACAATGACCGCTGATGGCAATTTAAAATTAAATGGTGTTGACATATATTGTGACATGATTGATAAAAACCCAGATGTGAATTTCCTATTTTACACAGGAAATAATCTTAATCCTTACATTAAAACTAACCAAATTTTAATTGATCGTTTTAATGCTAAGAATGGAGATAATATTAATAAGTATGTGCTTTATAAAACGTCGCTAGACATGGATTCTAGAAGAAAGTTTATAAGCACTAAATTTGGTTGGCACAAGGATTCAAAGCAGTAAGCTATATAGAATCCTAACAGGCTCTGTTAGCTGAAGCAGTTAACATTCCAAGATAATGTAGATCCGTTTTCGTTTAAGCATTGTTCTTTAAAGAATTTTTGTACATGATTACTTTCATTATGCGCATTAAAATCTTGTTCAGTTTCCCATATTTCATTAAATATAATACCTTTATGATCTCCTTTAGCGTAATTATTTAATATTTTCCGCATAACGATATACTGAATACACCCTTGTTCTACCCTGGTTTCTTTTTCTAATTGCTTAAGAGCGTTAAATAACTCATCAGCTCGTCCTTCTTTTGCTTCAAATTCAGCTATACAGTAAATCATTCTACATCCTTAAGTTTATAATTATTTATAAATAATCATAAAACAGAGGTAGAATATGAAGAAAATATCTGGTATAATTATTTTAGTAGCGTTATGTTATGTTACAATTTCCACGTTACAATATAGTGTTAAAAACACAGCTGTATCACAAAATGAACTTAATATACATAACATAAAAGTATGTATAGAAGGTATACCTGGTTCTCTGGAAGACGAACGTAATTTTATAAACGCTCTTGATGTTTGTGCTAAAGGTTCTAGAAGTATGGGAATAACTGGTGATGTTTTTGTAATTAGACATTTTGATAAAATGTTAATATGGGATTCTAGTACTGACTGTAAACTAAACAATATTGACGCGTTATTCATGACTAGTGAAAGTGTTTGTAAATTGTTTAAAAAACCTGAAACTTGTATTAACGCTGTTAATGAATTTTTATCTGCACAGACTGATAAGACTGGTAATACTGAATGGCTGTTTGACGAGAGTGTAGAATACGTTTCTTTTAAACAGTTTAAGATTAAGGATAACATATATACTCTTGGTCAAGGTGCTCAACACGACGAGTCTATGACGTATTTTAACAGTGCTATATTTGCTATAGTTGGTAGTTTTATAGTAGCAGCTCTTTATTCTGTAATATTTTATTAAGTAACTAAACAGAGCCTAGATATGGTAATTAAAATAATAGAAAGAATGCTTGGATCATTAATAATGCTTCTCGCTTCTTTTGGTGTTATATTCTTTATGTCAAAAATTTACGACATAAATGAATTAAAGCAAGAAATGCTTTACATGTCAGCAAAACAAGGTCATCCTATAAGCGTTGACGATACTTGTAAACTATTTCAATGTAAAAGTATAAGTTTTAAGGATAAAATGTATATATACGATAAGAAAGAGCTTAAAAGGATAACACGCTCTAATATATCTTCTAGCGTAGAATATAACGACTACGGTTTTGACTTCAAGACTTTTGAGCTATTTTTTAGATGTTCACAATACATTATAACTTTTGACGTAGCAGCGCAAAAAGAAAAATTGTTATTCGTATTTATGCTGTCTCTACCTTTTCTATTGTTTTACTTAATGATAATAAGTATCATTATTATGAAAGACGAGAAGCTATCAAATATAGTAAGCCAATCTGGTAACGAAGCGTTACTAGCCAACAAAACAATGATAAACATCACAGAAAACATACATCATGAACTAAATACACCATTAGAAGTAATAGATAACAAGATTGAGAAAGTTCATAACGTTATGATAAAGACTTTAAAAGAAGAAAAGGCACGTATCGACGCTCTCGACAACGCTAGTGAAGACAGAATAACAAGATACGATACGTTTAAAAAACTTGACGAAGATTTTGAGTATATTAAAACTTCATCTGAACAAATATATGCCATCCTTGAAAAAATGAAAGGATTTAAGCATCTTAGATACAGTAACGGTAATAAGTCAATTGCCAATATAATGAAAGGCTCATTTAAAACAATGTCTGTTATAGAAAGTAACTTTACGTTTACCACTGATAGTGAACTTGCTAATTATGGACTTGAAAAGATGAAAAACGCAGATTTAATGAGCATATTCATTAACTATATTAAGAACTCAATAGAGGCTAACGCTAACAGAATACATGTAGCCTTTATAGACTTTGATAAAGGCTATTTAACAGTTAGGTTTATGGATAACGGTAATGGTATAAAGAAAAATATATGGAAGAAAGTATTCGATGCTAATTTTAGTACTAAAGCAGGAGTTGGCGAAACTAGAGGTAATGGTATGTATTTAAGTAAGTATTTGCTTAATGAAGTAAAAGGCGATGTTAAAATAGTTGAGTCTACACCTAAGGGCACTACTTTTGAAATAAGAATACCTGCAAAACTGAAAAAATAAAATAATAAAATACCTGGAGTGGGGAGCATGTGCTTTGGATAAAGGGAGAAGATTCGCGTTAATCAGAGCGCATATACTAAAATAATAGGAGAAAAATTATGGCAGCAATTAAAAGAAGAGTAGCCTTTGTAAAAGGTTTACAGACAGAACTAGATGATAGAATTCACAGAGCGAATGACATTGTAACTGACGTTACTACAGTAGATGGTACAGCAGCATTTGATGATAAATTCATAGGTGCTAATGCATTCAAAGTTGGTAACGACTTAAAAATAGACAAAACTAGTATCAGTAATGATTTAGATTTAGACAGTGAAACAAACGTTGCATCAAGTAAGGCAGTTAAATCGTTAAAAGATTTACTAGATGGACTTAGTGGTGGAGTTGTTTATAAAGGTGGATTTGATGCATCAAGTGGAGCACTACCAGCTGACGTAACTAAAGGTTGGTTATACAAAGTAACAGTAGCGGGGACAATTGATGGCCTTGAAATGGAAGTTAATGATACTATCTACGCTAATGCTACAGTAGTTGGAGCAACTGCAGGTACTGATTTCGATAAGATTGATAATACTGAAAGTGCTGACTTATTAAGAGATGGTGACGTTACAACTGAAGCTGATTGGACATTAGAAACTACTAAGTTATCTGATAGAGCTACAATTAAAACTTATGTTGATGACGCAGTTAGTACAGTAAGTACTAAGTTTATAAATGAAACTAAGTCAGTTTCTTCTGATAAGTTTACATTAACTAACCAACCATTAGATAATTGTATATTTACAGGTGTTGCTAGTATAAACAATGGTGACGGTACGTTTGACTTAGTAGAATGTACAGTTGATGACGCTAAAGAAGTTACACTAGCAGTTGATAATGCTGGCGATTACGACGGACTTGACGCTACAGTTACTTACGCATACAACGCGTAGTAACAATCTGGAGTTACTTTCGTAACTCCAGATCTTTAAATAAATTATTTAAACGATATAGATTGTATAAGGAAATAAGATGGCTGTAAGAAGTAGAGGCGTTAAACGAGAGTATGTTGAGGAATTGAATCTGCAAGGTGTTGCTACACAGAAAGAAATGGAAGATGCATTTACTGAGCATACGAATAACGAACACTCGCCAGAGGGACTACTACCCGTACCAGTAGAAGGTAACTCAATACTAAAGTCATACGACGATGCAGGTACGATAAAATGGAAAGTAGTTAAAGCAGATGATCCAGTAGAAGGATTAACAGTTATATCGTTACCGTACTACTGGGATGAGGCAAGGCAGAAATACTTAGCTAATCAAAGCATAAAGATAAACTTCTATGAGAATGGCACTGGTAAGAGAAGAAGGTATATGAATTATATACCGGAAATTAGAAGTGACAGGGTACCGTTTAAAATACAAGACAATGAAGACTACTGCTTAGTTGCAGCAGAATACTACACTACAGACGAGAATAGTGGTGAAGTTATGGAGATACGAGACATAAGTGATGGTGTAGACGTACTGGCTACAGTAAACCTAGGTAGTACTGCTACTGACTACTTCTACGCAGATTCATTAAATATAGACTTATCGTCAGGTGTATGGTTAGCTGGTAGAATTCTTAGTACTAAACTAGATAACCCTGTACTGATATTAGAACTAAGAAAAATATATACACCTCAATAAATATAAGTATAAGGAACAATAATGATTATTAAAAACATAACTGATGCAGAATTTGACGTGATGGGACTTTCTTTAGATAGCGGCGAGGAGATGGCTATTTCAGATATGGGTACTGCTACTCAGCTAAGACAAGGTACAGATGAAATTGTTAAAGCTATAAGTGATGGCAACATTTCTATGATGTACGCAGACGGTGTATCTGAGACTTCTGTTCAGAAAATCGTTGACATACTTGATAACAAGGTAACCCAAACTAATGTTACTGTAGATTCTGGTGACGGAAGTGCTCCAGCAGCTAGTAATATGTATTACTACCAAAACATAAGCGCTACGATGACTAGGGGAGAGACTAAAGATATAATTTTTAAGGGATTTCTTGATAATGTCGTAATAACTTCAGCATCTGGTACTATAGAATTTCAAATAATAGAACCAAAAATGACTAAAATAACTGTTCATTCTTTAAATACATTTAATTTCGATGCTAAAAATCAAATTAAAGATCCAATAATTAGAATAACAGCAGTAACAGCGGTTAGCGCTACGTTAATGATGGATGGTTTATACGACGTTAACGAAAGAAAAAGTAAAACTCAATACTTACAAGAGATTTATAGTGATGACAGTGTAGTTGAAGTACCTATAGAAGACAAAACTGAAAAAGGATTATTTTTTAGTGCAAGATTTGACGACGCGTTATCTTTAATTTCTGGACAAGTCAGAGACACTGTAGCTAAGAGTATTGGTATATGTAAAGGATTCGAGAATAACATTGACGCTTCGTTTACTGGTAAAACAAGCGTAGAATTTGATCCAGGTATAAGTATCAATCCTGAAGAACCGTTTACAATGTCTATTATTTTTGAACAAACAGACAAACATAGTATACAATATATACTATACAAGTTAGGGCAATATTATCTATACGCTAGTAATGGCAGCTTATATCTTAATTTTGCTTCAAGTACAACTAAAATATGCACAATAAGAGAAGGCGTAGTAAACAATCTGATTATTACATATAACGGAGATAAAGAACATATTACTGTTTACTTAAACGGTCTGTATGTATGCACTATTAATAGAGCTATTAAGATACGAAACTACGGATACTCTATGGTAGTCGGTAATAACAGATATAATTCTAACTACGGCCTTAGAGGTAAAATATATGCTCTTAACGAATTTAATTATTCTATGAGTGGAGGTATGGTAGCCGGTCTTTACGAAAAGTTACTAATAGAAAACACTGAAAGTGCAACTGTGCCTGGTTGTATGGTGTCATATTATAGCACAGGTACAAGAGGTACTAACCATATAGACAATTTTGCTGAGTTTGACAGTGTTGAAAAAATTTACGGTACTAAAAATAATTGTTTGTTTAATGAAGTACAACAAGGTGTTAATTCTGAATTAACACAATGGAACAATTTCAAGACATACAGAAACTATATAACTATTATACAGACTACATATTGCCCTTCTGTAGATGGTTATTATGAATTTGAACTTCAAGGCGACGACGCAGTAGAGTTAAGTATAGATAACAAAGTTATAGTAGCAGATTATGGTGGACATGGCGTAAACGCTATGAAATCCGGGATGGAATTTCTAGACTCTAGCAAGACATATAAGTTAAGATTCAGACATTACCAAGGTTCTGGTGGAACTTCGTATAAATGCCTAGTTAAAAAACCTGGCTCGTCAGAATTTGAAAATATAGTTGGAGAATTAAAGGATAATTCAGACACAAATCATATAGTACACGAAACGTTAGCGTCTAATATGTACCCAAGTCCTTTAAGTAACAGTTGTTCTATTACAGATGGCATAATAGACGTTAGAAACAAAGAAAAAATTCAACTTCAATCAGATGACAGATATAACGCTAGAGAATTTACAATATCGTTGTGGCTTAATGTTAGAAACTATAAAGAGTCAAGAATATTTAGCATAGGAAGTGGAGATAATAACTGGAGTTCTTGGTTAGCGCTAGAGGTAGATAACAAAGTAGCTAAAGTGTATTTTAATAGGAAGTCAGTTAGTTCTAAGAAAGTAATTCTTACGTATGAATGGAATAAAATCGACATATGCTCAGACGGTAGTGTAATAAAATTCTATATTAATGGAGCTTTAGTTAAAGGTATGGATTTTGATGATAGAGACGATTATAGAGGAACTAAGTTTTTTATTAATGCTTTACCTGACGGTACGTTACCTAGATGGATGGACGAATCTAATTATCAGATGAGAAAAATGACTTATAAGGATGTTCATACAACAGCTGAAGAAGTAAAACACGAATATCTAAAAGAAACTATATAAAAGAATATAAAAGAATATAAAGGAATACTAATGATAAAACTAACTAACATATACAGTGATGGATCTCCTAAAGTGTTTACATCACCAAAACAAGACGACACGTACTTATATATAACTGGTGCAGCTGATGACATAATTAATCAAACGGTTGGAGAAGGTGAAAAGTTTCTTATAATAAATGCAGATGGTCTTGACGAAACTTTCGTAACTGGCAAGTTTATAGATGACGTTTATATTAAAGATGGATACGTTACTTGGTTAAGTGCAATACCTGGAGACAGCATATCACTAGAACTTATATTACCTGCTAACACTCCACTTAAGAGTGAAACTAATAGTGGTAACTGTATTATAACAGTAGATGGAGAAGCTCAGTATATAACAGCTTCTCCATCAGCAGACGATTCTTGGATAGGTACTCATATTATAGCACCTGTAGACGTTGCAGTAAGTAGATTCGTTAATAAACTACATCTTTTAGGTACAAACACTACAGGTATGGTTATGGAATCGTCTGATGCAGCGTTTATACCTAAGGAACTTGTATTAAAAATATCTCTAACATCGCCTACTTCTAATAAAGATATAGTTATAAGCGTAGCGATGGAACTATACAGAGAAAGGACTATATAGATGGCTAACGATTATCTTTGTAAACTAACTGCTAAATTAAACGAACTTAGCACTTCAGTTACAAACATGCAGAAGAATGCTGGTCTGTACAGTGATGACAGTTCAGAAGAAACTCTTACGGGTAGAATTAAGGCATTAGAAGAAAGTACAATCAGTTCTGATCCTACTGAAACTAATATATCACGTATGAAGGTAGAGCATGATTTAGTTATTGAAGACGGCAAAATAACAACCGAGTATTGGCCGATAGGTGGCTGTATAAATCGAGAAGTCCAAGTCCAGAATCCTGACGATTTAGAAGTTTGGGAAGTAGTAGGTCAAGTTACTTTTGAAGAAAACGTAGGATCACTAGGTACAAACAACTACGATGGCTGGTTTTGTACTGTAACGTACCTTTATGCTGTTAAAATAACATTCTTAGAGTTTGAGTATATAGACGTAGATGAAGCAGAGGTTTACAACTTAGCAGACCTTGGAGGTACAGTTTATAGGGTAATATTCACTATAACCCCTATAGATGGAGAAGACGATGACGACGAAGCTGACACATGCGTTCTAAAATGGGAAAATTCAGATGATAGCACAGACTATACTGAAGAAACTATAGAAACAGAACATAAACGTACTGTAGATGAAGAAGATTTTAACCACAGGCTTAAAATTACAGGTAGTGCAACTGTTAAAATGGAAATTAGAAATAGATTAGGATAGAGCATATAGAGCAGGCATAGCAAATAGACAATATAGGATAAATATCTCTAAAAGGAATATAATGACTAAAAAATCCAAAGAAATAGAAATAAACTTGTCTAAATGCAGATGGATGCTATTCACTAAAAACGGTAAACTAATTACTGAAAATCATAACCAAGGTATCACTTGGAAAAAAGTATATAAACAAGAATTTAATAATTTGAAAGCTTTGTGCTTTCAATTAATACCAAGCGGTAAAAAAATATTTGCTGCAGAATCTCCACATGACGAGTACTGGACATTTGAAGAAATGATAGTTCTAGCTGGTCAAAGTATACCTAAACATACATCTAGAAGTATATGTTCATTACGAGATAAAAAATTACAAATATGGGACGTAGTTACAGTTCATATGAATGGCGACACTGAACGTACTGTTATGTCAAGCAAAGAAATAGGTTATGAAACAAGAGCCTTTATAAACATAGAAGACAAAGAACTTATTAGAAAGGGTATCTAGTCTTATAAATATCAATAAACAAAGCTACCTATAAAGGTTTAAGGAACAAGAATGTCTATAGAACGAAATTACGAATACAGCAAAGAAAATAAACTACTTTACAACATTGATAACTACGATGTTAATGATGGATTAAGTATAGATTTTGATAATGGTATGGCTACATTACGTAACATTAATACTAACCCAAAGAGTGATAACTTCTTCGGAGATGGTAGACTAGGTTCGCAAACGTACATTAATGACAAGATGCTAAGTCCAACTTGTTGTTACTTCCAATCGCTAATAATAAATGACACGTTATACGGTACGCACTTACAAGGTGTCTTTGCTGAGACTAGTGTATTCAATGCTGGTGACGAAGTAATACTATACAAGAAACACTGTGCTAGTAAAGACCTATATGATGAGGTTGGTAAATGGGACATAGTTAAGATAGTAGATGTAATAGAAGATCAAGAAGGTATTAATAGATATGTACTAGATAAAGCACCTAATAATGATTATATAGGATCGGAAACAGTTAATACAGCTACACTTGTTATGCAATTTGATAGACTTACTATAGGTGCTACGTTGTCACTACAACCAGATATGGATGCTCATGATACAATGGGTGTTAATACATACAACTGGAGAGATAGTGTAAGACATCCAGAGTCTGATATCTGGGGTAATAAGATGTTAGGTAATCCTAGAGGGATTATGTACATTAAAGTAAGGGATAAAACTACTATGTTAGAAGATAGTAAGATATTCAACCATGTTGGTACATTTGGTGGATACGCATACCAGGCTAGAACTGGTGATGAACTGGATGATACTGTAAAGAGACATGATTACCATGTTCCTCCATGTGGGTTTCTACCAAGTCCATCTGATGGCTTAAGTTCTAATGACGATCCATTAGCTGCTAGTGAACTATGCGACTATGCTGGTTACTTATCATCGGGTGGTTCATCATTCAACGCTGAAGGTGATAGACATGCTGATAACTTATACACAGCTATGCAAATACCTGAAGAATATAAAGGTACGAATGGAGATCTGGATAAGATGTTCATGGGTATGCCTACATCGTACCCTATGTACTCATCGTACTGGGGATTTGGTAGTGATGGTGGAGGTATTATTGTACTGCAAACTAAAGAATTAATAATGGAAGAGAATACTATAATAACTACTCCTGCAGTTAGACGACACGCTATTGGGTATGCGTCGCAACCTACTAGAACAGGTGCTGGTGGTACTACAATAGTTAAGTGTCCAAACATAACATTGAATTGTTCAAAAGCACCAATTGCTACAATAGCTCAGCATGCGCAAGATACTTATGTAAACAGAGATGAAGAGTTCATCAAGTATTACGGATTAAGTAATCATGGTGTTAGTATAATGGAGTTTGAAGATATTACAATAAACGGTGTTACAAGTACATTTCAAGAAGTACAGGATGACTTCGATAGTTTTAAATCACTTATATTTAGTGACTATGAATTCTTAGCTAATATGCCAGTAGGTGTAGATGATGATGGTAATGAGTATGAAATATTTACAAAAGAAAACTTAGTTAGAGATGCTGCATATCCTGACATAAACGAGAGTGATACAAAAGTTAATGCACCTACTACATCAATGGCAGAATACGAGACAGGTAAATACTACAAAGTATACACTAAAGGACTACATAATGTAGATGTTGGTTTATGGAGTGGAGTAAATGGATTCGAGATAGAAGCTGATGTACCAGAAGATACTGAGATGAAAGTATTACTTAGTAGAGATCAAGGAGAAAACTGGTTTAAAATAAATGTAGATGATGGAAGTGCGAGTTCAGTAGATTTGGCTGATATAGGTACAAGCGGTAATACTATTAATGAATTATTAGGTTTTAGTGATACAATAGCGCTAACAGGACTATTAGTTGCAAATAATGATGGCAAGACTATAGACGTAGCAGTTGGTATGAAAACTAGTAAACAGTACAAGACACCAAGTATTGATAAGTTCTTATTCAACTATAATGGAATAGAAGTACCTGATGCTCCTATAAGAATACTACCATACCATGAAGAGGAGTTCGATAGAGAGTTTGTTGACTTTGTATGGATGGAGCCATTACAAAGATTCGGTTCGTTACAGAATAGATTAGAGATTAGCCCAACTAGTAACTTCGAACCGAAAGTAGATGAGCTGGACATTGTAAATGGCGGCTATAGTTCAAGTGAAGCTAAGTTACACCTACCGTATGTGTCAAAACTAGTCGATAATAGAGTAAATAGTGTTAGTGACTTAGTACTACCATATTTAATGGTTAAAGGAGTACTACCAGAGAGTACATACGATGAGAGTAAGACAAGTGCTGAATTAAATGACGCGCAAGATAGTATCGTTTACCATGGAGACACGTTCTTTGTGAAAGGTGAAGCTAAACAAATACCAAGCGGTTCAGTTAGTGTTCCTGATATGGCAACTGATGCTCCATTAAGATCAAACTCAGGAGATGCTGGTATGACTATTGCTTATAAGTTAAGTGATAATGCAAGCGAAGATGACTTTGGCGACGTTAGTAATAACGTAGTATGGACTAATAATAACGTTGCAATTAAACCATACAGTTATCTAGGTAATATAGCTTATTTTAATGGAGACGCTAGTATGAGTGAACTTGTGCCACATGATGATAAGAAAGAACATCCATTGACTAAGTTACATCAAGAAAGAACTATTCATATTAAATTCAATCCTAAAATTATGCCAGGTAGATCGTGTTTGTTTAACTTCAGACGAGATTATAGTAGCACTATAATGTTCTATATTGATATCACTGCTGATGCACTTTGTGTAAATGGTACGTGGTCATATTTCTATGCTGGTAACTACTTAGAACAAGAAAGAATAGCATTAGATGAAGAGCAAACTGTTACAGTTGTAGTGTATGATACTAATAGATGTGATGTGTACTATAATGGATTTAAGGTTATTGAAGATATTGTGTACAATAACTACACAACATATATCGATGGTGAAGACGATGACGAAAGTGATGACTTAGTTTGTGACGTTGGTATATGTCTTGGTAGAAACTATGAAGATGGTAATGAGCCATTTTACGGATCAATACATGAGTTCATAATGTATGACCATGCTAAAACAGCTGATGAAGTAATGGCTATATCAAAGCTACCTGTATATCATTTACGTCATGACTTAAGAGACGATACATTAAAGTTATTACAATATCCATATACTTGTACAGAATTAATGTACGATAATGAGTTATGGGGAGAGTCGTTTGGTAATAATGTGAGACAATTAAATCATTTTGCTAATCATATGTTAGCTAATCCTACTAATAAAGGATTCGATAGTAATAACGAAACACTACTACTTGGTAGATATAGTGCAAAACTTGCAGCAAAAGACAATTTTAAAAGCGTAAATGCTACTAAACATATGATAATGGGTTACAGCTTCTATAATAATGACTGGTATGGTATGAATAACATGGGTCAGTACTCGCTACACTCTAACAATACAATAGAGCAGAACTACACATCTAATTGGCATGCAATGATTAAAAGTGGTAGAATTAATAAACAAAATACAGCTACAGAAATAGAATTCATACATACAGATAAATATAGAGATAGAACAACTCAAGCTGCAATAGGTATAGCTTACGGTATACATAGTGTTAGTAACTCTAACAAGTACTATGCTATTATATTTAGACGTACAGATCTTACGTATTATTTAAAAGTGGATATTAATGTTACTACATATAGTATTGAGTTACCTAACTTCGAACCAGGTCATAGATACACGTTATCATTCGTTCCTGTAGATGGCTCATTCCAGGATAATGTATTAGTTAAATTATACAGTAAAACTAACGACGCGTATATAGATAATAAAATATTATTTAGTTCAGCTGAGAGTTATGGATATAATGACAATAACGTAGGGTTTATTACATCTAATTACTCAGACGTAGCAGTAGATACTAAAAGTGGTGATTGGGTTGATGTTAGTACTATCATAACAAGTATTGATAGAGAGTTTGCCTTAATTGGTATGACTTGTTTAGATTCAGAAAGTGTTGTTACAAGAGATAATGGATATGTAGACTCGTACTTTATAGAGAAAAGATTACCTGCAGGTTTAACGTACAACATAATAAGAATGGATATAATTAGTGAGATTAGATCAGCAATGACTAGCGTTAAGTCAATAATTAGTTTTGATGGCGGCGAAGAGTGGAAGAGTTATGATAGTGAGAACGCTACATGGGCAGTGTTAGCAGATACAGAAATTAATACTATTAAAGACGATGGAATGAGCGATGCTGACTTATATGCTGTAACTGATAGCGTTGCTGTAACTGGTGGATTTGGAGATACTACAGATACTATACTAAGAACGTATTTAATAACAGACGATAATGCAGTTACACCAAACATAATTAGTCACAAAGTACTTAAGAATGGTCCAAGAATAATTGATTCATGGAAAGAGCCAGGTAGTTATTACCACAGTGAGTACGAATGGCACTACCTTAATGACGGTACGTGGAATCCATATATGCCAATAGACACTACTGATGATAGTAGTCAGAATTGGGAAGAGTTTGGTACTGGTATACCAAATCCAACTGAGTTTGTTGAAGGTAATGGAGCAAGACCTAGTACTAACTTATTGAAAACATACGCGCATGTAAAAGTAGATTGCTTACCAAAAGGTAAATGGTACTGGAGAGTATCGGCTTACAACGGATTAAAGAGGTAGTTGTATGAAAATGCATTACTCGTCTACTGGTGAGTTTAATAACTCGCGAGTGGCGTATAAGGTACCTGTACAAGAGTTATCAGCAGCTACAATAAGCTCGTTTACTAACAATATAACAGTTGCTAAGTCAGAATTATTAATTGGTACTACTGGAGGCTGGTCGTTGTTTAACAACAGCATGATACCAAGCACTACACGTACTACTCTTGTTGTAGGAATTGGAAGTACAGTAGCTTGGTATGATAATGGCGCAGCAAATACAAAACAGACGCTATTGATGGGATACCTAACTAGTGGATTTGCATGGTTTGATAACTCAGTGGATAATAATGGCGGCGACAAGCCAAAAGTTACTGTCGGTAAAACAAGTACGCAAGCATGGTTTAATAATGCATACGAGAGCAATTTCGCATATGCTATAGGAAACTGGTCAGTTGGCGTATTTGACCTAGAAAACAATATTAGCCTTCTACAATATGATGAGTATAATTTCGATGCTATTAAAGCTGACTTACTATGGCCTGAACTAACATTTAATTGGTTCGATAATTCAGTACCTAGTACTAAGGCTATGCTGCAATTTAGAAATATTCCATGGGGATTCGGATTAGATCATTTACAGTTTAGTATAAGATTTCCCAAGCTGGACTTGCCTATACAATACGATATAGCTGACGTTAGTAAGAAAGAATACCTAGAAAATCAGTTCTTTGCCACGCCACCTCATGACGACGATGCTAATTTAGAACTTCAATCTGAGATTGAACTTGATAAGTTCAATCTTGAAATACAACTTAGAGATGGTAAAACATTAGATAGAGTTATGGAAAATCAATTAGAAGTATTACATGACAGAATAGATAGCCTAGATTTACAAAACATGTTAATAGCAAGCGGCGAAGACACGTTAGAAATGCAGCATAAAGTTCATAAAGAACAATTTGATAATATAGAAAAGCAGTTCAACATAGACAAGTTTAAACTTAATACTAACATAGAGCTGCAATTTAAAAGAGCTTATTTAGATAATGCTAGCATAGAGCTTCAAAACGAGGTGTTAAAAGACAGAAAAGAAATGCTAGATATTCAGCTCTTTAACAGCGCAAATGTTAATTACAGCCTTGACATGCAAAATATTGTTAGTTGGCCTACGACGTCTACTGTAGAATTGCAATTTAAGAGAGCGTATAAGACAAATGAAAATTTAGATGTACAAGTAGACGTACCTAATATGAGTACTTTATATAAAGTTGAAAATCAGTTCTTTGCCACGCCGCCAATTCCTGCCGATGTTAATTTAGAAATGCAGTTTAAGCTTAACTATAATACGACGTACAGCCAAGAAATAGAATATAATGTTGATAAATTTATCAACGACGCTAAATTAAACATGCAATGGATTCAAAGTGCTGCATATGAAGGAACTATAGATGTATCATATATGACACTTATAGAGAGTGTTGTTAAAATACAAGGTAGAATAATTCCTATAGGTAATGCTTTAACATCTGCGCAGATGAAACTTCTTAGTACGCTTAAATCTCCTTTAGAGATTCAATTTAGTAATGAAGTTAGTAAAAATTTTAATTTAGATAAAACATTCAATATAAGTGTAGAACATGATAGTAGTTTAGATACTCAGTCTTTTGCTTCTGTAAATATGAACTATGCAATGCCTATACAAATACCTGTAGAAAATATAACTAAGAACTGTAATCTAGACGTACAATACGTATTAAGAGAAGATATAGATGAGAGTATGGAAGTATCTAACATGACAGTTATAGAAATGGATAGCTCACTTGAAATAACAGTATTTAATGAAGTGGCTAAAGGTGCACCTATAGAATTACAAACATTTGTAGCAATATGTAAAGAGTATAATCTAGACATGCAACATACAGTTACTGAAATAACCAAAGACGAAAACTTAGAATTGCAATTTGATATTCTAGATCTTGTTTATTATATGATGTATGAAGGTTACAACTTACTACCTTGGTGGAGTGATGGTAAAGGCCACTGGGATCAGTCTATAGATAAGAATTGGGATAAAGAAGATACAGACTTTACTACAGCAGATAATCTTGTTGAACAACTAAACAACCTTGATCTTGATATTGAAGTAGGTGAAACATTAGACGTTGGTACTAAGAACTTTATGTACTATAGAGAGTTTATGAATTGCAGATTAGACAATAGAGTTCTTAAATTAATCAATAAGAACGAAAAGAAATATCTTACTTTAGGTAAATCTAAAAGAGATAAGAGCGATACGTTTGAGTTTGCAGAAGGAGATAATGTTTTCTTTTACGATGGTCTAGAAGAGACGTTTAACGCAGCTGTACGTGATCAAATAGAAGATAAAATTACGCACACTTTAAAATGGCTGCCACAAACTGGTAAATGGAATAGATTTACTGAAGACACTGAAGTTTATTTTTATGAAGATATAGATGGGAAAGAAATGCCTATGCCTTATGTGTTTATTGTTAATGTTACAGAAGATTGCTCTATTAGCATTAACAGATAGAAATATCTAAGTATAAATAATAACATAAAAATAGTAATATAATAAGTACTAAGAAAATAAACAATAAGGAAGGCAAATGTCAAAACCAATTATCTACTGGCAGAGTATGAACGGAGACGAAACTCCTACAGAGCAAGACTCGTTTTTATGGAATAAAGAACCAGACGCAGATAACACAACTCACCTAGGTACTAAATTTGTAGGTGATGCAGATAACGCTAGCGTAGGACTTGATTTAGGAGCTATGACTAACTTACAAGAGGGTGATGATTTTCCTTTACTTGTATCTCACACAGCTACTGAACCAGTTACTAACGTTCAATTTTATTATACAGTTAGTACAAACGTGCGTGGCGACGCTACAGGATTTGCTAATGAAGACGAAGCAGATGGATCTAGAGATGGAGTCGACAAAGATTTTGGAGAATTAGTTGCTTGGGGAGATGGTAAATTAACTGAAGACGGCGACGTTGTTGTGGATAACGACGATTATCTTTACGGTATGAGATTAAGATTTTGGAATGAAGTAGATCCAACTCCACTAGCTACTGATGTAATGGACAAGTTAGACAGTTCTAAATTACTGAACAACGACGGTAAATGGGCAGGATCTGTTGGTACTGCTGGTAATTCTCCTAGTGGTGAAGAAGCTTGGATAGAACCTTGGACTGATTATCTTAGCAACGATGCTGCAGTATTAAAAACTTCTTTAAGTATTCCAGATATAGAAGCTGCTGGTATAAGATCTGTAGCTTTAACTATGAGACTTACATATACTTTTTAAAGGTGCTTAAATGTCTACAGTAACACTTAAAATATCTGATCAATCATATGGTGAAGACTGGATAGAACCACTTTACAAAAATGATGGAAGTACTAACTTACAAGGTATAGACTTTGGTGATATAGAAACAGGTACTGAGTACCTGCCTAGGTTTGTTTATTTAAGACACGATGGGCTAGATCCAATCTATAATGTAGCGTATTACATACGTACTGTAGGTATTGAATGGGGAGGATATGTTGCTAGTGAAGAAGACGCACATGAACCATATAACCCTAACTGGTTTAAAAACGGCGGCGTTACTGACGATGGTGCTCCTACATCAAGTACAGCTGATTATGAGTTACTTAGATTAAGTGCTAAAAATAATGGTGAAATGGGTCTTAGAGTTCATTACGATAGAGAAGATGATCTTATAAGAACTAATGGACTTGGTTATGACAATCAAGGTCTTAATTTTAGTGCTATAAAAACACAATCCACATGTTTAGATGTTAGTGCTACTGATGACGAAGCAAGAGATGGCTATATATACTCTGAGCCTATAGATGAAAACAAACTTGGTAAAGTAGGAGATGAAGCCAGATTAGGTCTAAGTATTAAAATGCCTGACGATATTGAAGGTTCTGGTCATGTTCAACTTGGATTTGCTATTAAATATAGATATACTAAGTAAACGAATATGATACATAACACTTGTATATACGGTACTGTTAAAGACGGCAGCGATACTATTATTACGAACACGACAGTTAACATGAAATATGTTAAATACGATTTTAGTAATGTGTTAGAACAAGATTACGATAATCAGACTGGTGCTTATCAGTTTAATTTAGGAGATAGTAATTTATTAACTTTAAGTGAAGACACTAACAAAGACGATGTAGTAATAATAAGTAATGACGACACGTACAGTGCTAGAATTGTGTTTGATGGAAATAACTATTACGAGCATAATATTATAGACGATGGAAGTTTAGTGCAAAACTCAGACGAAGCACAAGCACAAGACGAAAGTACTAACACAATAGTTAAATCTATAATAATGCACGAGCTGTCAAGTAGCTTATATACTTATTTCGAGGTATTGTTTAATGATGAACGAGTATATGGAGCAGATACACATAGACTAATATATACTCCTAAGGAATTAGGAGAGCATATAATAAGACAATGGTCTATTAATGATACTACAGGAGTTGTATCTAGTATAGATACAACTATAGATGTACAACAAACTGGTAATGAAATACAGAGTATAGACTACGTGTTCTATTCAAAACGTAAGAAAATACTTAGAGCAGAATTGCCTCAACATGTTACAGACACGTTAATATTAGCCCAAGATTGGTATTACGAAGGTGGACTATTAATTGGTAAGCACAGTAAATTAGGCCAGTTAGAGATGGACTATTATAATGGTAAAGTTATAATAAAAGGTTATATAGGTGATATAATTGATTACTAAAGGAGAATTAAATGGCATATCCAGAATCATATGATACTATAGAAGATTTGGATTTAGCAGAATGTGCTAGGTTTAGTCACGTTCTAGAAGACGGTATAGTAGAGACAGCTGACGAAATAGAAATGGATGCAAAATACTTCGCATTCGCAAAATACGGTAGCGGCACGCCTTTACTAAGTATAGTAGATCCAATAATGGACGAGTATCTTTTAGAAAACGCTGAGGGTGTATTTCAAGACAAAACAGGATTATGGAAATTTGATATAGATATACCGGAAAACGAAACATCAGTAGGCGACACGTTATGGAGAGAGACAAGAGCTATTCTTAAGTTACACAGTGATGAAAGCGACTTATTATTTCAGAAACATGTTAAGATTATATTAAAAGCATGTTCTATGGCTGATATGTGTAATATGATGACTGATACACTTGCTGCTCTTGGAGATGTGCAAGCTGCAGAATCTAAACAATCTCAAGAAATTGTTGACCTTAAAAATGGTTGGAGAGCCATCTACTAGTAGATATAAATATTAGAAAGATTATATGTCCTGAAAAGTATGACAAAAAAAGGCAAGAATTACTCTGATGAGTAAACAAGGATTTCTTATGGCAAGAGATATAAAAAAAGGCGTAAGCTTCTACCCTGGTGTTGATACCGAATTTGATAGATTAGGTGATGCATCTAACTTCTCAATGGTTATTAAATCAATGATTGATGGTTCTGACGTTGTTAATGACGGTGCTGGAACATTTGAAGAGTTATTAAATACTGCTTCTGGTAACACAGGTGATACTGCTGGTGCTGCTGTAATTGGTGATCAAACTTTAACTTTAGCTGCTGGTTCTACACTAGTTGTTGGTGAAGCTTTTGATGACGGTGCAGGTAACTTCTACTACATTACTTCTGTAAGTGGTGACGTTATTGGTCTTAAAAAACCATTAGTTGCTGATATCGCTGATGCTACTACACTTAATGCTGTTGGTAACACAGGACTTTACAAAGCTGAAGCACAAATTGCTGCTGAAGGTGAGTATATGGTAACTGTTGCACATCCAGAATTTGGACACATTGCACTTAAGTATAATGTTGTAACAAACACATTAGATGACGCTGTTACTAATAGTAACTCAAGATTCGACGAAATTGACAACAAATTAAAGTCAATGGGTGCAACTTCAACAATGATAGCAATATCGTAGTTGACACTTGTAAGTCTTTATTGGCTTACGCACTTGCGTACGGTTTACGCCGTACGTTTTCTATACAAATAAAAATCAAAGACATATCATGAGACATACTAATTTTAGAGCTACAGATTCATCATTTAAGATAATTTCAAAGGATTCAGCAGACGTTGACTTCTGGACATTTACTTTAGCTGACGGATTAGGAACTAAAGACACTGTTACCCCAAGTGCTATAGGTGATTACTATAGTGCTACAATAAGTACTCCAAGTACAGATTGCTTTATACTAGCTAAACAAAGCGATGTGTCTAGTATATTAAGAGTCGGAGATCCTGAAGTATTAGTAATTGCTTACACATCAGTATTAGACCAAGATAATCCATACAAACAATTTGACTTAGACGGAGAAGAGTTAGACAGTGGTACTATGACACAAATTGGCGAAGGTTTTTATTACGTTGAACCAGTAAGTCTAGATCCAAGTTATTTTGACTTAAATGACGGACTAATTAAAACACTTGTCGTACCTTATTTAGTAGCATCTAATTCTGGTGGAGAAGGTGGAATAACAGCAGACAAGATATTTCAGAATCTTGGATTTAATATGTTTGGTTTCCTAGGTGAAAGATATAGTTATTTTGACTTAGATCAAGGAAAATGGATTAATGACGACACGATAGAAGCTAAAGCATCAGATCTTGCTAAAGCTGTTTGTTTTAAGTATAATCTTGTCTGGGACGATAAAGACGATGATAATTGGATAGGTAACTATATAAAGTACATTAGATCTTACGAAGAAAATGCTGGTAAAATTAGGTATTATAAGCCTTATAAAACACCAGATGATAATGATGCTAACTTTTCATTAATGCAAACAGATGAAGATGATAACTTAGTAGTTAAAGGTGTTAGTATGTTATTGCTGCAATCTTTAGAAACTATAAACAACACAGATGGAGCTATAATACCTTTTAGAGAAATATAACTAGTCTTTATAAATAAAATAAAAACAAGGAGGAATATATGGGATACTCAGTATACGGCGTTATAAAAGACGAAGCTGGAAACAAACTTGACGGCGTTACAGTTTTACCGTATTTCCAGAAAGTGGATAGTGGATCAGACGATAGTAGATGGAGTACAGAGAAATACACTTCAGATGCTAATGGATATTACACTTACTCATGTGAAGATGATAATATCCTTGGTTCTGAAGGAATTTACAAGAAAACATCTGATAAATTCTACACAGCGTATATGTTAGGCGGTGGAGAAAATATAGACTCTCTTGACTTAACAGACGCTGTATTTCATCAACACGTTATACCTAATGATGATGACCTAGAAATAAACATAACAATGGAACCTAAAAGAGTACCTATTATAGACTCTTACTCATTTCCAGACGCAACTCTTACTCAGCATAATTATACTATGACAGAAGATAGTTATACAAATACATCTTGGTTAGAGCATGACTATGGAGAAGACACAAGTCAAAAACTAACATATGATAACGTAGCAATGTTTGATGGTCATCAACTAATAGATACTACATACACATGGCACGAAATAGAAGATAGAGAAATTACTAACAACACTAACGATTCGTATTCGTTTTTAGCTAGTGGAAATTATACTCTTAAGATGAGAGTTAAGGAAAAATGGGATACATTTACAGAAGTAAGTAAAGATATAACTATAAAGTATAACGAACCTATAATGGATTTTAGTTGGACACCAACAGAAACTAATGACTGGGATGGAAGTAAAATAAAAGGTCAAGAGCTAATAACTTTCCATAACGATACGACTTGTTTAGATGATAGACTTAGTGATCCTTATTACTACAAGTGGATAATTGAAGATGAAAACCAAGATGGAAGTGACAATACTCAAACCATAGATGCTGAATACGCTGACGAACCAACTCATGCTTTCCAGAGTGAAGGTACTAAGAAGATAACTCTTATATGTTATTGGAATGACGGATTTGACGACCTAGAAGTTCAAGATGTACAATATATAGATATCTATCCTTTTACTATAGTTCCTGAGTTCACATGGGATGCAGAACCTAGAAATAGAAACCAAGACGTAACGTTTGATCCTGCTAATACTTCAGGAGATACAGATAAAATATCTAGATATGATTGGACTATGGAAGATAACTATCCAGCACCAGATACTGACTTATATACATTCGACGTAGACGAAACTAGTTTATTCGATGAAGGAAGTTCAGATAATACACAATCAGTAGATAATGCTTATGATATAGGCGATACAGAAAAACCAGTTGTTAAATTTCATTCATTAGATACTAAACAAGTTACTGTAGTAATAACTTACAGTGATGGATGGAAAGACGTTACAGATACAATTACTCACACAGTTACACCTGTAAAATATGACGTAACGCCTTCATTTACTATTAGCGACGTTGCTCCACAAGGTAGAGCAGTACAAGTAGACTGTACTAACACAAGTTCTGAATATTCCCAAGATGGTTTTGATATAGGATATACAATAGACTGGAGTACGGATGACGAATATAAGGCATGCAATCTAGACAACCCAAACCCAGGAGCAGATACAGATAACTCCGAAACTAATCTTGACCTTGATAAAGATACTTTATTGTCGCATAATTACCAAAACACAGACGAGCATACAGTAGAATTAACTATACGATACGATGATGGATATCAGATGCAAACTAAAAGAATATCTCATACGTTAACTCCAATAGTGTACGAAGGATTAGAAGCTAAATTCTCTTGGGACATTACTCCTACTGATAGAACGCAGGTAGTTACATTTACTAACGAAAGTACTGATGACGATAACAGATTTAGATCTTATAGTTGGACTATAGAAGATCATTATAATAAATGGAATCCTGACAGCTCAGATTACGGTAACGATATAGTTGATAATACACAAACTATATCTCACGATACAGATAAGGATTTACAACCTACTCATAAGTTCCAAGATAATACTGATGAAAACGTTACAATGACTTATTACTACGATGACGGTTATTGCGAGAGAGAAGTGCATTTAACTAAAGTAGTGACAAAAATGGATTATTTACTTACGCCTGTTATAGCTAATAATACTGAAACAATTGGTAAGATGGAAGTACTCTATACAAATGATAGTACAGGAGATACGTCTAGAGAGCTAGACGAAAAGTGGACTTTTAATGACGTTGAGTTCGGTACTGATAACGACGTAATTACAATTAGAGATGATGAACAAGTAAGAGCAGATCAAGCGTTTACTTGGCAGACACCAAGTAGAAAACCTTACACAGCTATAGATGGCGCTACGTCGTCTAACCTGAATAAAAATGTTCATTTACAAGTTAGAATAGATACCGGTTGGAGAGATGATACTGATGACGCTACGATTGGAGAAGACAATACATCTGGTAATGGTGGAGTAGTTTACTATGAAACAGATAGAGATTTTGAAGCAACGCCATTTGAGCTCAGCTCAGCTATAACTTATGAGACTAATGTAGAGGGGTACACACACTAATGGCAATATACGGTAGAGAAACGGTACGATATACTTGGAACGTTCAAGACGACAACACAGCTGTGCAAATAGATACTCTTGATTGGTTAATAGAAGATACTCTTTTAGATGGTTCTAATAACGATACTACGTTAACAGATGAAGTAAATACAGATACGCAAAATAAAATATACGAAAGTTCTGGTGCTAAACACATACATACAGAAGTAGATTTTAATGATGGATGGGATAATATATACCAACACGAGACAAACTTAGATGTAGAAGCTCTTGTATATGAAACACCTGTATTGGATTTTAGTTGGACTCCAGCAGCTCCAACTGTTCTAGATACTGTCGAATTTACGCAAGAACACGATGATATTAGAGACGACACGATACCAAAACAATACGGTAGAATAGACAGAGTAGATGTAGATTACTATAAAGACGGTACTGATGAAGTAGTAGATGTTGAAGACGATAGTACGTTTAGTCACGTTTTTGAAACTAAAGAAGACGGCATTGAACTTCACTTAAAAGTAGAATACTGGGATGGTTGGCAAACCCAGAATGCAGACGTGACTAAAATAATGAATATGAGTAATATACCACCTGTTAGTGATAGCACGAGAGAAGATGCAGGTGTATGTATACCTGCGTATAAGTGGACAGCTACAAGTACTGATACAGATGATGCGATAGACGAATTAACTTATACTTGGAAATTATATAAAAAAGATGACAACGACACTCCAGACGATGATACAGACGATACTTGGGAAGAAATAGATAGTGGTACAGAAATAACATATGAATATCCATTCCAATACGAGGGAGATTATAGATTAGTTCTTAGAACTACTGATGATGAAGACGACTGGCATGAAAAAACAGAAGACTTTACTATTACATTCGATGTTTGTGGATCAGGTGCAGAAGGTGGAGGAGCTGGTACTATTATACTTCAACCTAACCGATTCCAAATGGTTGCTATACCTGTACCTGGATTAAAAGTTAAAGAATACTTCTTAGATAAAGTAGCTGAGATTATAGGAGATGATGCTAGTACTGTTATAGAATTAGTTAAATCATACCCAAGTAGTGACGTTTCTGAAAAGAAATTCCAAGTATTTGTACCTGATCTTACTAACCCAGATAGTAGCACGAACTTCGAATTAATGCAGATAGATGGCGACGCTAAAGAAATTACAGCGTTCTACGTTAAGACTAAAGAATTCGATGGTACAATAGAAGTACCATGGGACTTCGCAGATGGAGAATAGGAGATAAGATGAGTTTTTTAATATTTTTGAAAATGATGGCATTAAACATAGGCAGCACTTTAATAGTGTTATTAGTACTTATTGGTTTAGACAGGACTTATAATGTCTAGTTTTGTTAGTGATATAGTAGACAAGGACGAGGTAGCGTTAGATTGTGATTATAATGGTTTCCATTACGAAACCGGTAATACAAGCGATGACCATGCAACAGAAAACCAACAAGTCAGCTTCGATTCAGAAGACGCTGACTGGGATGGTCAAGGAGTAGTGTTTGCTGATGGAGATACTATACTGCTTCATTGTTGGACGGATACGCAATGCTGCGTAGTTAAAATAACATCAGATGGAAGTGACAGTTATACTCAACCTATGCAGTTACTTGAATGTCAGGCACCTAGTGCTACGTTATTTATAAACGATGGATGGAAAGATAAAGAGTTAAGCGCTAATCAAAGTAGTAGTGATGAATATCAATGGGATTATGAAGGCACTACTCACTACCATAGAGCAGAATGGTATGGCGCTACGTTATGTACAAATGTAGGTATAGACACTATAGAATACGATTTCGAAGACGGTTACGATACTATTACTACTCATACGTTTACAGACATTGGAGATTATGATATTAAATTAAAAGTTACTAACTTATGTGGATTAGTAACTGAAGTTACAAAGACAATTAGAATACGTTATATACAGCCACCAGTAGACTTAACTAACGATCCTGTAAAGCCTGTAATTAATGAAGACACTGTAGTAGATATAGAGAACACGGATCCAGATAGTAGAATAACGTCTCAAACTTGGTATATAGACGACGTTGAGACAGATACGCTTACACATCAATTTAGTGATTTAGGTACTTATTATTTTAAAGTTACTACAGAATGGAATGATGGATTTGAAGATCTTACTTTCGACACAATATTACCTATAGAGATAGAGAATCAACCTCCTACAACAGACATGCTTACTACTCTTACTGATGAATCTGACGGTTCGCAAACATGGTTAATAGAATCTAACGCTGTAGATCCAGAAGATCACTTAGACTATATTACTCTTTCTGTATACGTAGATAAGAATTATATTATAGGAGATAACACAGAAGAATCATGGATACACCTAGATACTAAACAAACTACTGACTTAGATAATTCAATAAAGTTTAATACTAGCGGCAAATTTAAATTATTATTGCAAGCGTTTGATGAACAAGGCTTATCAAGTGAAATAGAAGAAAAAATAATAGAAATCGAATCCGGAGATTGTTCATCTGAACAATGTGCTTACTTCGATTGGGAATAAAAGGAGAACAATATGAGATATACTAAAGACGAGAATACTATATTAGCTGGTAACTTACCAACTGGCGGCGACGTTACTATAAAGATAATAAACATGGATACTGACGATCTGCTTACTCTTGACACAGACGCTTGTACAGAGAGTGATAACATACCTGGATTATTTAAATTTGACACTGTTAACATAACTGATGACAGAACAGATATGATTAGTTGTTTGTATGAAATGAGTGATGGAACAAAGACATTTAGAGGTAAATTTATACTTTCTGGTTACGTTAATACAGCTAGTCTTACGCAAGAACAAACTGATCAGCTAATGTCGATGGTTAACTATGATGACGCTGCGTTAAAACAACTAGCTTATGCTATACTAGGTTCTTTATAATAGTGCTTAATCTAATTATAAGCTACATAAACAGATACATAGACAGATACATAAAGTGATAAATAAACTAAAACGGAGATTAAATTGAAAGAAAAAATTAAGAACAGGTTATGCTTATTCGAATGGAAATGGCTAAACAAAATGCTTCAGAAATGGTCTAATGAAGAAACATACAAAGACTTAAACAGAGCAATTACAATGAGTAAACATTATGAAAAACAGCTTAAGAATTTTGAAATAACAATTAATTCTTTAATAAGAGACAATGAAGAGGAAATTAAAATAATAGTTAGAGAAAAGAATAAGGTAAAAACTAAATCTTTAACTGCAGAGAATGAGTATCTTGAGAAAAAGATAGCTAGAATGGACGCTGCAATACGTGAATTGAGATTAGAACTTAGTCAGCAAATACGACATTTATTAAAAATATAAGGGAGTTACTAAATGATAACATTTAAAGAATACGTGGAATTACATGAAAAAAGTGCAATAAAGACTGGAGGTGGATGGATAGTATTAAAACTTGACAACGATACTTCTGTTATGACAAATATAGAAATGATGCTTAAAAAGACGGTGCATTATTCGTTAAACGGATCTATACCTAAGACGATATCTATTAAAAATGGATTAATACCTGCACTTAATCTTAAAGGTATAATGCTAGACGTTAAAGATAAAAAAACAGCAGAATTTATTTCACAAGTACAAACAAGTTGCGCTTGCTAATTATGAATTTTTTAAAAGAGTATGTAGAAAAATAAGTAAAGGTTGTTGGGCTAATGAAATACATGCCTCTTCTTTATTAGAAGGTTTAAAGGTTAATAATGCTATGAAGGACGCAACGATTATTAACCTTAACACTTTATTAACGAAGCAAAGAATTAATAAAGCGAATCTAAAAAATGAGATTACGTATTTCGAATTACAAAACTTACAAATGAATGAACAAATAAATGGTATGCGAGAAGAATTAGAACTTAAGAAAAAATCTAAAATATTTGGCGTAGTTTTAAACGATGCGTATGCTAAAGAAGTAGATGAAGTGTTTGTAAAAGAAGTTATTAAGAAATGTAGTAGAGCTAGGACTTTATTTAACATTAAGTATAAAGTCAATACAGTTATGTTAAGTGATATATTAAAAATTGCTAAAGCTTTTAAAGGCGTAGACGGTGAAAACGATGCGTTACATCTTAAAGCTGTATTCGAATCTTCAAGGTTTCATAATAGTGCTTTCGGAGTAGCTAGAAATAAGGACAAATATTTTAATATTTTTATAAACGAAAATCTTGAATTATATGTGTTAGATAAAGGCGAAATATATCCTTATAGCGAAGCTAATATAAAGCATGAATTCACACAGTATTGGATCTAGCGCTACTTCCTAGATACCTTTCTTTTATTCTTTTTAAGCTTACTTACTGCTATTTTCCATGCATCTTGAGATGATATTCCAGTAAAATTTTCAGATCTTAAATCTGTAACTTTGTTATACATATGATGCGGAATAACAATACCTCTTTTCGATACTCTCTTTTTAATGTATTTTCTAAATGCAGGAACTCCCATTCTAAATATCTTTTTAACAAGCATTTTAGGTACTTCAATAGGTTTACCTTGTTTAACATTTTTCTTATTCTTAGCACTGTCAAATATCATTTTCATGATACCCTTTCTTAGTGCTGGTGGAATCCAGTTAATGTTTATACCATAAATGTGTTTCTGAGTTTTACCTAGAATAAAAGAAAGAGGCGTTGTGTCGTATATATTAACTGTTTTAGCTGTATAACTATACATAACTATATTTCCAACAGCAAAGTCAGAAGCTTTTAATAACTTTGGCTTTTTAATAAGATCTTTAATCATTATTTCTGCTTCTTGTTCTTGTGGTGTTAATTTGTTTTTAGATATCTTTTTCATATAATTATTTATAATATAGTGTAGTGCACTATATGCATTATATGGAGTATATGCACTATATGGAGTATATGCAGTATTCATAAGTTTATATCTTTAGAGCTGCTGGGTGTAATACTTTTACGAAGTGTAACGCTGCGAATTGCAACAGTGAATGTTAATAAAGGCGTACGCATAACTAATACGTACTAGCTAGTTTATAATATCCCAAGGATAATCTTTGGTGTTATGCTGCTAAGCATCTCCCTTCTACGATTCAGTTGCAGATAACCGCTTGCTAGTTAAACAAGTGAATACTATTTATACATCATAACGCACATAACGCACATATAACGCTACATATAACGCTACAGATATTGAGCTATTAGTCTAATTCTTATTTTGCTATAATTTCTTTCATCTCCGTTACTCCAAATAGAAGATATATCTGTTTTAGGTGTTGCTTTAGAAATTATCTTATCTTCTAGAGAATCATATATCCATACTACCATGTTTTTGTCTGCTATAAAGTTCTTCCATAAGTTTACTGCACCGTCATATTGTATGCTATCTGACATTATTTGATTTTCTTTCATAATAAGTTCATATACTTTAGTAGTAATTTTATTACCTCTAAACTCTTTAGCTGTATGAACAGTTTCTATAATAACAGTATTTTTGTTTTTTAATTGTTTTTGGTTAGATTTGAACTTCTCTTTTTTAAATACTAATGAAAATATAACAGCAAATCTACTTTTTTCTTCTGTGTCTTTGTGATATGTACCAAGTCTAAAATATTCTCCATAGTTCGCTTTATATAATGATAATTTACCATCATTTACTGTAATGAAGTCTTTAGATATTAAGCTAAAGTCGTTGTCCATAATTTTATTACTTACATCCATTAGTTTTGTAAAACTAACCTCCTCGAATGGAGCATTTCCATGCATATGTACAGGAGCTTCAGCTAATGCTCTTAGTCTATCTACTTCGCTTAAATCTTTTATTTCTTCTCTACGCTCATGTAGTATTTCTCTAAGTGTTTTCATAATGCACCTTTTAAATTTATTTATAAGTATATTATAACACAACTTGTATTAAATCTTTTTTAACAACTTAGCTAACATTGCGTAGCGTTGTCTTATATAAATAAACATAGATAGGAATATAGAACAATACATCTCTAAATAGAGGTTACAATTTAACGCAGTTGTATTAAAAATTGTCTACCTATACTTTATGCGTGTCTATTTAATAGACAAAGGACAAACACATGGCAAATTACGCCTCTGCTGGAGTTAGATCAAAAGAAATTGATTTAAGTACAGTTATTACACCACTTGGAGCAGCAATCGGAGCATTTGCTGGAAAATTTACTAAAGGATTTGTTGGACAACCAGTAGCTGTTACTAGTCACGACATCTTTACTCAAAACTTTGGATTCCCTACTAATTCTAATTTTAATGATTGGTTCCAAGTTGATTCTTTCTTAAAGTATTCAGGTACTATATTAGTTTCTAGAGTTGTTGATGTAAACGGTACTTTTACAAGTACAACTAACACTGTAACTGCTGTTAACGAATTAGGTAAAGTTGAAGTGCAAAACGTACCGTCAAAAATGCAAGTTGGATCTTTAGTTAGATTCGCAACTGATGCTGAAGACCAATATATGATTACTGCTATTGAAGCTCCTGTTGAAGCTCAAAAACAAGTTGATACATTAACTATTGATTCTGTTGCTGATACTAACGTATACACATTAAATGTTAGCGGTACAGACGTTTCTTATACAGCTAATGACACAGACACTACTAGTACAGTAGCTACTGAGTTAGGTGATTTACTTGAAGCTGTTGATGCAAGCGCTACTAATATTTCTGTTAGTTCTAATATTATTACTATTACTGCATCTGTTGCTGGTGTTGCTATGGATAATGTAAATTCAAGTTCAACTATTATGACTTTAGAAACAACTACTGAAAATGTACCTGGTGAATCTTACGAGTTAGTATTTGACGACGCTACTGATTTTACTACTATTGCTAACGTAGGTGCTGAAGTTCTTGTTAAAGACTTTGCTTGTAATCCATTCGTTGAAGCTGCTGCTGAAGGTACAGTGCTTAAAACTGCTGCTGAATTATACCCTAACAGAATTTTTATCGGTAACGAAACAGATTACGCTTCTAGAGAAGTATCTATTCCTGTAAGTACAGATTCTAAAATTAAGTTTATAGCTAAATCTTGTGGAGATTACTTTAACGGTACTGAAATTGCTATTGCTAGAGAAGCTGATTTTGCATCAGGTGAAGCTACTGCGTTCACAGGTATTTCTTTAAATGAATTATTCATTAAGAAACCACTTGAAAGTAAAAAAGAAATTGCTATTGCTATCAGAGTTAACGGTGAAGTAAAAGAAACATTTATTGTATCACTTATTGAAGGTACTAAAGATGCTGCTGGTAAAAGTGTTTACATTGAAAACGTATTAAACAAATATAGTACTATAGTTTATGCTAAAGATAATACATCTAATGTATTAATGCCTGAAAGTAGAATTGCTTCATTAGTAGGTAAATCACCTATTAAATTATCTAACGGTAGTGAAGGTTTAATTAATGCTGGAGATTACATTGACGCTTACGAAGTATTTGCTAATAAAGAAGAAGTTATCGTAGATTCTATTATTGCTGCTGAAGCTAATAGAACTGCTGCTTGCGCTATTGCTGATACTAGAAAAGATTCTATTGCTTTTGCTGGTTCAAGATACGAAGATTGTGTTGGTATTTCAAGTACTAAAGCTGTTAGTGCTATCGTTGAAGATGCTCAAACTGGTGAAATGAACAATAACGCTACTTCTTACTGTGCTTTATATGGTAACTATGTTGAAATGTATGATAAATATAACGATAAAAACAGATGGGTATCTGTAGCTGGACATGCTGCTGGTTTAAGAGCTCAAGCTAATGAAAATGGTAATGTATGGGATGCTAGTGCAGGTCTTCAAAGAGGTGCTCTTAAAGGTATTAACAAACTTGCGTTTGTTCCAAATGCTGGACAAAGAGAACTTATTGCTAGAGCGAAAGCTAACATTGTAACTTCATTCCCTGGTAAAGGTAACGTAATATGGGGTCAATATACAATGACTGGTGTTGCTGGAAGTGCATTTACAAGAATCAATGTAAGATCGTTATTTAACTTCTTAAAGAGATCTGTAGAAAGAGCTGCTCAAAACTACGTATTCGAAATTAATGATTCGTTTACAAGAAGTAGATTTACTAATGAAGTATCTCCATTCTTAGCAGGTGTTAAAGCTGGAAGAGGTGTTTATGACTTTTACGTACAATGTGACGAAACAAATAACACTGCTCAGTCTCTTGATAATAACGAGTTTAATGCTGCTCTGTTTATAAAACCTAGTAGAACTGCAGAATTTATTAACTTAAGCTTTGTAGCTGTAGGTACTGGAACTGAATTTAGTGAGGTTGTAGGAGGAGTTTAATAGCTCCTCTCAGAATTCACAAACCATAATAGCCAGATCTTAGTTGACCTGGCTATTTTAGCGTTACATTTATTACTTTGTTATTCAGCACTTAATAAGTATTTAATAGCATCAAAACCTTGGTCTTCTAAACCTATTCCCTCGTAATATGAAAATGTTTTAGTACATTTTTCAAGAGTTCTCATATTTAATTCGGCGCAAATATTTCTATTCGTATCTATAAAGTCAAGAACCTTTGTCTTTAATTCTATAGAGTATTCAGGTACGATAAATTCAAGAATATTTCTCATTCTATCTAACTTATCTTGTGTGCTCATGCTTAAGTCAACTGCAAGCGTTCTTGATTTAACAGCTTGATTTAATTTTGCAGAACTTAAGTTACTGATAAAGATAATTCTACCTGTAAATTCAAAGCTATTAGGTATCTCTGAACCAAATAAAGGCGCACTTAACCAAGAAATAATTCTTTTATCGTAATTATCTAAAGCACCTTTAAGAATGTTTAAAGACGTAGCGTTTTGAAGAACTGAATCACAATCATCAAAGATAATAAGTTTAGTAGAATTTTCATATAGAGTATTATATAGAGCTTTTGCTGTACTATAACCTTTAACAAAAATATAGTCTTCACCTTCAACTAAATTAGCTTCTGAAAGTTTTTCTTTAATTGTGTGTGTTTTACCAAGACCACCTTCTCCGTGAACAAGTAAAGATGCTGTGATATCTTTAATTACCATATTTACAAAGTTACCTAAAAAGTCAAATCTTTGATTAATATTAAAAAGTGGCTTTGTACGTGTTGTTAACATTGTATATGTTGACATTATTTTTGAATCATTTGAATCATCAAATGATGTTATAGTATTAGCTACTGGGCAGTATTTGTATTTGTTACCTGATATTTTAAAAGAACCGTCTTTTAATTTTCTAGTAACAGGTGTATTGCCTATATTAAAAGATATATTACCATCTTTGACTTGATTAATTGTAAGTTCTTTTCCATTAAATTCTGCTGTTACTGTTGCGTTTGTCATTTTGTCTCGTTTGTTTAATATTTAATAAATTTTATAACTTACGTATAAGTATATAAGTATATAAGTGTTTATCATATATAATTATAACATAAAGACATTAAAGGAATATTAATTATTTTTGTTAATATACCCTAAACTAAAATAGCCAGACCAATTAAGATCTGGCTATCAGCGTAATATTGACTAAATTAAATCAATCAAAGGTTTTACCCGATGATTGCGTCATTTGAGAATACAACTGAGAATCTTCTTGCATATACTTCTCCGCCCATTGGGTTTTTAGTAAGTGCATATCTTGTATTAATTAAGATTGAAGGTTGACCGTTAGAAGGATCTACTAATCTAATTGGTGAAGATGTAACATATGGAGAGTAATAACCGATAGCATCAGTGTTAGAACCTTTATAGATTACTGTACAGTAATCTGCATCAGAGAAAATATCTTCTACAACAGTCATACCATTAAATGTACCAACAGCATTAACACCAGCAGTTACAGCAGATTTAACATCAAATGCTTTGAAACCTTTAATAGCTTCTAAAACAGTAACAACATTAGAAGATACAAGTAAAACATTACCTTTACCTCTTCTTGTACTTTTAGCAATTTTTCTAGCTTCGTTAGCAATTTTAATTCCGATATGAGCCATACCTTCTAATTCAAATCTAGTTGAACCATCAGCAGTAGTACCACCAATTTTAAAATCTCCAGCAGATTCAGCATTAAGATTAACAAAATCAATAACTTCTCTATCAATTTCTAATTTCATTTCATTTGACATTTGCTCTAAAAGAATTTTATCAGCGCTTAAACCATGAACAGCTTTTAAATCTTGGTACATTTCCATTGTGTAAGCAGCTTTAAGTTTTCTTGATCTAACAGAAACACCAACTTGTGCAATTGTAAATCCAATTTCAGCAATGTTGTAACCTAATAATTCAGCTTCAGATGTTGGTAAAGAACCAGTGTAAGCTTTAAGTACTTTTCTGAAACCTAATTCGTCAGAGAATGTGTTAACACATGTAGCTAATTTAGTAGAATCAGCTTCGTCGTTGATATCAGCTCCAGCAGAACCAATTTTAGCATCAATTAAAACAGCACCTTCTTCAGAATGGATAACAGTAGCAGCAACACCGCCAACAGTAACAATAGTACCTTTTGGTAAAACTTGTCCAGCTTCTAAAACAACAGTCATGATCTGACCACCAGCAACAGGAGAAATTCTTCCAGCAGTTTTATCGTTAGCATCTGCACCCATACCTGTGTAATGGAAGCTTAAAGAGTAAATGAAACCAGTTGGTTTATTTAAAGGTTGGTTACCTAGTAAAGTATTAGCAATTAATGCTGGTTGAACTCTTCTTGTTAATGGTAAAAAGATTTGTGTAAAATCAGCAACGTCTGCGTCTACTGTAGCTTCTGAAAGCGCTTTTTCTTGGTTCTCTAAAAGAACAGCCATTGAATCTTTTTGAATATCTTCTAAAGCTTTAAAGTTTTTAGACTCTAGTAATTCTTGGTATTTTTCTGTTAATAACATAATGTATTTCCTTGTTTTATTTGTATTTATACCTAATCAGATTAACTGATTAGCACATGTGGCTATATTTAGATACTGCAGGTGCAGATTCTTCAATAACTTCTTTAACTTCTGGTACTGTTTTAAGAGATTCTTTAATTTCTGTTAATGATGCAACAAATGCAGCACTTTCAGATAAAACGAATTCAACGTTTTCAGATAGTTTCATAAATGAATCTTTTTGAGTTTCAGTCATACCTTCTTGAAGTTCTTTTAGTAATCCAGCTTTTGATAAGTTAGATACTTGAGCTCTTAAGTCAGCATTTTCTTTAATTAAAGAATCAACTTTAGCAGTAGTCTCTTTAATTTCAGCTTCTTGTAAAGCTTCTTTTTCAGAGTCTTTAGATTCTAACGCAAGTATATCTATACCAGCAGCTTCAACTATTGCAGTAATACCTTCTACTAATGCAGAATATTTAGCTTTTGCTACCTCTGCTTCTAGCATTGGTTCTTGCGCTTTAGTTACTTCTTCAGATAATTCTGATAAGTAAAGATCTGTAGTTTCTTTTAATTCTTCTTTATGTTCTTTAGCAAATGCTTCTCCAAGTTTTATTAGTTCTTCTTTTTGAACTTCTAAAGCTTCTTGAATTTTAGCTTCTGAACTTTCTTGTACTTGTTTATCAAATGCTTCAGCGATTGAAGTTTTAACTTCTTCACTCATTTCTAAACTTTCTAATAAGTCTTTCATATTGTCTCCTGTTTTAATTTTATTTCCTTACGGATTGTTTCTGTCGACAAAAACATAGTTTAAATGACTTTACGGTCAGAGTCTATGTCGACTAAAGTATATACGTTATTTACGTAAGCTTATGAATGTATTTATACTTGCTTAGAATACAAGTTAATGTACGTGCGCAATTCGCTAATTAAAGCTATTTCACTACCGATAACGCCTCTAACAGTTTAACACCTAATTCTTCGTCTTTAAGTGATGTATCTTCATTAGTAGACGTAATAATATTAATAAATTCTTTAAGAACTTCTTCTTTTTCAGATATACTTAAGTCACACATTATAGATGCACCTTTAGATTCTAATATTTGCTTGAATACTTCTAGGTTTGAAGCTTTAAGTCCTGATTCTGATTCTTCTAATTTAGAATCTAACGAACATTCGCCAATACAGCCACTTTCAAGTACTTTAAACTCTTTATCTTTCAGAATACCATTTTCAAGCATTAATCCAGCAGATTCAGTTACACCAGATAGATTAGCATTATAATCACTTGGAGTTTTTACAACATCGTAACAAATTAGTTTAAACGACTCAACAACACCTGTGCTAGATACTGAACCAATACCTCTTGAAGAAACACCAATCTTAATACCTTCTTTAACTAAACCCTTTAATTTATTTGTCTCAGGTTCGTTATTATTAAGTATTTTAGCTTTACCCCAAACATTACCATCTTTCATCTTAAGTTCTATTATTCTAATAACAGCTTGCATAGGATCTACTTCTGATCTTGGTGGATGTTCTAATTCTCCAAGAGAATTAATAGTTTTCTCAGAGATTTCTTTCTGGTATTCAGCAACGCATGATTCCCAAAGTTCTCTTGAATAAACTCTACCGTTTCTGTTTTTTACTTCTGGAGTAGAAAATATACCGCTAAGGTAATAGTTTCTCTCCTTAGCGCCACTAGACTCATTAAGTTCTTCTTCTATAGAACCGTCTAACTCAATAGCTTCTTCTAAAATTAATTTCATATTATACCTCTGTATTTTAGATTTATTTATCTTCGTCTTTAGTAGGCTCAGTAGGCTCTTCTTTAGGCTCTTCAATATCAGTAGGCTCTTCTTTAGGCTCTTCAATATCAGTAGGCTCTTCTTTAGGCTCTTCAATATCAGTAGGCTCTTCTTTAGGCTCTTCTTTAGGCTCAGTAGGCTCTTCAATATCAGTAGGCTCTTCTTTAGGCTCAGTAGGCTCTTCAATATCAGTAGGCTCTTCTTTAGGCTCTTCAGGAGTAACTTTCTTGTCTTTTTGTAGCGCTACAAACGCATCTTTAAGAGAATTTAATCTATCTAATTCAGCTTTTGCTTTTGTTATTTTTGGATTATTTCTTATTTTGTCTTCTAATGATTTCTTTGCTTTTTTAGCAAATTCAATGTACTTTTTGTCTTCAACGTCGTCTATTAACTCGTTTAATTCTTTGTTGTCTTGCATTTGATATGCCTTTCGTGTAGTTTATTTAAATGTATTTATAAATACAACTATGATAGATAATATAAGAAACACTAATTGGACAGCACAGAACAAATTCGATATATCGATGACGCTTGTAGGTGATAAACTTACTGCGTTAGCAGGTGGAGACGAAACTCTAAATACTTGTCTTAAAAACATAACTTTGCCAGATTACGCTGATAGCCCTATTGAAGAATATATTTCTGAAACATGGATGTTTGCTAGAGGTAAATTAGAAAATTATCTAATAACATTAAATTTTAGAGACCGTAATGCAGCTGAGCTAAACAGATACTTTAGCAAATGGTTTATAGACGCGGAAAGATGGTATGCTGATGAACAAAGAGTAGACATAGAGATAAACATAAAAGATTCATTTAATAAAGACAGAGTATTGTTAGCTAAATTCGAAAATTGTATGCTAATTGGCGTAAGTGGACTTAACTTAGATAACGAAGCGCAAAATACTATAGCTGAGTTTAGTGTTACGTTTAAAAGTGGTAGAAGTAGAGTTTAGGTATAAGGAGTATATATGTTCGAAAAAACAAGAAACGTAGCTAGAAATACTAAAGATCTTACAGGAAAGGGTCTAAATAATATGAAAGACTCCTTAATTAGTCTAGCTACTGACAATCCTATAGGAGACCTTATAGGAAGTACTTTTAAAGGTGCCAAGTATATGCTTAAAGATAACAGCTCTAATAACAATAGAGATGAAAAGCCAAATACCAAGCCAAATACCAAGCCAAATACCAAGCCTAAAAATAAAGACAATCAAGTGCAAAATACAGACTCTTCATCCAAGGTCGTTAACACTGGAAACATTAAAAACGCAAGTAGTGCAGAACAAATTGAAGAAGTTGTTCAAGATATTAAAACCAAAAGAGCATATAACAAGACAGGCAAATATAAAGCTAATACGCATAGTATATCTAGTATATCTAGTATATCTAGTACTCCATTAGTAAGTTCAAATCATAATAGTTCTGTTGAATTACAGAAAATAAATGAAAAACTAGACAATATAGACGATGCTTTACAAGAAATTAAAAAGCCAAAGAAAAAAGAGCAAGATACCGCTATAGACTTTAAAGACAGAGAGTCTGGATTAGGTACTGTAGACGCAAGTTCAATGAACGATAGCGCGTCGATATCTAAAGACAAAGAACAAAGTTCAAATATATTTGATATGTTTGGCTCTAATAACGATCATAAAAGTTCTAAAGCATCTAAAGGTTCTAGCTTCAAGTCTTTAGGTAAAGGCGTTAAGAAAGGTGCTAGAGGTCTTATGAAAGGACTTGGTAAAGGAGCATCTAGGGCTATGCCCTTAGCAGGAGCTGCGTTAATGGCTTACGATGTATATAATGCATCTAAAGAGTATAAGTTAAAAAATAATGACTTCGATAGAAAAGAAGTAATAGCTGAGACTGGTGGTGGACTAGCTGGTGCAATTAGTGGCGCTAAAATAGGCTTTATGATGGCAGCGCCACTACCAATACCAGGTGCTAGACTTGTAGGTACTGCTGTTGGAGCTAGTGCTGGTTATGTGCTTGGTGATAAGGTAGGAGAAAAGCTTAATGAGATGTTTGCAAAACCATTCGATAAAATACCAGATGATCAGAAAGAATCTCCTTTCGTAATGTACGACTATATTAACAACGCACTGTTACCAAACATGAAACAACAACTTAGTGTTGAAACTGATCCTGACAGAGCTGAAGACTTACAAGGTGAAATTAAATCTCTTGAAAGTTCAGCACCTGAACTTATAAGTACTGATAACGTTAAAGATTACCTTGAAGAAGAATTAAAAAGAGTTAAAGGTAATGATTGGGATAACGCTACAAAAACAAAGTATCTTAACTCACTTAGCGCATCGTTAGGTAACGAAAATTACACTAGTTTAACAAACTCAGTTATAAGCGAGGAATACGCACCTAAAACTGGTTTATCTAAAGTTAGCCAAAACATAAGTGATTTTGTTTTTGGTAAGAAAACAGACGCTCAGAATAAAGAAAGTATATATAATGCTAAAGCGCTAACAAGTTTTAACGCTAAGCAAGGTACTAATTTAGGATCTGACAGCTCAGATAACTTGGATACGTTAGAAGAGAAAGGTATACTTGAACAAAACTTATTGGGAAATTCGATTATAAAAGATTGGGATAGTATAGAACAGTTACCAAGCCAAATAATCGATCAGTTAATACAAGATGACGATTGGGATGATAATACAATGAAGAGGTTAAAATCTCTTAAAGTAAAGATTAAAAAGCATAATAGCGCGCCATCTATAAATACTAATGAAGAAGCTTCTCAGAAGATTACTTCTAAAGCTATTATGCCTAAAGGAATTGAACAACTTAAAAGTATATCACCTAGTGTCCAAGTTCCAAAAGTACAAGAGAAGAAAGAACAGAAAGAGCAACCGATAATAATTAATTCAAACCAACAAGAACAAAAACAACCACAAGTAGGTTTAAATAACTTTGGCGATAACGACTCGTTATTGCTTACACTTGCTATAGACGGCAGATAAGGAGATTAAATGTCAAGACAATCATTTCACTACCCACTAGAACTATTTGGAGACGATATTCCATACGTGTCGTTTATAGCTAAAGAACTAAAACCAGGTACTAAAGACTTACTTAGTTTATCTGATGCGTCTGAATCAAATAGTACTGTTATTGGAGGTATTACTCTACCAATGCCTAACTCTTTAGGAGAGACTATAAATCACAATTTTAACCAAGACGGTTCTATATTATCTGACGTTATGGAAGCTGCTTCAAGTACTAAAATAGGTAAAGCTATTCAGAAAGGTGCTACAAGCTTTGGTACTATAACAGATCCTAAATTAACGCAAGTATATAACGGTACTGGTCTTAGAGAGTGGAGCTGTAGTTTTACGTTTATACCTCAAAGTAAGGCAGAATCTGATATGGTACAAGACATAATTAAGAACTTTAAGTTATGGTCTGCACCTGAAAGAGTAGCTGGTGGAGCTATGCTAAAAAGTCCGTATTTCTTTCAGATAAAGTTCAGCAACGACGTTCTTCAAAAGAACATGAAGTTCGATGCTATGGCGTTAACTAGTTTTGCTGTAGAGCACTTTGCTCAAGGTTATCCTAGTACTTTCCACGACGGTTCGTCTAAAATGATGCAAATTAACATGTCGTTCGCTGAATACGGCGTTAAGACTAGAAAGGATTGGAAATAATGCGAATAATAGCAGACATAATAGAAACAAATACGGAAAATCATAAGAAGTTATACATGCAAAACTCAATTTTAGATTTTGGGCTTGTTGATTTTGGTGGATATAAAGTACAGGATATTACTAAATTAAAGTATCTTAAAGTGCCTCAAGAGTATTATAAAGAAAAATACATTGAAAAGTATAGAGTCGATGATGGGCAATTAATAGAGTCAATAGCACAAGATTATTATGATAACACTGCTATGTGGGATTTTATTATGTTATTTAACAGTATAAGATCTATAAATGAATTACCAAAGGCATTTGATGAAGTTCTACTAAAGACTGATGCTAGATACGAAAAATGGAAAGATAATTACACTGACGTGTATACACCGCTTGAAGAGAAAAGCGCTAAGAGAACTGAAATTGAAGACGTTATACAAAGTAATAATGAAAAATTCCGTATAATTAACTTAGTTAAGCCAGAATACATTAGGAAGGCGATAGACGAGACTAAATACGCAGCGAAGGATATGTAATGGCGTTTGCTCAAGGAAACAAAGATATACAACTTAAAAATAAGGAAGTATATCTAGAGGGTCTTAAAATATTGAATGAACAAATAATAGACATGGAGATATATTTCGACATTAACAAAACTTATACGTCAGGTAATATGTCTTTTAGAGACGTTACTGGAATGAGTGAAAAGAAGTCTATTATAACTGATAGTAAACTTGAGTTAGCATTTAAAGATTGCAACGATAAAGAGTTTAAACAGACATTTAGTGTTACAAACGTAAACTTTAGTGATGCTAATAACGGTGAAAAACTAGTTATATTAGAATTCTTAGATACTTTTACAGTAAAGAACATGAATACTTACAAGATAAAAGGATTCGAACAATGTACTATGAAAGAAGTGTTAGAATCATGCGAAAATTTTGAAGAATTCGAACAAGATTTCGATACTCCAGAACAAAAATATGATAATTTTATAATACCGCTGGATAGACCATTTAGTCACGTTATAACCTATATGAAGAATACAAGTAATATGCTGTTTTTCCAGACTAGGGATGCTTATAAATTAAAAGAATTTACATCTTTAATACAAGAACCAAGTAATGTAGTATATAAGCACTCACCGGATAATCCAGATTACGTTTATAAGATACACGAGTTTATAGTTAAGCAATCAGACGGTATGAAAGTTAACGCTTTATTACCTGATAGCTCTCATGTAAGTTATGACGTTCTAGACAAACGAAAAATATATGATGACTTTAAATCTGAAGACTACACGGAAGGGATGAGTCTTGGAGATGTTTTTAATGAGACTAAATCTGATAAGAAACATTTCGTTAAAACATTTTATGTTAAAGACAGTACTATTAAAAATCAGTTTTATAAAGTGCTTTATAATAACTATGAGTTACAAATGGTAGTACCTGGTACATTAGACACTAATATAGGCGACACTGTTGAAATACAGATAAATAGTACAAGTAAAGATGATGACGAGAAAAACATTAATGGTGACTGGATAATAACTAAAATAACAGACAAGCATCTTGGTGACGACTTCATGCAAAAGATAATAGTATCTAGAATAAAATTAGGAAAGGCTTAATATGCAAAACAGTCAAACCGACAAACTGAACAACTTAAAGGATCTTCAGAATTCATCTATGTTTTATAGGGGAGTTATAGAAGACAATAACGATACAGAAATGCTTGGAAGAGTAAAGGTACGTATCTTTGGTATTCATCCAGACGATGAGTCAGTAACAAAAGAAATGCTTCCGTGGGCAGAATTAATGCAATCTACTATGTTTGGATTTAGTTCAGGAGTAGGTATAAGTTCTATACCAGTAAACGGTACGTATGTATGGCTGTTTTTAGAAAATGATGATTGGAACAAGCCTGTAATTATAGGATCTATAGCTGGTAAAAGTGTAGTTAAAGACAATGGTGCATTTACAGATCCAGATGGCGTGTATCCATTAGATGATAGATTAGAAGAAAGTGACATTAATAGATTAGCTAGAAATGAAAAATTTAGCGACACATTATTAGGTAAGAAAAAAGCTCAAGAAACTAAAGGTATTAGTACTTCTACAGGAGTTGTATGGGATCAACCAGAAACATTAAACGAGAGCACGTCATACCCAGACTGTACTGTAATAGAAACTAAATCTGGACATATTATAGAAGTAGACGATACTGAAGGTAATGAAAGAATACACATTCACCACAATAGTGGAAGTTTTGTTGAACTATTACCAGACGGTACGTTTGTTATGAAAAGTATAAAAGACAGATATGAAATTACAGATGGCGATAGCATGGAAGTAGTTCAAAAGAACAGATACCTTACTGTACATGAAAACGCAGAAACTAAAGTAGTTAAAAATGAAGATATAGCTGTAGGCGGCGACAGAACTACTATAATAGATGGTAAATCAACAAGTACTATTACTGGAAACTTAAACGTTGAAAGTGCAGCTAAGATTACGCAAAAGAGTGGAGCAGCAATGACTATAGAAAGTGCTGCATCTATGGATGTTAAAGCGTCTGGTGCAATAACAGTTAAAGGTTCTGTTATTAATCTAAATTAGACATGGAGAATTAAATGGTTTATAACATAAATAACTTTACAAAAAACACGCCAAGCACGCTGCATTACGATAACTTTGATAAAGGAGTTAAGTGTAAGGGTGCTATTGAAAGATATAACAACGCTGTTAGTCAAGTAAAATCAACTATTATGACTGCTAATAGATTATACGGTAACGTGCAAGACGCTGTTGACAAACTAGATGATATGACTGATAAAATTATAGACTCTAACGTAGATGTAGGCGGCGAAGGTAGTAAAAGTACAGAAAAAGACACTAAACAGAGAGAATGTCTAGAAGATGTACTGAATATGGATTTATCTTTTTTAAGTCCAAGTGCTCCATCACCAAGCTGGTTAACTAAAAATGCAGTATGGGATTATGCTAATCCATCGTTAGCTTATCTTAGTGGACTACAACGTGACGTTAACAACGAACTACTGGATGTTATGTCAATGGTAGGTAATGCATTTGAAAGAGCATTATACGTAGCAATAGATATTTTTAATAATTTCTTAGAGATGACTAACTTATTTGCTCTTATACAATCTATAAAGAAAATGCGAGAATGTATTAATGAGAACTGTACAGAAGGTAAGAATAGTGTGGAAGATATAGATCCTGTAATATATAAAGACGGTAATAGCATTAATGGTTATGTACTACCTATTAATCCTTCAAATGGTAAACTTGATTTACAGCTAATAGAAGGTAAAAAAGATAGAAAGTACACACCACAAGAAAAAGTAAAACTATTTAAACAACAAAATAAGCATAGACAATACACTAAAGTTAAAGAAGAAGCGCAAACAGAATTAAATGCTAAAATGTGTACTAAATCTGGTTTTAGCATCGATCAATTTAGTACATCTTCTTATAGTAAGAAAACTCCTTTCGTATCAGACCTGTTCTAGACGTATACTTTATTATAAATATTAACAAATGAGGAGTATCTATGTATATTGATGTAAGTTCTAGAATAGAGTCTAAAGGTGCTTTAGTACCTAATAATACTAACTATAGTGCCGTAGATAATGCTATACGAAACATAGTTATGACAGAAAGAGGTACAGTACCTGGTGAACCTGATTTTGGTTGTAACTTACGTAGATTTTTGTTTGAAACTATAAATCCACTTATATTAACACTTATAGAAGAAGAAATTAGAGAACAACTTAAAAAGTACGAGAAAAGAATCCAAATAGAACAAATAGTTGCTACTGAAGATTCAGATTATAATAGAGTAAGCATTAAGATAGATTACAACATTAAAGAATTCGACGACGTACATACAACAAACATAGTATTCCAATAACAGAAAATCCAAACGGAGAAATAAATGATAAACATTATACCTTATAAAGTAGAGGAAATAAAGGCTGAGCTTAGATTACAAGCTCAAGAAGTATATGGTCTTGACGATGCGCAATACGAAGGATCTAATATATCGCAAATGATAAACATGCTAGCTTATAACGCAGCCATGAATAATATAAATGTTACTCATGGTCTAAACGAATCGTTTATAACGCAAGCTAAAGATAGTACTAACATTAGAAAACATGCGTTCGAATTGTCTTATAATCCTAAAAGAAAAGTATCTTACCAGTATAAAATTAGACTTAAGTCTAAAGATGAAGGTAATGTAATAATATCAAAATATAGTAAGTTTAAAAGTGAAGGTAAGGATTATGTTTATCTTGGCGAAGACTTGCAGGGAGATTATGGTTCGTTTATAAATGTTGAGATGCTGAATAACGAATATAACAACTCTCTTAATGGTACTAATGAATTCCAATCTTGTAATGTAGAAGATTATTTAAGAACAGAAGACGGTGCGTTATTGCAAGTTCTAAGAAAGATAGATGAAATAGATAACCAAAAATTCCTTGTTAAAACTATAGACGGTGAAGTAGTTAAAGGTGGAACTGTACAAACTTCTTTATACACAAAAAGCTCTGATTTCGATATAAGTGGCAATTATGTATTAAATGGTATAGTTAATGCTACTAAAATAGATAATGATGGTACCGAGTTTAAAATTCAGATCGAACCGACTGAAGGTCTTGAATTTCCTGTATGCGATACTTCTACAGAAGAACTTCTAGTTCAGGACAATAAAGTAGTTGTTCAAGGTAGGATTAAAAACGTGCAGTTATTCGAAGTTTATGACGGTACTAATTATGTTCAAGCAGATATTAACTCTATAGTAGCTCCTGTAGACGGTGAATTGGCAGGAGATGAAAGAGGTATAGACTGCACTAGTTTAGCTCTTGATAACGATACTCAAGTAAGAGTTACTTATAAAAGCGATAAAAATGCAGACGGTACGCTTATACATAAATTCTTTAGTGACGATATCAAGCACAGCGATACGTTTGATGGATTTACATGTATTAACTTCGACGCTGAAACAGGTGTACTATTATTCGATATAACTGATTCTAGTACTATCAATGATGTAGACGGTGTTGAAATGGACGTTATCTTCTCTAGTACTAAAACTAATAGAATATCTAAGTGTACTACAACTATAGTAGACGGAGAAGTTACTTATAGCGCTTTCGATAAAAACACTGTATTCTCATTAATAAAGGACGTACAAGAAAAGAAAACTATTGAATTAATAGTTCAAGAAGGTACAGTAAGTAAGTACACAGATTTTCAAGACGGCGACGTTGAATTTCCTAAGTACAATAAAGCATCTTCACCTAAAATACTAAAAGATCAGTTTATACTTATAGACTCTAAAGACGTTGAAGATAACGGAGTTGAGATGTTTGTTACTAGAACATTACCAAACGGAGATATTGAAGAAAATAAGTTATGGACTAAAAGAGATTTCCTTATAGCTGAAAAATCCCAAGGTGAAGACGCCACGTATGTAGTTCTTCAAGATTTAGACTTTCCAGAATACTTAAAAGTATATTCTAGATACGCAGGAAGTGGAACTAAATATGAGTCAAACATGTATTTTAGATTTAATATATTACGATCTTCTGGTGCTTTAGGTAATACCGAGTCACTTATAACTCCAGAATTTGATAGTTTTGAAGCTGTACAGTTCAGTGATGGTATTAATGTAGTAACTAATGTTATTGGAGCTGACGAAGAAGGTGATGAAGAAATTAGAGAATTTGCGCCGTTATTTAACAATACAGCTAATAGAGCAGTTACTAAGAATGATTATGTTACTATTTGTAATAAACAATCATTCGTTGAAAAGGCGCAAATATGGGGTGGAGAAGAGCAAGTACCGCAAAAAGAACTTGGTCATGTTTTCTTTAGTATAACTCCTAACTCAAGAAAAACTGGATTTAGTGTTAAAAATGCTAATGAATTTACTTTAAACAACTCTAATGAAAGAGAATATTTTTACTTACCAGAATCGCAAATAAGTGGCGACGAGAAGAATAGTCTGTTTAATATTCTTAACGGATATAAAGTTATTACTATACAGCTTAAACATAAAAATCCAGTTTATATTGATTATTCTATTAAGCTGAACTTACTTAATAGAAATAGAGGTGAAACGATAACAGAGTCTAACATTAAGGTGTTTAACGTAATTAAAGAATATTTTAACGGTTCTATAGAGGTATTCGATAGTACTTTCTTTAACTCTACTATGATAAAATACATTGATAAAGAAGTTAGAGATACAGTTGGATTTGATATGTCAGTTACAGTTAATGCGTCGTTTAACAAAGATAATTTTAATGTTATACACACTAACGGATTACCAAATGGAGTACTTGATTACGAGATATTCTTTGGTCTTCCAACTGAAAGTTTATTCACTCCTCTAATTTACAATGAAAAAGGTGAAATTGAGCAAGTAGGTGATTTTAGACAAGAATTAGTTTACAATCTAAGTGCTAATGACTGTTTTACAAATGGAGATAAGATATTTTTAGACTTTGATAATAAGATAGGATTTAATTACGTTGGTAATCAAACTAGTGTAGTCGATTCTAACTCAGTTATTATTAAAATACCCGTAATGTATACTTTTATTAGAGACGATGCGCAAGGTATGCAAGACGGAGAGTTAGTTCAATTACCTGCGTATGAAGACACTGTAAAAATAGGTGATTATATTATATACGTTAATGAGGCAATTGTTTCTTTTAAAATATATACTTCTACGCAAGACAACTTTAAAGAAGTTAAAGAATATATACAAGACGGTACTGGTATAGACAAGCCAGTGTTTAAAAGTTACGCTAACGATACTGGTATACAGCCTATACCTACTAACATGTTAGAAACTACTAGAATACTTAATATAAACGCTAAAAATGATAACATTAACTTAAAACGAACTTCGTTTGCGAGACTAAAGTCAGTTGTATTTACAGATCAAATATAAGGAAATAAGATGACAAATTCAGAAATAAAATTATCACCGCAAGAAATATCAGATCTGTTCATGAAGTTAGTTCCTGACAGTATAAGAGAAAACGAGAAGGTAAACTCTTTACTTGAAATTTATATGGATTATATGAAAGACTCTTCATATCTTAGTGCTTATCCTAACGAAGTTAGAGATTTAGACTTCTTAAATTACAAATATGAAGAAACTAATGATGTAAGATATAGAGACGCTAAAAAAGAAGTACTTGATATGTACTTACAAGAGATAGTTAGAACATTTGATAATGTTCAATCATCTGAAGTTGTATTTAATAAGTTTAAAAAGATATACGAGATACTTGATTTACCTGTTAACGATATTGTTATGGATAACAAGTTACAGGAAGTGCTTGATAGTTCTTATATTAACTCTAATAAAGATTACAAACAAAAGAAAGGTACTGCAGCAGCGTTCTATTATATATTCGACCTTGTAAACAAGGCACAACTTCAGGATGTTTCTGAGGGTGATTTCCTTAACGTACTTGAAGGTACTGAACTAGATCCTAACGAACCGTTTTCTTATAGAGTAGAAAGTAGTATCTATAAGGAAGTATTTGACGAGGCAGTTAAACCATTAGCTCACCCACTAGGATTTGATTACTTATTTTACAAACTTGTTACGGCTATATTCGAAGATTTCTATAGTGTTGAAATTACAAAGAAGGTAGATGTTCTTACTCATACATCATATAACGTAGAGAATGGAGCTAAAACTGTAATAGACTTACTAGACGGTGGAGAAGCTATAAAATACGAAGAATATGATGTAAAAGGATCTAAGAATGTCAGCATATTAGTTCAATATCAGGAAGAGCCTACATTAGTTCAAATAGTTAAAGATTATGAAAATAAGGTTAGATTTTATGACTTTACTAATATAGAAGTATCTAATGTTAAATTAAGTGACGTTAATGATGGTGTTATTGATGAAACAAGTTTAAACACTAACGGAAGTACTGATTATATAAAATACAGACAGTATAGTCTTAATGATGATAGAAACTTACTTGTGATGTTTCAAATATTTGGAGATTCGTCTGAAGAATGGTATTATAGCTCGATAGAAATAGATCTTGGTGGAGATATACCTCTTGATAACAACGACAAGAAATATTATGAAAGAAGAACAATAACGTCTGAAGAGATACTAGAAAGATCTAGAGCATATAATGGTAGACTTATAAAAACACTTCCAAGTACAGATACTTTACAATACAACGTGCAAGTATTAGAAACAATAGTTATAAGCGACGAAGAAACTACTGATATTGAAGATGAAAGCATAGATTATTTTCAGAGAGAATTAACTACAGTAAGTAATGGATGGTTTATCGGAGAGCCATCGTTCGATCCAGACAGAGACGCGTATAACAAATATCAAGTTATTGGAGATACAGACGCATCGTTCCATATAGGAAAAGATTTCGATGCTAGAACGCAACGATATAACGAGACATTTACTGCTCAAGAAATAGCGAATAACCAAGATAATATATTATACAGTGATGGAATAGCTATGGAAGAGTATTCTTTTGTGGATAGTTATAATTTTGATCCATTCGGAGCAGAAGTAGTTAGAGCTCTTTATAGTATTGGAGACACTACTTTTACTGTATACGAAACTGGAGAGGTTATAGACGTGCCGCCTATTGGATTTAGTACGAATATTAATAAAGAAGATTACATGAGCAATTTATGTGGCATTCTTAGTGGTACAGATAAGATATGGGTAGAACTTACAGGTATAAAGTATCAAATTACTAATTATGGAGATGCAATGAATTCAAGCGCTGGTGAAGATTTAATGTATATTGACGTTTATGAAGACGGTGTAAAACTAAATGATAATGGTGTTAGTAAACTAGCATAATGTTGTATAGAGCAGTATAAAGCAGTATAAAGCAGTATAAAGCAGTATAAAGCACTGCTGTGTAACGATTCGTTATAAATAAATCTAAAATAGGAGATCTAAGTGAAAAGTTCAAAACAATTCGAAGATCACGCAGGAAGAGCGCTTAAAGGGCACTTTAAAGCTGACGTATATAAAGACGGAGTTCTAATAGACTCTTACGAAGAAGATAATATGATTATGGATAGTGCCAGAGAAGACATGGCAGAAATCATTGCTGGTTTTACCACAGGTGTGGTAATTAGTAAACTAAAAATAGGTACTAGAGGTCATAATACAGTAAGTGGAGATATTCTTAGTCCTACTCAACCAGGTAGTAATGGCTTTATACCAAGTAAAACAAGCCTTTATAGTGAAGCTGATGGAAGTTTCTTTTATACTATATCTTGGGATGTTCATAATCCAGTAGACGTTAATGGAGATCCTGTTCAGTGGAATAACGGTACGCTTAATTTGAGTGCTATTGGAAATAAAGAAAATCAAGATGGTACAGAAAACGATGCTGAAAATGCTAAAATACCTGTTCAAATATCTATGCTTGGTAGAAAAGTAACATATACAGTAGAAGTACCTGAAGTTGCGTCTAATGGTAACGACGGTGCAAGTACTATTGCTTATACAGAAGCTGCATTATACGCTGGACCTAGAATATTTAGTATGAAAACGATGAGTTCAAGAGTTAAAGACCAGTCATCAAAATTAGTTATTAAATGGTCTATTTCTGTTTAGACATACAAATATATGATAAATAAAATTAAAATAGGAGAGTATAATGTTAGTAGATAGTATTAATTGGCTGCAAAACGGTGAAGCACCTGACGCAGTTAATTTTAACAGAGCTCTAAAAGAAATAGTACAAATGATTGATGCTGGAACGTTACAAGACGCTTCTGGTATACCTGCTGTATCTATGAAAATAGACCAATCTAAACTTCCTGGCGATGTACAAGAGAATGACTTTCTGTATGTTAACCCAGACGGAACTTACGGATTAACTGTAGGTAAAGACAAACTAAGAAACAAAACTATTGGAATGTATAAAGTAATAAACTCTGAGCATTTCTTAATTCCAGCAGGAAGAGTTGAAGTGCAAGGAGCTGATTTTACAGTTGGTAGTCCGTATTACCTTAGTGACGATGTTCCAGGTGGGATTGGACTTGATGAGTTTGCACCCCAAGTAGGTATAGCTATAAGTGCTACTGAACTTGTTATTGTAAGTTCAGGTTCAGGTGGTGGAAGTTCGGCTCCAGGTATGTTAATTCATACAAATATTGTAGATACAGATGTTGAAATACCACCAGGTAGTAATGCTGTAAGTGCTGGAGATATTACAATTAACGATGGCGTAACTGTTACAATTCCTGATGGAAGTAACTGGGTTATAGTTTAAAATAAAGGAGTTTAAATGACTAAAATAACGGGAAGTACTGGTATAGATAAAGTACAAAATAACGTAGTAAGTACTGGAAATCTTAATTTTGATGTTGCTACTCAAACTGAATTACAAAAGGTTGAGGGTAAGATTCCTAATATGAGTGTTACTAACGTTCTTATGAATTCTAGCTCTTCGAGTATAGACGGATTTTCAAAGACTAAGAACCATGCTGTAGTTACTTATACTGGTAATGGAGATACTCAGGAGATAGCTACTGGAATTAGTTCAGTTGACTTTACTCAACCAAATAATGGAAGTGGCTTTTATAATAAAAGAGTAGGTAGTGGATTTGCAGTTATTGCTGATGATGCTGTTGATTTGATAGACTCTAGTAATGACACAAGTGATGTTAGTAACTGGACTGCTGTAAATGATGCTAACTTAAGTGTAAACGGAGGTGTCTTGAGTGTTAACGCTGATGATTCTGATTATCCATACGCTATAGAAACTATACAGCTATCGGCTGGGTCATACTTCCTTAGTGTGGAGGCTGCAGGCACATCTCCTATGATGTATGCCAACTTAGAAGGTACAGGTTCGGAGGGAATAATAGTAAATTCTTCTTACATTAATGGGACTATAGGCGGAGTGTTTACCTTAACAGAAGACGCTGGTATTGATGTATATTGTTCAATGTATAGTCCTGAAGACGATGCTACAGCTACATTTAGTAACCTATCGATATTGCCCGTAGCTGGTAATGGAAGTGGTAGCTGTGTTGCTAATACTAGTAAGGTTCGTTACAAGATTCAAAGTGCAGATAACTCTAATGGAGTTATCGATGGACTGAGAGGGATAGATAAAAGAATCTTTACAGACACAATTGCTGCTGAAAATTCAAACCCTGACAAAGTAAGCGAGTTTACTGCTTCTGGTGTTACGGTTGTTTACGATAATGACACAAGTGTAAATGCAGACGCAGAAACATATGTACTATACCAAACACTATATACTCATATCAAATGGGGAATGACTTCACATAATAAATTCTATGTAGAAGCATACAATCCTGTTACTAAAGAAGGTATGATAATGTATCTTGGAAGTGGTATTGCTGGACATCAGATTAGTCATAGTGCTGGGGTTGAGTTGGGTTACTGGGTGAGTAAAAGTTTAAATGACGATAGGTCTTGGCTCGCAAGTTACAGAGAATATGGCTATCTAGAAGCTAATGTGGACAACAAACTACTTAACCCAGCAAACAAAAGGTACACTGTATCTGAGACAAGCATAGCTGTACCACAGTCAGGTGCAGAAAATATAGCAGATTCGGTGATAATGATGTATTACAAATGTAAATCAGAAACATTTACAATAGGTACTTATATTGGTACAGGTAGTGCTGGTAATAAGATTGTTACTAAAGATGTTAATGGTAAAGAGGTTAAGTTAAGAGATGTTGTTATTAAGAGGATTGATGATGTTGGTGATTGGAAAGTATTTGACAGTGCCAGGCAAGGAGAAGGGTATAGTTTGAATTTAGCAGCCGCAGCAGAAATTGACAGTGCAATTATATCCCAATTTCCTTATGGGTATTTTGAAGTATCTGCCACATCTGAGCAAACTAACGCACTAAACGGGCAATACCTATATATGGGATACATAGACACAAATGCTACAACAACGCCTGACGATACTTACTTTAATTTACCAACTGACGACACGAATCTAAACATTGTAAATGGTACATTTATAACAACTAATGGTATTGATGGTCAAGGGTATGTGCATTCAACTGAAAAGTTTACTGGAACTATTGATTTTAGTGGCGTTAGTGATGGACTTAAATGGGTTGGTAGAAAATCAGATGGTACTTGGAGATTTGAAGATAAGAAGCCTATGAATGGTTTATATACAAAAACAAGTGCTGATGATAATAGATTAGTTAATATTGATGGTAAATCATATGATACTATTGGCGGCGCTATATTTGAAGATAGTTTTACCGATGATATTGACGGGTGGACTGCAAATAATGATGCTAATTTAAGTTTGTCTAACGGCCAATTATCTGTTAATGCTAATGATACTGATTATCCTTTTGCTAGTCAGGATATAACACTAGAAATAGGTGCAGAATACACAGTTAAGGCTTCAATGGGTGGAGTTAATCCTTTACTAAATATCTCAGGATATAATCTATCTGAAAGCGGATATTTAAGATTTGTTGCTCAAAATGAAACGGAAGCGTTAATCCTAAAAATGAATGGTACGGGAGATGACGACACAGCATACTTCGACAACATAAGTGTCTACAAAACACAACCAACACTAGGAACACTACAAGAACCAACAGCGTTCTTAAAGCATCCAGTTATGGTTGCAAGTGAAACACCAGTTGATATTGATTATAATAGAAGCTTGGCTGATACTGTTATTGGTACTATGGAAGCTGATACGATTGTAGTTAATGACGTTGAAGCTAGCGATGTTAAAATTATCGATAGACCTATACTTAACGCACGTAGCACTACTAACTTAACTGCTCCTGCTATAGTTAACTGGGATACAACAATAGATACTCATAATGCGTTGTCTAACGGTTTATGGCTTTGCGCAAAAGACGGTACTTACATAATAACAGTACGCTTTAGATTTGGACATAAAAGTACTACCGTAGGTAGGACTAGTACTCTTGTTTACTTAAACGGCTCGTCTATTAAAAGTATGGGAGGCTTTTCAAGAGATAAAGCTGAAGATGGTGCTAAGTACCCGGTAATTACAACAACGACAACACTTGAATTAAAGAAAGGTGACATTATTCACGTAAATCTTATTTTAGCTGACTCTGATAATTACTTACTACACGGAAATATTAGCGATGGTGGTACTGCACTGAACATAACATACATAGGAGGTAAATAAGATGATAGCTAAAATAACAGATGGGGTACTAGCTACCCTAGGTAATGGGGAACTATTACAGTTCCATATAGACAATGGATATGAACAAGTTGAAGATATAGCAGTAGATGCTGAAGGTAACTACTACGCATACTACACAGATTATACTACACCAGATATGGATAAAATAAATGCTAGTGAATTAGGTGAACGGCTTAAAGAATGGAAAATTGAACGAGCTACAGCAGTAGATAATATAGTAGTAGAGTTCAACGGTTCGTCGTTCCAAGGTAATGAGAAAAGCCAGGATCGAATGAGTAGAGCAATTAATGCACTACCTGATGATGAGACTACGGTAAACTGGGTAACTAGCGATAATTCAGTAGAACAGTTAACTAAGTTAGATCTACAAGCTATATTAGCATTAAGTGGTGCTGAGCAGAGTAGATTATGGGTAGAAGGGAGACCATCATGAAATACGTATACTACACAGTGTTAGTTCTATGGGACATAATAAGTAAATTAATAGGTATTCCGATGTTCTATTTGCTATCACCGTTCAGAAAGTGGGCTAGAAATAGAGTATATAATTATTGGTTTGATAACAATAGATTCGTGAAGAGATTCAATCAGAGAAATCCAAAGCTATCAGAAGATGGTACTAAAATACTACTTACTAAGCCAGTGCATCACCTGTTCGATCCAAGTAAGTCAGTACCTCAAGGTTACTTCCACAAACGTACAGTAAATAAAGCCACATACTATGTAGCATTCTTCGTATGGGGTTGGTTCGATGATGATTCAACTCAAGAAACTTGGAGTGCATGGTTCAATGGAGCTGTACTAAAAGGTGAGAAAGAACAATGGACACTGAAAATACCAGGTGTTAGAGAAGCATTCAAGAGAGACTTAGCTAAGTTAGAAGAGACTAATGCATACGGTAGAGTATTCGACCAAGGTGATTTAGCTGATTACTCAATAAGTGGATGGAGTACGTTCTTGTGGTTACTAAGAAATACTGCATACAACTTTGCATATGCTAAAGATACTAATGATGAAAGTATAGTATGGGTTAAGGAGTTTCCACAATGGAAAACTAAGAAAGGCCACGTACTGTTCGGTTGGGAGCAATACAAGACTAGTGCTAGTAAGACTGGCGTAGCGTATAAGCACAGATTCATTATGAACTTTTAGACGAACTCGCAATATCTGTACCTGATCTCTTCAGGTACAAGACTCATATCTTTAAATGCTTTAGTAGCGCTACAATCTTCATCTGTTCTTTTTATTTCGCATACACTTAAGTCAGGATTATTTTTAAGAGTTTCTCTATAAGCTTCTACTCTATCTGTACCTGCTACAATAACATTAATATTGCAAGCACTTTTATTCATTATACCAAATATATTTCCACTTCCATGTTTAATCACGTTAGCTTTTATATTATTCTTTTTTAATACTTCATTAAGCACGCTAAGTCTGAATTCTTTAGTACTTTTAGTGTCTTTACTAGTAACTACGCATATAGTTAACGTATCGTATTCCTTATATGCTTCTTTAATTATTTTAAGATGTTGTACTGTAAGTACTCTAAACTTGCCTATGAATAGCGCACCGTTATTTCCTGGCAGTCTCTTGTGCGTTATAAATTTTACATTACCCATTATATCATCTAATACTTGTACCTTATTCTTTTTACTATGATACGGTAATGCTAAAACGTGACTATTATTTTCCATAAAGTATAAAGCACTTGATCTTACTTGAGACCAGTATAATTCTTCTGCATAAGGTTCCATACGGTGCTTGTTCTTTATTTTAGTTCTTTCTTCTTGGTCGTTTTGAGATTCTTTCTGTAATTTAAATAATCCTATATCGGTTTTGATAACAAAACCTTCAGCAGTACCTTTGATTCCACCATAAACAGAACTATATTCTTTAAGATCTTGTTTTAAACTTTTTATCATAAAATCAAGCGACTGTGCTTTATAATTATTATTCACTACGTAGATGGGATATCTTTGTTTAAAATAACTCATATCTTGTTCAGTTGTAGCCTTTATAAAAATAAGATTAAATAATTCTGTGTAAGTATGGCTTAAAGTACTCTTACGCATAACGTATTCAAAGAATAGCTCTGTATTAATTTCTAATTTTTTTATTTCTTCTTTATTAAATCGTAACACTTCATCTAAACAGAATTTAAATTGAGCATTACCTGTACTAAACATTTTAATATCACTGTCTGAAAGGTAATTAAATTCATCCCATATAAGTAAATCGTTTTTATAGTAAACTTTTAAGTCACGTTTTAAATCACCTGTGTTATGCGCTTTAATAATGTTAATTTTAATACCATCTATTTTCTCTTCTATCTTTATTATACCTTTACTAGAGATATATTCATTTAATTCTTTAGAGTGTTTTTTAGTAAGTTTTTCTACGTTTTTAATACTTACATCCAATCTATCTTTTGCCATTTAAATAATCCTTTCTAGACCTAGATACGTCTAATTTAATTGTTAGAGCACTGCCTTTATATCCATTTTTAAAGTTCAATCCATCTATTTTATAACCATTTTCTTTACAGATTTGGCTTTCATGTTGTACTGCACTGATCATCTCGTCTCCGTCTTTGAAGTTAAAGAAAACGCAATAATCGAATCCGTATTCTTCCTGGTATAATGAGAAATTTAATCTCTTAAAAGCTAATAGTATATCTTCTTTAGAGCACCTGCCGTCTTTATCTAATGTAGCGTTAAAAATATCATCTATCTTATCATATACTTCTGGTACGTCACTAAACATATGCTTGTAAATGCCACTGTACATGTCTAAGATGTACTGTCTGTCTCTGTCTAAATTATTAAAACATTTTACTAATCTACCTAGATTAGTCACGTTCTTAACTCCAAGCTCTAACTCTATAATTTGTTCTATTTCACGATATTGTTTTGGTGCTTTGTATATTTCGCCGCCATTCTTAACTTCTACCTGATCGTTACCTATAAGAACGTCACCTTTAGTAGCAAATTCACCATTCTTGCAAAGTATAATAAGTAAATGTTCGCCACGTCCTACTCCAGTAGCACCTTGGCCTTGTGGATTTAGCTTAAGCTCTGATAGCCACTTAACAAATTCTTTAAAGAACGGTACGTTGTAAATCCAGGCATAATTCATTCTGTAAAAATCACTTAGTTTTTGCGCTACGCCATTCTGTAAAAAGTTGTTTTTGTCAATACGATGCGTAGTGATATATTGTATAACTCGTATTTTATCTTTATAAGGCTGAGCAGAATTCTTAATGTACTCTCTTATAACTTTTTCAGACTCTGCGTGTGCAGAGCATTGTTGAAATAACAAGTTTACAGATGATTCTACATGTACGTACATAACTTGATTGTAAATATACGCTAGTTCAGAATCTGATAAATTACTTTCTTTAATACTGCTAATTAGTTTATTTTTCATACGTTAGTTCCATACGTTAGTTCCATACTCTTTCTAGATACTTTTCAACAGTGTCTTCTAAGCATTCGTCTACGTCTAATTGCCACGCTTTTCTAACGTAATGATATGCTTTTAATTTTGCTGCAATATCATCTTCTGCATTGTCTTCTATAGGCTGAGCCTGACAACCTATACCAAATACAATCTCATAAAATCTATAAAATACGAGCTGTTTATGTACTTTACATATTTCGTTTTGCTGAACATATTTTATTATTCTTTCTAATGACATGATATCACATTTTGTAGCGTTTTTATCTAAAGCGATCTTTGCACAATAATCTAAATCTTTATTATACTGTACTTCACCTTTAATTCCACCTTTATTCTTTCTTAACTCTCTGTACATTACATCATTAATTTTCTCATACGCTTGACCAACACCAGAATCTACACCAAAATTATATAGTCTTATGTATGGTGGTTGCTTAGATTTTAATTTTGGATTTTCTTTAGTACTACTAGGTGTAAAGACTACTGCCTTTTTAATGTGGCTCATACCAACAAGAGCTCTTAGAAGGTGTTTATGAAATACTGCTTTTACAATTGTTGCATCTTCTATATGACTAGAGTGGCTAAACATAGACCATTCTGTTGGCTTATTATCTTTAAAATCGAGTAGCTCAAAATCGAATTGGGTTAACTCATCTTCAGGACTACTATCTAACTTAAATAAAGCTATTAAAGTGTTACCTGGTTTTTGAATGTTTATATTGTCGCATTTGTACTTATGATGAGATCTTATAACTTTAATGTAATATTTAACTTTTTCCTTGTCAACCATAACGTCTACGTCACCCATATATTGCTTGTGCTTTATTATATCATCATAATTATTAAAAAATAGTGACGTACTACCTGAATAGTATTCTTCTATATTAAGTTCTTTAAGTATTTGAGATATCTCTTTTAAAGCGTTTTTATTTACTTTTAACTTACTAGGCATATATTCTACACCGTCTTTTATACATTTGGTATTTCCACCCATAAATAATCCTTTATACTGTTTATAGTCTTATTATATCATAATATTGTTAAACAGGTATTAAATTGCTTCAAAATGAAGATTGCTTATATCTATATACATGCTCTCTGTATGAGCATTTTACAGTTAGTCAGGTCTACAGGTTAATACTTGGATTTGTTAATTTTAGATCGTACTAACAATGTATTACATTAGATGAGGATTGAAAGATAAGTGTTGCTTATATAGTTTATAATCTTAAATAAGCCTGATTAAGCAGCGTAACGTTAAATCACACCTTGCTTAATCATTTTTAGTTTAAGTTGAAGCAGCTCTTTTCTAAATTTAATAGTACCTGCGTCGTCTTGTTTAACTTCGCATGTAAGATAATAAGTCTTTTCAAGTAACGTTTCGCTGTCAGTAGGCATTAATTGAAAAATAAAGAAAGAGTCTGCAGGAGTTTTAAGAGTAATGTCTAGGTTTAGCTGAACAGAAAATTCACCATTAACGTCACACTGTGTTCTTATAGTTCTTGAATGAGGTACGAATAGACCTTTAACAATAATGTAAATGTACTTTGATGGCACTGCTGCACCGTCTTTAGTAACTGTACCACTAACAGTAACTGTACTACCATCTTGAACGTTATCATTAAACGTCACTGTTTCATCATCTGGCTCGAATAGCTTGTAAGAATTTCTTAACGGTTCATTAATTAGTGAGTCTTCATTAAAAATGTCAATGTTCTTAGTTAAGTTACCTTGCAGTACTGGCGTTTCGCCAATAGATTCTGCTATAGTCCATGATCCTGTCCAGTTAATATCAAGAACTGGTATGTCCTTACTTGAAAATTCCCATAAGTCTGAGCTGTCGCCTATTGTAACTTCTACTGTTTGTATTTCTGCCATCATTAGCTCCTATAATATATCTCTTCTACGAAGAGTAAACTTTAATTTATTTATTAGAATAGACCAATCTAAACGATGCTTTGTAATATTCCAAGGTACTTTAGTTATTTTTATTGTAAAGTCTATTGGTACACGTTTTTCTAACCAAGGTGTTTTAATCACTCTAGGCGTCCAATCTATAGTTCGTATCTTTTTAGTCCAGTCTACGTTTTCAAAACTAACACCTTTACTTGGACATTCTACAGTAAATTCATATTCTTGTTGTACTTGTGCAGCTGAATCATCCCATACTTGTACAACGACACGCATTTCTGCAATGTCGGCACTAAAATCATATTCGAAGTCTTGCGGTTGCGTTTTACCTGTACTGTAGAACAGAGTCCAGTTATCTTCTCCATCACTGGACTTAACATTCTTATAAATGTCATATTGAGTATGCTGTATAGTTCCATCTTCATCTGTACCGTTATGCTCGAATTTATAAAGCAACGTGTCGTTTAAAGGTTCTGTAACTACAAGATCCATTTCAGGAGGTATGTTAGTCATCTGGATTATTTTACTTAATTCAAGAGTTATATCTTCGTAACCATTAAAGAAGTGTACGTACTGAGTAGCTTTTATGTCGTGTTTTGTTAATTCAAATATCTGTACATCTTCTGTATTGTAATACTCTCCGTCTATAACATAGTCTACAGAGAAGTCAGTTGTACTTCCAGCACATGACGTAACTACGAGTTCTTGGTTCTTAGTAGGATTATTGTTATTAAAGCAAGCAAAAGCTGTGTGATATATCTCTAGCGAGTCATGACATTCTCTAGTTCTTCCAAGATAATCAGTAGTACGAATGTCTACATGTATATCTCCACTTCTAGTAAGAACGTGCACATTAGTAGTACTGTACTCGTCTTCATCTTCGTCGTCGTACCAGAACCTGTATTCAGTTAAAGACGTACCGACGAAGTTATAAACGAGTTCAGATCCGTAATATTTTTTGTGCCAGTAAGTTTTACCATCTTTAACATAAGACTCTTCATTAGTCGCACCGTTTTTTGCTACAAGTACATCATTTACATTAAGAGTATCAGGAATATTCCATAAAGAACAATCTATAGCCTGTAAAGGTTTAAGATATAAGTCATTTAAATAAAGATCTGAACCATCAAGGTTAAAGAAATAATAGCAAAATTGATCTGGTATATTGTCGTTGTCTGTGCGAGAACCTTGGTAGTACGCAGCTAAAAGAACAGATTCAGTGCTGGAGTTAGTTATCTTAAGTACATTGTCCTGACCTGAAATATCAGGATCTCCTAAGTTTATATTGTAAGAAGTGTCTTCTGTATCTCTGATGTCACTCCAACCTGTTAAAGTTGTTTTAACAAATACTTCGATTTTACAATCTACTAACGTATCGTCTTCTAAGTAAACATCTCCTGCTACTGTAATATTCATCTAGAATGCCTTTTTAATATCTTTACCCATTTTCTGTAATAATAAGTTTATGTCTTTTTCAAAATCTTTATGTATCTTATGAAAGTCTTTGGTATAAGATTGCTCTATTTTAGCGTATCGTTTTTCTATCTCGTCATACTGAGATTCTTCGTATTCAGCTTTAATAGAATCTAAAGACTTAACAAACGTTACTGATCTCTTAAGATCCATACTAAGTTCTAATAAATTATTACTATGAGACTTTTGTAAGTGCAGATCTGCTATAGAACCGTCACTTTGAAGTGACTCAGATATAGATTGTACTATTTTTTTAAACATAATGCTCTACTATTCTACGAAGTAATTTTGTTTTTATTCTTGCGTCTAGTTTTTCTCATAGACTTTCTGTCTTGTCTAGACATACCTTTTACAAGCTTACCTTTAACGTTACATGTTTTTCTACCGTTTGATTTCTTGATAGTATCTCCGTGTTTTTGTAGGCATTTTTTCTTCTTTCTCATTTTGTTCTTAAAAGAAGCTTTACGTCTACCTTTTGCAGCGTCACGTTTAGATGAAGCTGACATTTTCTCAGTAACGTCTTTGTCTAGTTCGTCTTCAAGATCTTCTAAGTCTTCGTCGTCTATAAAGTCAATAAGAGCTTCTACTGCATCTTCAAAGTCTTCTTCGTATAAGAAATCTATAATATCATGCAGATCTTCTCTAGTCCATGCTTCTTGTTCTTCTGACACAAGTGGAGACTTTATTTTAAAGTTTTGTACTAATTCTTGGAAAGTTGTGTTCATATTATCATCCTAATATTTTGGTTTATTTATCTTTAATTCAGTACCTTGTATTCAGTACCTTGTATTCAGTACCTTGTATTTAAAAGTTATGCATCTTGTTCTTTATGAAGAACTTTGGTATTCGCATAAACCCCAGATACTGAGGAGACTTGTAAGATTTAACTTCTACTCGTTGCTTTACTACTATATCTGCATTACCTCTGTCTTTAGGACCTATAATTTCGTATAGGTCCTTCTGGTATATGTTAGTTAAGGCGTTCAAGTTTAATTACGCACCGTAAACAGGCATTAATTCAAGTAATTCTTCTATAGTAGGTGATTCGGCACCTGAGTCAACATCAGCCTGTACTTCGTATACTTTGGCCCATACTGCATCTGTCCAGTCGCCTAGCGCAATACACTCATCGTAGAACGGACTATTAGGACGTAAATACTTAGCTGTTGAGTTCATGTTATCATAACCTAATCCTTTAGCTGTTGAATCAATCAGTCCTTGTACAGACTTCTCCATTTCTTTAATAAGCTGTTTAGTAGCTAACTCATTTGTAAGTTCTGTATCTATTGCTAAAATACCATCTACTAAATGTAATTTTTGTCCTTGCACATCGAAATCAGGTTTAGCCATAAGTTCATACCCTAGTGTTTCGTGTATCGGCAGTAGTTTATCTGCCATTGATACGATTGTTATTTTATTGTCTTTGTTTTGTATTATCATTTTATGCTCCTAGGTAGCTTATTGATAGGTTTGTTCTAGCAGAGTCTGTACCGCTTATATATTCATCTCCATTAACTGCGTATGATTTTATAAAAACTAAGTCATTTTTTTTAAGTTCTCTACTCGATACTATTACTGAGTGCCTATCTCCACTAACATCAGTATCTCTTTGATAAGTTATTTGCACTATGTCATTGTTTATATACATTATTGCAAAAGTACTATAATCTGAAGAAGATATATACATAAAAATATTAGATATTATACTATAAACACCATCCTTAGGACAAACCCAAGCACCACCACTATAAGCGTTATGTGTATCTACTTGTACATCGTTAAAGTCTATAATAATATCTGTATCTATATTACCAGCAGTCCTACCAGCAAAGAACATAGGTCTATCAGTCATCTTCAAGTCAGCACATACAATCTCATAATTAACTGCTAAATCATCTACCTCCAGAGTATCCATCACACTTGATGGTAACTCTCTATCTGTCCAATCTTTATAATCACTCATTATACTCTCCTTGTTCTATTTGTCATTGGTTTTACTATATGCATAGGTGTTTCACTTGCGACCATAACTGGATACTTTAGGAACGCTGTTGGTTCTTGTAGTGTTCCTAGTGTTGGTTTTATTTTATATACACTTATATTGTCGAACTCTGCATAGTCATCAGTACCATCAATAACTCTAAACTTAACACGTGCAGTTGTTTCAGACGCTATAAATGTTCCACTTAAGTTTCCTGTAGTGTTATAGCCCAGCGATAGATAATAACTATCATCTGATTTTACAGGGAAAAAATACCCATTAGCAGTACCTCCTATGTCATTACAAGAGATTATATATTCTTCTCCTATTATCGTGTCTATATATTGAGTATAAGCTTCACCAATTGAGCCATCTTGTGTTACCCTTAGTTTTCCACTTGATAATGATACTGTACCAGTAGTACTGTTTATTAAATCAACATCAGCTTGTGTATCAAAGTTACCACCTACAACCAGTTCACCACCAACAGTATCATATAATTTACCATCAATATTAACTAATCTATTATCATCAGCACTTGTTTTTGTATATAAACCATTCATAGGCTTCTTATCTTCAAATACAAAGTTAGTACCTCTTTTACCTACCCATTTAAGTCCATCACTAACGCCACTAAAATCAATAGTTCCAGTAAACTTTTCAGTTGAATGAATATAGCCTTGACCATCAATACCATTAGTTGTTATAAATGTACCATCTGTTATCGATAATGTACTTAGTGCTTTAAACTTGTCTGTATTAGTCAGTAAATCCCCACTCGTTATATCAACGATAGCTTTATACATCTTACCACTTGTACTATCCTTTACAATGGTATCAACTGTATAATCTGCTGTTGTTGTAGTTGTGTCTGTTGCATCTACATCTGAACTATCTACTGGTTTATTGTAATAACTATCGTCAGGTGTTATTGTAGCATTTGTGTCTATGTACCCCATATATAGGTATTGAGCGTTTAGCTTGTTAATACCACCACCATAAGTGGAAGTGTCATCAATTACAATATAACCTGTAGTATAATTTAGCTTATGTCTTGATTCTTCTGCTCCAGACCCATTCAATGTTAAATCAGCGTCGTTTCTTGCACTATCAAGTACTACCCAATCACCAACATCATCAATCCTCTTAATAACAACATCTCGTAACTTAACTTCTTTACCATTTACATCAGTAGTAACAATCTTATTACCACTAGCTCCCGTACCAATATAAGTACCTATTGTAAATGTTTCTGATTTACATTTGTAGTATGCTATGTAGGTATCAGTTGAAGCATTACAAGAAGTAGAAGTTCCGAATATAATACTGTTGTTTGTGCTTTCATTCTGTCCGCTATTAGTAGCTATAGAAGCATCAGTGTTTAACACTAGATACTTATTAGTACCACCATTGTATCTTGTACCAACTCTCCATTCTATGGCAGATGTTAAGTTTTTATAACCGAAATAATCCAACTCAACACCCATACTATGTTTAATCTCATGCCCAGCACTACCTGAACCACTATAAAGTATCATACCCTCTTTAGTAACAGGATTGTATGCTTCTACATAGAATTTATTATGACTAGTCATTCCCCATTTGATATGTGTATATAAAGTAACACCCATTACATATTCACTATCTATTTCATTAGTATTAGCATCATTCCCTTTTATTATGATATTGCTACCAGAAAAATCAATACCCGCTACTGTTGCTCTTGCGTCTGTTTGGCCTGTTTTAATAACATCCGTTTTAAGTCTTAGTCCATCAAACACAAAGTTAGCAGAATTATCATCATCAAAATCTCCACCACTTCTCTTTTTGATTTTCACTTTTACTAAATTTAATACACAACTTCCACTAGCTATAACACTATCATCTGACTGTAGCTTTACTTCTTCTCCATCTAAGTAATAATCTGAACTATTAGTTGAATCTGTAAACCATTCTGCATTAATACCAACTGGAACTGATATATCGCCATCAATACCCGTATAAGTAATCACAGCGTGATTTTTAGTAACTATTATATTATCTATAGTTACACTATTACTATTCACCAGTACGTTACTAACTATTTGTCTTGGTGTATTATTGATTTTACTGTCTAAAATAGTTGTAGCGTCTGTTACCTTAGTCTGAACATGACTTTCTGTTGCTATGGGTTCTCTCGGCAATACTACCGTGGCGTTATCTGCACCATCTTGAGCTTCTAATATTAGTGCTCCATTAGGACTTTTAATCTTAATTCCCATGTAATCTCCTATGTTTTGATTTTATTTATACTGAGCGTGTTATCTCATACCAGTAAGTATTTCTGACACGTCACCTGGATTAATTCTATGAGGTTCTATATAATACATTTTCTCTTCTCCGAGTATCTGTAATATCTTGCTTACAAGTTCAGAACAGTACCACTTGTCAGTTCTATCAAGACCTATCTTCAAGAACTGGCATAGTAGTATTCCTTTCCAATCGTATTCTGCGTCTTCAAGAGAATGAATGAACTGCATACAATCCAGGTATTGTTTTTGCGTAACCTCATACGATAGTTCGATAATATCCCACACTTTGGGCGTTTTATCTTCTGGTATTGCGTCGTCTATTACTATACCAGTTTCAGGTGCTACTGTAATATGAGTACGGTTAACTACAATCTCGCAATGGCTGTACATTGAGTTAGTCCACCAAGAAATTGATTTGTCCGTTATAGTACTCTTAGGATTGTCTTTAGAAGTACCCTTATACATGAGTACCTTTACAGGTACTCTAACAATATACTCGTTAGACTCTAGTTCGTGCATAACTTTAACCTAGTACGATAGCACCCTTTTCTACTATTCCTAGTGCAAGTGCCTCTTTAATCTCATCTACGCTTATAGTTACTACTGAGTTATCATGTAGTTTCCAAGGACTTTCTGTTAATCCAAGTACTGCAGCTGCCGTAATAGCTTCATTCATGTTGGCTCTTGACTGGTCGTCAGCATCAAATGTATTACCTGCTTCTGTAGTAACTGTAAGTTCTTTAAGAGCTTTAAGTTTTTGAGCTTTTTGTTCTTTGTGCGTAGCGGCTTGATCTAATCTTTGAACTTCTTGAGTATCTTCTTTAAGAACGCCATCAACTAAATGTAACTTAGTTCTTACATCGAAATCAGGTTTAGGCATAAGTTCGTAACCTAGTTCTTTGTGTATGGGAAGTAACTCTGTAGCTGTTTCAGAAATTATTGTTATTTTATTGTCTTTGTTTTGTATTATCATTTTATGCTCCTAGGTAGCTTATTGATAGGTTTGTATAATTCGAGCTACTACCATAAATGTACTCATTATCATCTGTGTTATTTGATTTAACATACCAAGTATCGCCTTCTTTAAATTTAATGGTTTTAGCGTATGATATACATCTTATTCCATTAGAGGTATCATCATTTAATTGCAATAAATGTCTTGAACGAGGATAACGTATTTGTATTTCTATAACCCCTTCTTGCAGTATTACTGAAAATAATAATTCAATACTATAAACCCCGTCCTTAGGACAAACCCAAATACCACCTTTGTAAGCATTATGTGTATCTATTTGAACATCGTTAAAGTCTATAATAATATCTGTATCTATATGTCCAGCATTTCTACCAGCAAAGAACATAGGTCTATCTTTCATTATCATTGTGTCGCATTCCATCTCAGGAGCTACAATGGCTCCTGTAAACTCTGTACCGCCTTGAACATTCTCAAGGATTTCTTCTCTTTCTTTACGTATCATTATTTCTCCTTATGAACTTGGTAAGTCTTGTATTATTCCGTTAGCAACTTGAACTGGTTTAGATAACCATGTAATAGCTTCAGGTGTTGTTCCTAATGTTGGTTGTGTTTTGTATATGCTTATATTGTCGAAGTATGCAATATCCTCATGGTGAATTCCGACAGAGAGTGTGTTTTCGCTGGCAGTGGCTACGAACTCTGCGTAAGATGTTCCGTTATGGTGATAGTATACATCCCCCGTAGCCATTAATCCACAATTGTACCCACTGTAAATACTAATATGTACTTTATTAGTAACGTCAGTGGCGTTTGAAGAAAAATTACCTATAGAAATAGAATACCTTTTACCGATTTCTAATAAAATATTAGTCCTAGCACTACTCCAACTACCAGAGTCAGCACTATCATCTACTTTTAACATACCATTTTCAACACTTATTTCAGCATTAACAGCACTCCATCCATTAGTAGTACCATCTTTAAATGTACCATTAATAAGTAACTCAGCAGTCTCTGCAAGGTACCATTTACCTTCTTTAAGAACATATCTGCTGTCTTGAGCAAATTGAGCTTCATAATCTCTGTACATCGGTTTGTTTTTAACGAACATATTAGTACCGTCTTCTTTAATACCTACGTAGTACTTACCATCTTCTAATTGAGATGCGTCTATTACTTGATTGAAATTCTTAAGAACATTTTTGTAACCAAGAGCGTCTTTAGATACGCTTATAGAAACGTCACTATTTAAAGTAGTTGTACTTATCGCTAATGGGTCTGTACTATGAGTTGGTTTCATATAATATGAATCATCAGGCGTTGTTGTAGCATTTGTGTCGATATATCCCATATATAGGTATTGCCCGTTTAGTGCGTTAACTATTGCAGCTGAAGTGTTTAAAACAAAACCATAATCTAACAGTATAGCTCTATATCCATCAGTTGCCTCTTTGTCTGGTGTGTTAAGCTCTAACCTAACTAAGGTTTCACTATTATAGACTCCCCAATCACCAACATCATCAATCCTCTTAATAACAACATCTCTTAACTTAACTTCTTTACCATTAACATCAGTAGTAATAATCTTATTACCGGTACTACCTGTACCAATATAAGTACCTATTGTCCATGTTTCTGATTTACACTTGTAATATAACATGTAGTTATCGCTTGTTTGAACTCCATTAATACTTGTGCTTGTTATATTTGAATAGTACCCAGTAGAGACCTTAGCACTATCCGTATTCAAGAGCATCTTCTTTCCATTTTCTGCTATACCTTTGATGCTGACTCGCCATTGTGAAGCACTTACTAGGTTCTTAACAACAGTATAACCCAACTCAACCCCAGCACTATGAGGAACTTGATGACCAGCACTAGCTGAACCACTATAAAGTATCGTACCTTCTTTAGTAACAGGATTGTATGCTTCTACATAGAATTTATTATGTGAAGTCATTCCCCACTTGATATGAGTGAACAGTGTTTGGTATAGTACATATGTTTCGTCTAATTCATTTTGACCAACTTGAGCACCTTCTATAACTACACCATTTAAAGTAAATTCTGATAAATCGTCTGTGTCATCGTGGAACTCAACATTAGTTAAGTTTGAGAATACTCTACGATGAACTCCTCTTAGCCCATCATATATTTGATTATTTCCTTCACTACTCCTACTCTTAAAATGAACATTACTAGTATTAGCAACACAACTACCACTTCCATTACCAGCTACGGGTAATATCGATAGGTTACTAAATGTAGCTGTAGCATCATCGTCAGATGTACCGCATTCGAGTCTAATTACATAATTAGTATCATCATTAGGCACATTTATTATATATAACATAGAACCACTAATTAAAGGTGTAATGCTTGTTATATCGTCATCTGTCATTACTTTTAACTTTGGTGCAGTACCTTCAGCAGTGCAACTTATAGCATAACTACCTTTATTTAGCGTGAATGTTCTTTTTGCGTATGGATAATCAGTATCATCAGCGTTAACACTTAACACTCCATTACTTACACTTAAATTAGCATCATTTACAGCAGTCCAGTTATCCACTGAACTCGTATCGTTAGTACTATCTATCAAATCTACAGCATCATCAGCAATAACTGCAAAGCCTCCAGCAACTCTTTTATTATAAAAGCCACTTCCATTATTTGGTTGAGTAAAGTCAACACTTGATATACCAGTTTCAATTGTTTGCGTGTCGCCATTCCCAGTATAAGTAACTACAGCATGGTTCTTAGTCTTAACTACGTTAGAAGTACTAACACCTTTAATATCTATAACGTTACTAGCAGCTTGGCTATAAACGTAAGATGTAAGTTCTGTCTTAACAGCTTGTACATCTTCTATTTTAGCTACGTTTATTTCAACATCATTTTCTTTAAAAACTACTTTAGAATTAGCACCTTTAGCATGAAATTCTAGATTTTCGTTTTCTGTTATAATACCAGCCATCTAAACTCCTCTTTTTATTTTATTTATAATGCGCATAATGTGCACAGCGTTATACAGCTGCATGCACATCAGTTAAATCAACATCGAATTTTACTAAGAAAGCGCTTTCTCCGTCACCTTCTAACCAAAACTCGTTATCTAATGGATTAATACTCATTGCTGTTCTATCAACAAGAAATTCAATGTTAGATCCATTAGTATGATCCACAGTGCTAACCCAATCTTCTCTATAATGACTTATAACAGTACTTCCTCTGTTAATTCCATTTCCTTTAATACCACATACGCAAGCATCAGTACCAGAATTATCGTTAGTGAAGTCAATAAAAAATGAAATTCCACTTAATTCTCCAAGGTAAGAACAGTCGCCATCAATACCACCTTGAGCATCGAATCCAAGTAACGCAGCAACATCTGAATTAACTACACAGAACGCTCCACTTGCTCTTCTATCACTAAATGCAAGATCATTTAAAGACTTGCTTACTCTCATAACAATAGTTTTAATTACTGTATTTAGTTCTAACGCATAATCTGAACTAAATACAAGATTTTTAGAAGCTTTAGCTCTCGTTTTTATCATTTGAAGATATCTAGTATCAATTCTGTATACAAGTTCGTCTGCTAAGTAATATGCTAAAACATCTATAATATCTTCTCCATAGATAGCTTTCAGGTCTTCAGTACTTTCTGAAGTAAGTGCTGCTCTAATTCTTTCAGTACTAGCTTCAATATTAGTACTTAATACTTTTAATTTGTCTTGTACAGCGTCATAAGTTATACCAGAGATAACTCCATTACCACCTTGAAGAGGTTGCATATCACTACATCTATATGCTATCGATTTTTTCTGAACTATCTTGTCTAACTTACCTAATAGTTCGGCTTGATTAATTACATCTATGCCTTCAGTTTCGTTTACTTTCATTTTATTTCCTTTAGATACGTTTAACGTATTTAGTTGTATTTATAAATATTTATAAATATTTACAGATAAATGCTATTAATAGCATATAAAGGTTAGTAATGAAAAAGTTCAAATTAAAAGACGCTTATAATGAAGGTATAACTCTTAGATTGCAAGGTAAATCTAAAATATTTAAGAAAGACGAATTGTATAGTGACGATTTATATGTGCAATGTTATTCAGATTATTTTATTATAGCTGGAGAAATAAACGATACGCACTTAAGTGATAAAACTCTTGTATTTAATAAACTAAGCATCAGTAAAAATAGTGCTATACAGTCTTTCATAAAAGACGAATCAGAAACAATTTTAAAAAGGAACGAATCTCTTAATAAAGACGTACCTGAAGTAGAAGAAATAGAACAGCTATTCAAATATGACAAAGCGACAATAGAGATAGAATAATGGGCAGAAAATACAAGCAAGGAATATATATTCCACCTGAAAGTGCAAAAGATAAGTGGATTATAACAGAGGCTTTTGATATGAAAGAACCAGGTATAAAATATAGGTCTTCTTGGGAACATAAATTTTGCGTATTTTGCTCTCATAATCCGTATATAGTAAAAGCAAATTCAGAAGGAACGATTGTACCGTATATAAGTCCTGTTGACGGTAAAAAGCACAGGTATTATATCGATTATACTATACAGATGGAAGACGGTAGGATATTTCTTGTAGAAGTAAAGCCAAGCACAGAATGTAATCCACCTAAAAAGCCTAAAAAAGATACTCCTAAATCTAATCTTAATTATCAAAAATCCTTACAAACATACGTTATAAACCAAGCTAAATGGGAAGCAGCTAAATTATTTGCAATTTCAATGGGTGCTACTTTTATTATAATTACTGAAAAAGAGTTAGGTATATAAATACAACTAAAACAGGAGTTAAACTATGAGTTTAGACGTATTAAAACAGAACCTAGGTTTAGGTTATAGAGGAAATAAATTTGTTGCATCATTTGCACCTAAAGGAGCATCTCTTGATGGTAATGTTATATCAGCACTTTGTAAAGTGGCTTCACTACCAAGTAAAACAATTGGATCAGTAGAAGTACATAGCCAAGGTCATAAAATGACATTAGCTGGAGAAGCACAATTTGAGGGTACTTACAGCATGACTTTCTGGAATACACCTAATTTAAATATTAGATCTGTAATTATCGATTGGATGGACATTATTGATTCAGTACAAACTGGAGAAAGAAGTGTTACTCAGAATGACGACTATATGTCATTCTTAGAAATTAAACCTTTAGATACTTCATCTAATGAAGTAATTGAAGTATATACTTTCAAAAATGCATTCCCTACTGAACTTGCAGAAGTAGCATTAGACACATCAAGCGTTGATGAAATCACTGAACAAGAGGTAACTTTTGCATATTCTCATTGGGTAAAATCATAGATATAACGACTTTAGTCGTTATACAAATGTAAGGAAAATACATGGAATACTACTATCATTCAAGTATTAAGAATTATACAGTAGCTCTTCTAGATCTTTTTAACGACATCTCTGTTCCTAGATATGAGAACGGCGACAGAATTAAAGATCTCGTGGTGCCTATTAAATTCGGAACTAGAGAAAACAACTATACTATTTCAGAAAACGATATGAAGTCACTTCTTAGTGGTAATGTTAGAGCAAATATTATGCCTAGAATGTCTCTTAGTTTAGAGTCTATGAGTAAAGCTCCTGAAAGAAATACTAATAAATTATCTAGAGTAGTTAAAAATAACAAATCTAACGAACTTGTAGATTTTTATTATAACGCTAGTGCTTATGATTTTACTTTCAGTTTAAATATTGCTACAAAATCACTTACAGATTGCCTTATAATAATAGAACAAATAGTTACTTCATTTAACCCAAGTGTAGTATTAAAGATTAATGAAATAGATGAACTTCTTGAACCTACTACAGTTATTGTAAAGATATCAGATCCTGATATCGAAATACCTGAAGATCTTGATGATGCTCAAGTAAGAATAATAACAGCAAGTATAGAAGTTACATTACAAGGTAACTTATATCCACCTACTAGAAGTTCATCTATAATTAAAGAAGTTGAGATAAAGTTAAATAGTACAAATACAGGTGCTGATTACGGACTTGATGAGACGTTAGATACTCCAGGTAATGAACTTGAGAGTGTTATAAAAGCTAATGAAAACGGTACAACAATAACTAATGGAGATATAGATGGCTAGAATAAACACAAAAGAAAAGCTTATAGAGTATATTAAAAGATCTTTAGGTGCACCTACACTAAGAGTAGAACTTACAGAAGAGCAATTATCAGATTGCATAGACGATACAATACAAAGGTATTCAGAATGGCATTACGATGGAAGAATTATAGGATCTCATATAGTTACGTTAGAAAATAACGTATATACTTACAAACTTCCAGATAATATAATGGAAATAACTGGTATAAGTTCAAGTGCTATAAGCTCTTTATTTGCGCAGATACCTCAAGGTATGGTACTTGATACTAAATCAATAATGTTTGATACTACATCTAGTTTTGACATGGCAGGTATGAGTTCTACGCTAGCTAAATTTAGTAACATTAAAAGTACATTTAACAAGAAACTTAATTACGACTTCAACTCAAATAGTAAAATACTTACTATGTTAGAAACACCTACACATAGTGCTATCCTTTTAGAAGTAGCGAAAGAGTACGAGCCTCAAGAAGAAGATCTAATATATAACAATGTATGGATAAAACAAAGAGCAATCGGAGAGGCTTTCTTTAAATGGGCTACTGTTACTGGTAAGTATAGTACTAGTCTTGTATCTGGATCAGAAATATCTTACGGTGATATGCAAGCTAAAGGTGAAGCAATAATCGAGAAGACTGATGAAGAATTAGAAAATAACGTAGAACCTTTTGGTATACACGTTAAGTAGTTGTAGGTAGTTATGATAATAGATAAAAATCCAAGTATAGATCAAGATAATAAGACAATTACTGTTAAAGAAAACATCGACACGTCTGAACAAGTTGACGTAGTACTAAATGGAATGATTGCATTAATGCAAGATGAGTTAGATATAACGGATAACAGTATATCCATAATAGATGATTCAGGTGTTGATTGGAGTACGGATAATTTTGTAGTTATATACGTTAAGTTATAACGTACTAGTGCGTTACACTTTCCAAGTTATAATAAACTCTTCTAAGGATCTAATCCAAAAACCTACTATTTCCTTACTAGTTGTATCACCGTTATCGTCAATATATACTAATGGGAAATTATGTACAGAAGTATCTTTAGTAAATCCAGGTATATAATTTCTTAATTGTCCACCCTCATCACCTATAGCACAATTAGCCACTTTAAATAATTCTTCAGCTGGTCTATCGTATACATCTTCTAGTTGATCTACGACGCAATTCTTAATAGTACTTTGCTCATCACTTTTCTGCATCTTACCATCAAGCCATACTTGGTTTTCTAATGGAAGAGCTATAAGTTGCCATACATTTGCTTCAACACTGATTGTACCTTCTCCAGCGAAATTTCCGTCACCTTCACCATCATAAAGAACGTATAGATGCTCTTCATCTTCAAGTACAGTGTAGAATTCTAGGAAATAAACATTATCTTCGTCATCTAGTTTAACTTCAAATCCGTATACGTGATCTTCTATATCTCTTGTAGCTAATAATTGTCCATTAACAAATATCGTAACGTCACCACCAGTATAATCTTCTGGCAGGTCGAATCTATTTACTGAACCGTCTGGTTGTAGTGGTAGTTGTCTTCTAAGCATTAAAGTTACTTAGTGTTCTTGATATTGTAGTAGTCATAAGTTATAGTAACAGGAAGAGTTATTATTTCATCTTCTTCTGTACTAGAATATTCTACGTCGCTAATAACGCTTATTAATGTGTTTGTGAAGTCTAAGTGAAGAATTTCCTTATTATTAGAATCTAATATTTTAAGAAATGAATTGCAATTCACTTGCTGACCAAGACCTTCTGTATTTCTCATCTTAATCATTCCATTAATAATCTCTTTCCATACTTCCAGGTTTTCGTCTATAATAAAATTTAACTCAAGTTCATTGTACTGTGCTGTATCGCCTTGTATATGGCCAAGTACTGAACCAGAAGAAACTTCAGGATGAGTAAATGATATACCTGGTAAGTTAACAGATTGTATAGCGTATGTTGTCTCTGTACCGAATAAAGACGTACCAAATTGGTAGTTACTAGTAGTACTGAAGTTTCTTAAGTTTCTCATTTTTACTTTCCTATTTTATAATTATTTATAATCAAGGTACTTAATCAAGGTACTTAATATAACCAAGAACTCTTAGGTCTACTTCCCATTTACCAGCGCTGTACGTATATCCTAAGCTTTTTAAGAAATTAGCAAGTTTAGAACCTTTACCTCTTTCGAAATCAATTCTTTTTATGTCATCTAAAGTATAAGATCCTTTTAATGCTGCGTTATCGTTAATAATAAGATATTTTAAAAAGTTTATTGTCTCTTTATTATTATCTTGCAACATTCCTATATTATTACTTATAGCTTCAGATAATTCGTATTTTGCATAACTGTCGTCTTCGTTTTGAAATATCTTATTTAATTTAACTTTATCAGTAAACTTAAAGTTCTGTTCTATTTCTAAACGCGTTAATTCGTCTAGCGATTTTTGAGGAATTTCTTTGCTATACATAGATTGAATATCATGTTTTATTTGTGCTACTTTTTCTTCATCTGATAACTCTGACGTTTTAAATCTTAGTCTTTTAACTTCTTTATCACTTAATTTAACGTCTTTAAATTTATCGAAAACACTTAAAGCGTCTTGTAATTCTTTTTCTTTTATTTGTCTAGTAAGATCTCTCATTTTCCAAGATACTTTACCTTTAACTTCTATAGGTGCTGAATTAAACTGGTAAGATAGAAGTACTAAAAATGCATTCTTGTGATTGTTCATAAGGATATTGTTAAACACTTCTATCTTGTTAATATAATGCGCTAAAGGTGTAAGCTTCATCTCACCTGTTTCATAATCTACATCTAAAAGTAATGCTTTATCTTTATTAGCGTAGTATTTTACAGCATTATGCTCAGCTCTTCTGTTTATACTTTCAAGATCGATGTCTTTATGAAGTTGTCTATTCTGCAAAAAGAAATGTATCTCTTTAGCTGTTCTAGATCTTTTAATCATCTGTAATGAACTAATAACGTCGCAACTCATACTAGAGTCATAATGAAAATGTTTAGTGACGTTATTAACATTACTTACTCCTACTGTAAGTGTAGGAGTATAAAGTATAACCTGAAATGCAATATGCGTTTGCTCCTTAAATCTTTTATAAATTAACTGCCTTGTATCTTCAGACGTTTCACTTGTTAGTTTAACTACCTTTACACCTTTCTTTTTAAGAGAGTAGTATACCAATTTTAATGCTGCTAATGAAGTAAACGACGCACTTATATGCTCTTCATCTTTTAACTTTTGAGACTCGTCTATTAAAGTTTGTATAAAGTGCTCTTTATTAGAGTAGTTAAAAAGATCAGTACAATCTCTATAAGTATTTTCTATCTGTATAATTTTACGATCTTTTATAAACTCGTCTTCGTATCCAGTAAGAAAGGCATCAGCAAGTATTACTCTTTTTTGGAGTAGGATTTTAAATTTAATAGCGTTAATGTTACTGTTTGTACCTAAAGAAGTTCTATGGTGCAGCAATAAGCTCATAAACTCATCAAATACTACTAAGTCATAATCAGCTGGATTATAACGGTGTAAACTATCAAACTGTACTACTATCGAATTAGAACTGTTGTACATATTTTGATAGATATCCATATTGTACTTTTCTGCAAAATCTTTCGCTACTGATATTCTGTTTGAAACAACTATAATCTTCATGCCATCTTCATGTGCTTGCTTTATAATATCATAAATAACGTCACTTTTTGCTGTACCCATAGCTGATTTTATCTTTAAAACGCAGTCCTTAGTTTGAATGAATTTATTTGTAACTGCTTTTAAATCTTCAGCCTTAAGATATCTCTCGTTTATTATGATATTATTTTTGCTTTTCTTAGATTTTTTATTTTCTAAAGCGTTTATCTGTTCTTTTTTATTTCTGTTTTGAAGCCACTCTTTACCTTGCTTTGTTTTGTTTATAAGATAAAATATTGACTCAGATTTTGCACCGTAAATACCTTGCATTTTAATGGGATATTCTTCGTTAAAATGAAATTTATCCTGGTCTTTAGTAAATAAGAACACTCCTGGTTTACCTTTAAGTGATTTTATGCTAGTTTGTTCGTATCCCATATTTTCAAATTCTGATAAACATATCTCTATAAATGTCATAGAAGATGTGTTTTCAAGTTCTTTCTCTATCATTATATTATGTAAAGCTTTATTAGTGTTTCTTTCGTAAAGTACCTCAAGGTTTTCAAACGGTTTCTCGATGTCGTAAATGTTAGGTACTTTAATGCTACATTGAGAACCTAATAATTTTTGAAGTTCCATCATGCTGTAGTAAATATATTTTAGTTCCATTTGTACTTTTAATATGCAAGTTAATCCTTGCTTTGATTTTAGTGCTATCATATCATATTGTGTGTTTCTAAGTACATTTATAGCGTCTTCTATATTAATATCTTCGACTTTAATATTAAACGTAATTGAATCTACAATATCTCCATCATTTATAGGCGCTACGTTTGATAATTTTGCTCTGTGAGTTAATATTGGTTCTTGTATATTATATGAATAAGCTAGGGAATAAGAATCTTGCTTAACTTTTACTATTTCAGTGTAACTTAATTCTAGAGTGGCAAAAATAAAAGATCCATCTTCTCTTGTAGAAAAAGGAATTTTAGTATCTCCTTGACCGTCAAATAAAGTTATTTTAGTTTTATGTTCATGCATTATATGCCTTTATAGTGTTATGTGATGTTATAAAAATATTTATAATAAAAGCTTAAACGAAGATAAGAGACGATATAGACCCTATAGATACTTTAGATATGTTAGTATTCTTTTATCTAATCTGTACTTGTTTCTTTGTTTAACATAACCTATTTCTTTTATAAATTCTCCAAAACCTTGTATGTTACTTTCTATACGTTTTATATCGTTGTTAGAGTAAGCGTCTTTTAACTCTTTCACTTCACAAGCTATCTTAATATTTTTAACGAATCGCTTACTAACATGAAGATTATTACTTACTGTAAAACTAAGCTTATACATTAAATAATCTTTGTCGCCACTAAACAAATGGTAGTTTTTAATCTTTCTAACTATATTATCTTTTTGATCTATCTTAACAAGTTCATTTAAAATATGTTTTGGTATTTGGTGCTTAAATAGCTTTTGGATATTATCTTTCATCAGCATAACTTTTTCTTCGTCTTTAAGTTCTATAGTACTAAACTTAGCGTCGTTAACATCTTGCTCAGTATAATTAAAATAAGAATATTCTTCCAATAAATTAGCAGCGTTTTCTTTTTCTTTAGTTTTAATCTCTTTTATTTTTGATTTATAGTCGAATTCATAAATTTCTTCATTAATTTCAGCAGAATCGTAGCCGCCATTAAATTGGTATTTCAGCAGAACTTTAAAAGCATTAGCATGATCGTTGCTTAATAGATTACTAAAAGCATTAATATTGTTAAGATAGTAAGCTAATTTAGTAAGTTCAACCTCTCCTGTATCTTCATTTAATTTTACTAGAAGAGTTTTATCACTGTTATTGTAGAACTCTACAATATTGTTTTTAGCTATCTCATTTAGTTTAGCAGCCGACGTTTCGTTAATTGCCTTTTTATCTTCTAAATAAAATCGTATCTCTTTAGCTGTTCTAGATCTTTTAATCATTTGTAATGAACTAATAACGTCACAACTCATACTAGAGTCATAATGGTAGTGCTGTAATACGTTATTAACATTACTTACTCCTACTGTAAGTGTAGGAGTATAAAGTATAACCTGAAATGCGTTGTGGCTGTCTTCTTTAAATCTTTTATAAATTAATTCTCTAGTAGTATCTGGTGTCTCTCCTGTAAGACTGATTACCCTTATATCTTTTGAAAGTAACTCCTGTTGTACAACTTTCAGCATATTTAAAGAAGTAAAAGATGCGCTAATATGTTCGCCTTCTTTAAGTGAAAGTGAATTGTTTATTATATCTTTACAAAATCTACCTTTATCTTTATACTCTATAAGTTTAACATCGTCACGATATTTGTTAGCAAACTGTACTATTTTTCTGTCTTTAAAGAAAACGTCTTCGTATCCAGTAAGAAAAGCATCGCAACATAGAATTTTCTTATTTAATAAAACTCTGAATTTTGCAGCGTTTAAATTACCATTCGTACCTAACGGACTTTGATGATGCAATAAAAGACTTATAAACTCGTCAAAAATGACAATATCATATTCATGCACTTTAAATTTATAAAGGCTATCAAACTGTACTATAAGATTAAAAGGCTCTGTTTTACTGTTTTGGACTTCTTTATAATATGACATATTATATTCTTCATACTTATCAGCAAAATCTCTTGCTACACTTACTCTATTAGACACTAAAATAACTCTTAACTTTTCTTTTTTAATTTGAGCTTCTTTAATAACTGCTGATATGATATTCGTTTTAGCTGTACCCATAGCTGATTTTATCTTTAAAACTTCTGTATCTTTATGAACAAAATCCTGTATTTCTTTAATTTTAGGCTCTACGTTAAGGTATCTTTCATTTACGAATATACCATAATCAGGTTTTTCTAACATATTCTTCTGTATAAGTTTTCCACGTTCAATAAAATATGCTTTACCAATAGCGGTACGTTTAAATTCTTGAGCTATATTAATAGTCCTTGCACTATTAGGATGGTGCATTATAGTTGGTGATTCTTTAAAGAAGAAGAAACCACCTTTAGACTTCTTCTCACTTGGATGACTAAAATTAATGCTAGTATCTTCTCTTTGCGATACGGCTGTAAATCCTTTTTGTGCAAATATTTCTAAACAAGTGTCTAATGCTGATTCTTTAGTATTTAAGCTAGATAAATCAACTACCGTATCGTTATAAGACTGCACTTCTATAATATTAAAGTCTGTGTTATTTAATACTCTTGCTTTACTTGACTCATTAATATATAAAACATCATTATTTAAGACTGGGCTTTGCACTGAATTTATTGTTTTAATAGCACAGTCTAACTCAACTCCTTCTAATCCATATTCATTCATTAAAGTTTGGATGTAATTTAGCAATCCTGATATTACTGCTCTGTCATTTTTAATGTCTAGTACGATAAATCCTTTAAGAGTAAATTTATCTTTGTTATTAAATCCTCTACTTTTACCTAATATACATTTAAAGTTCATATCTTTAAAAAACTGTATAACTTTTAAACACATCTCTTGCGTATAAATGTAATCTAAATCTAATGGTAGTATTTCTAAATTGTCACTTTTAAATTCTTTTAAAACCTTTACACTTCTAGTCAGTTTTAAAGGTTCGTCAATATTTATGGTTTGGCTAAGGATGTATTCGTTAGATAGAACCTTAAAACACTGTCTTAAGGATGCGCAATAAACATTATAAAAAATAAATGACTCGTCATCATATTGAGATATAGGCTTTTTATTTGCTTTGTTAGTGCTTTTAATAGCGTTAAAAATTGTTAAATACATTAGTTTCTGTACAGCCAATCATTTATAACATCTGCTCTGTTAGACGTAAATAATACGTTATCATTAAAAGATATAGCATAAAAAGCGAAAGGTAGAACATTAATTTCGTAAATGTTACCTGAAGCACTCTTGAATTTTTTACCTATTAAAAGATGAAGATACTCTTTTAACGTACCATTAATAGAAGTTTGAAGTTTCATAATAAACCTTTATAATTTTTTATAAGTATATTATAACATAAGATAGATTAAAGTTGTATTAAAGTAGTTGAAGTCGCATTAAATGATGTGTCTGAATTTCCGGGATGTATTTTCTTTTTTCGTGATCAATGTCGATGATCTTGTATTTACCTGAAAATCCCTTGAATCTGATTGTATCACCAACTTGGAATTTGCAATTATGCTTCTCCATCTCAGGTTTATGAAGTTCCTAATTACCTTCATTTGCAATACATGCGTAAGCTCCACATTTATGTTCAGTATCTGCGAAAATCTCTTCGTTATAATTTATTATAGTGCATCTATCTATAGCATCGAAAAATGGACAACCGTCACAGCTGACTCTTGCTTATTGGTCTCTCATTTCTTCGTTACTTGCTTTCATTTATTTGGCCTTCTTTTCATTATTAATCTTACTGAAAATTCAAATTCGCGATTGTATTTGTACTTGCTCGTAGACTTTGAATGGAAGCCCAATGCGAAAGAGCGCTTGCTTTCGATAGAACTCGACCACAGAGTACCCCAAGAACCTTGACTGTACGCAAAACCGTCACCAGCAGAAGGTAGTTTAAGTTTATTAAATGCGTCATTACTGTTTTGTATATTCTCGGATTTAAGCTCTTTTATCGTAGGTAATCTAAAGCCTGGGTATTTTTTACATACATCTACTGCTTCGTCCCAAGTTAATATCTTACCATATGACTTTTTATCGTCAATTGCTTTGGCTCTTCTCTTGGCACCGATGTTTCTGTCCATCCATATTTTGCCTGTTGTAGGCGATTTTATTGTTTTAAATTTCATTCATTATCCTTTATAATTTTTATAAGTATATTATAACATAAGATAGATTAAAGTTGTATTAAAGTAGTTGAAGTAGTTGAAGTCACGTTAAAGGACTTGACGTAAAGCAGACGCCACTATAGGCAGGATTTAACTATTGCAGCTCGAAATTGGTACTTTATCTTTGTAATTTAGCTTATTAGCTCTAACAAAGAAACTAAAGTTCTTATACGTAGCATTATCATATAGCTTTGTATTACTAATGATACTATGTACTTTATTATTTTCGATTATACTAATCTCTGCTGGTGTTGATTGGGTACTACAAGTACTACAAGTAGTGCAACTATTATGATAATAAGCATAATCGTATAAATCATCTACATTAGATATCTTTACGTTATATAGATCAGATATCTGTTCTATTTTATTAATAGAACTTATTCTTATAGTATCTTTACCTTTACTAGGTATAAAAGGTATAATAACTTCATCATGTATTCTTATAGTATTTTTAATGTCTGACTTAAGCGTATTTTGTATTTCATTCATCATACTTGTCTCTATCTTCATAAATTCATTAGCCAGATCTTTAACTTTTACATTACTAAAGGCGCAGCACTTAAGAAGATCAGATTTAAGGTTTTTAATAAAATGATGCGCAGGATTATCATAATTTACACCTGTAGCCGTTCTTCTTAACATTTTTAATGTACTGTCGTCAGTGAAGTGTTCATTAAGATTAGATCCGAATAGAGCACTTAAGTATAACATTTTAGCTTCTTTCTTCATTTTTTTATACAGATTTGTCATTCTATGCTTTTTTACTTCTCCAGCGTAATCATATATTATAAGCTTAGTATAGCCGCTACAATCTGTATCTTCTATCATTTCATAGCCGTTTAGGACGTTTGCTTCAATATATGCAAAGTCGCATAATAGTCTGATGTGCTTTTCTCTGTTCTGTACATAGTCTTTCATATATGGTAGATCAAGTCCTTCTTTAGCGTACTTGTTATATAACGTAGCGAATGCCATGTTTTTACCGTCAAGTGATATTCCATTAAATATAAAGTCTCTTACTTTAGATGGTAAAGACGTAAAGTAAGAATATACTCTACCATTTCTCATACTTGTACTTTCTTTTATGTCTATTGTATAATACTGAGTGCTTCGAATATTACCTTTAAGAGTTAGTTTAGCAAAGAAGTCTTTACAATAACGTATTATCTCGTTATTTTCAGCAATATTTTTCTTATAAATGTATTTTTGGTATGCATGCTTATACGTGTCGTTACGTACTTGTTCTTTCATATACTCATTTAATCGTTCTTTTTCTTTTAGTCTGTTAGCTAAGCTATTAACATTTAGCTCATCTTGTATATCTTTATAGTCAAATCTGTATTGCTTTATAGATTGCGTCGTTTTACTACCTTGCTCATAATGGTTAGATTGTTCGCATTGTTCGCATTGCTTAAGGGCTTTTACAGGAGTTGATATTGCCTTAAGGAAATTCTTACTGTCTTTATTAGATTTTTCCTTAGGTTTAGATATTTGCTCGTAATGGTCATCTGCTTTAGGATCAGTACTTAGTAGATATTCTTTAACTGCTTCATGTACATTTTTATCACACCCATAAGTAGTGTCTTCTTGCTCTATTTTAGTATAAGTACTTGCACCAAGTCTGTCTTTATTGTTACCTTTTCTTGTTCTGTTATAAAAACCAGTGATTATTCTTAAAGTACCTGTAAGGTTGCTTCTGGTGTTGAAATGCCTAATTGACTTTTTCATGAATTCAGAACTTAAAAGCAGATGACCGTTAGTCTTACTTAGCATATGATTAGTTCTGTGCATTTTAGTAAAATCGATTATAACGTCAATAAGTATATCTATACTTCTAGATTGCGGTGCGTTATCTAGGCTTGATATGTATTCTTTATGCATTTTAAGAACGCTTAAACTAGGGTATATAGCATTAATATGCTTCTTTTTCTTTAATTTAGATTTATATTTAGATTGTTTGAATTTGTTAGCTTGATTGAATTTGTTAGTTTTTATAGAAGATAATAATAATGAGCTTATATTGTCAAAATTTAGATTTGACTGAGCTTGTAATTTTGCTTTCATTTTATCTCCTATTAATTGATAAGAGAGTGACCGCAGGTCACTTTAATTATTGGTAGGACCTGCGAGAGCTACCAATAATTAAAATCTCTAATCATAATGTTTGTTAATACTTTAAAGTACGTCAGTTATAATGTTATTTATACTAACTAAAAGCGGCCAAAATGTGACTAAAATATAGCGCGTAGAAGCGTAGAAGCGTAAGGTTATATTTTAAATCTATGCTATTATAACATTATATGTCTAAACTAGTCTAAATCTCCAAATACACCTAATGTACTTATTTCATTTACTTTAGCTCTTATTGGTTTTTTCCTAACAGGAGCAGGATAAACCACTTCATCTTCCATAATTCTCTCTTCTGCAATATGCTCTTGCTCAACTTTGTCTTCAGCTATTTTACCGAATATTTTATCAAGATCTCCAAAACTTTCATAGTCCTCCTGTACATCATCAACTGAAGACACGTTATCTCCATTTGGCATATAAGTAGTCATAACAAGTTTATAAACGTTTTTACCTAATTTAGAAGTATATATGTTATTCGCACCTTCTGCATGCAGTTTGAAAGAAGTCACTTCCATAATTCTGTCACTTTCAAACACGCATAAGCTACCATTAGGTATATCATTAACCTGTAATTCACCCGATTCGTTATCAGTCAAAGCTGGATGGATTTTCTCCATATCATTTCTTGAAACAAACAACGTGACGCTATCTAAGTTTTCTAATCCGAATGAACTAAAAAGTCCACCGTCGCCTTCCCAACCTTGCGGATCTTCAGGAAGCATATATAACTCGTGAGTGTCAGTAGTTTTGATATGAGAATGCTCTCCAAATACTTTATCTTGATTCTCCTTAACTACGTTTATATACGTAACTGGTACACCATATAAGTTTATTAGCTCCTCAGTTTGGGATCTAAATAACATATACTCGTTATTATTAGTGTTACCTTGATTGAAGTTCATAATTTTCTACCATTCTTCTTCAGATGAGTTATAAAACGCTGCATATAAAGGATCCTTTTTCTCTTTAGCAATTTGTTCAGATAATTCTTTTATTTGTTCTTCATCCATTTTCAGAACGTCTTTAAATACCATTTCATAACTAAAGAATTTACCAAGTTTTTCATCTAAGTCGTCTATAATACCTAAATTCTCACTTAATTTGTCTCTTTCCATCTTTTCAAAGAAAGTATTTTCATTAGTGAATTTAAGCGTGAACTGCTTTCTTATCTTAACCCATTCTTCTTCAGTGCATTTTCCTTTACTAATAAGTTGTCTCTTAATTATTTCGTAAAAACCGTCTAGGAATTGTATTCTTGATCTGCTAATATGGCTGAAGAAAGCAAGTTCTTCTCTAGATATAGTATCATCGCTTGTACTAAATTCTGCTTCACCAGCAGAATCTATACCAGCTAATCTACCTATAGGTACATTCATACTAAGATATAGTTTTCTTTTAACGTACTGTAAGTCATTAAGGTTGTCTTCACTAAAAGACTCATCCATCATTTCAACAGTAGTACCTTTTCCACCATCTCTATTAGGTAACCAATAATCTTCAGTTAAAGAACTCATATTAGTTTCAGTACTAATAGTTCCTTTCTTAACGTCGTAATACTTACTTGTTTTAAACTCTCTTTCTATCTTATTCATTGCTTCTTGCGCTTTAGCAGGATTAAGTCCACCCACGTCTACGTTAAATAATCTTCTAGATTTACTTCTGTTATATCTAGTAGGAACAAGCATATTTTCAAGTGTAGTAAGCATACTTGCAGGTTTAATAGCAGGATGTAAATTTCCAAGTATAATGTCGTTAGAGTATTCGCCACTATCTATTCTAACTATTTCTTCTATATCAAACCCAGCTGTATTTTCAACTGTACTCCCATCAGACTCTTTAACATATTCAAATTGTTTTTTAGTCTTGTTGTAAATAAAATTAATAGGACTAATTATTTTAATATCTTTAATTCCACTCGCACCTTTTGCACCTTTAGCACCTTTAGCGTACGATAAGTGGAAATTAAGCTGTCCGTCTACGTAATATTTTTTAAATACGCTGTACATGTTTTTCTTAAGATTCATCATAGCATCTATATTATCAAGTTCGTCTTGTATAATATCTTTAAGACTATCTATAATTTCGCTGTCAAAATCTATTTTAATATGATCTTTACCTTGAGGATTAAAAACGGCTTCATTAACTATTTCCTTTAAAGCGTCATTTACTTCTGCTATATTAAGAAGATTCCTATAAGCTCTAATTACTTGGGCTTGTTTCCTTACAGCTAATTCTTTCTTAGATTCTAAACCAAATCCTTGACCATGAAGACCGTCATCTTTAAATCCTGTAGGAACTATAGAATTTAAAACTATATCAATATCGTCCTCTTCTGGTTCTGATTCGTAATCTGGTAGTTCAGGATCTTTCATAAATCTAGCCTTTAAAGACTCCCATAATGTTTGTTCTTTTTCTATCATTTTTGCTCCATTTCTATTTTTAGTTCTTTAAGTATATTATTCCACTTCTTACTTTTTGGGTATTGCAGCTCTTTTCTATTAGGATACTTTATTTTAAAATATTTATTAAGCTTATTAAATTCTCTTTTACCTATTATAGGTTCTTTAGGAACTTCATTTGGGTGTATAAGTAATTCGCCACTTATCTTTGGTTTGTCTGACTTATAATAACATATTAATGACTCTAACCATTCAATCCTGGAGTCAACTGACGTACCAAATCCAAATCTTTTCATAGAATTCCATATTTTACCTTCTTCCACATTACATGCTCTGCAAAGTATTCCTCTTACTAATGCGTATCCGTCTTCTCCAAATTTTTCAGATTTGTTACCGTGCTGATGATCTAGACTAAATCCAGCATCTGCAGACCAATCTTTATTACATATCTTACATTTCATATGCTGCTCTTTTAGTAGCTCTTCTCTTATAATCGGTATTTCAGATGATTTTAAAATTCTTAGTTGTTTCATAATATTCCTTTAGCAAACCTGCACGCATAAATTCGTATCAAGCTGTATAAATATTTATAAACTGCGTTATGCAGCAAAAGGCAACCAAATGAAATTATTAAACGAACACTTCAGACCATTAAATGAAGATATGAGATTCGAGGCATTATCACAGTTAAGAGAAATACAGGCTAATCTTGTAGCTGTAAGTTTCTTGCCAGTAGTGGCAATTATGAGAGAAGAGAATCCTTTGAGAAAAGAGGTGATAAATTTTCAATCTTCTTTAGACGAACTTACTATGAATATACAAGATTTCGTGTCTAACGCTGCAACAGCTGTAGAATACGAAGCTTCAGCAGAAGAAATAGACGCAGAAGCAGATCCTGAGCCAGAACTAGACGACGAAGGAATAGCTAAAGACAACCAAAAGCAGAAAGATATGAAAGCGAAAGGTAAAAAAGACAATGCAAAAAGTGATGCAAAAAGTGATGCAAAAAGTGATGCAAAATCTAATAATAATGGTCAAGACGTTACTGACGTTACTGACGTTACAGACAAAACAAAAGACGTCGAAGACTCTTCAGAGCCTAAAGAGTAATAGTATGGCTTATTCATTTTCAGAATCTTCAAAAAGTAAGTTAGACACATGTCATAAAGATATTCAGTTAATACTTGAAGAACTTATTAAATATTACGATTTCTCAGTTATTTGCGGAATAAGAACTATAAAAGAACAAATAGAACTATTCGAAGAAGGACGCAGCAAATTAGACGGCGTTACGCAAAGATCTAAACACCAAGGTATAAACGGAGTGTCTATGGCTGTTGATATTATGCCATATGTTAAAGGCACTAATGCCTTTTCTGGTACTGAACTCGATAGCAGAAGATTTTATTTTATGATGGGTAAAGTATCTAGTATAGCGCAAAGACTATACTCTGAAGGTAAAATAACCCACAAAATAAGATTTGGATTAGATTGGGATGGAGATCAAACATATGCAGATCAAACTTTCCATGACTTACCGCATTTTGAGCTTATTTAGAGAATACAGAGTGTCTTAATAACATATTAACGTTAAAAGAATATTAAATACTAGCATTACATAAATGTTAGCATTGCATAATAAATAGATATACTTTAATTGAAAGGAAAGTAATGTCAAAAGGATTATATGACGTTCTAGCTAAAGATAATAACGGTAATGAACTAGACAACAAAACAAAAGATCAATTATTAGAAGCAATTGATACGCAAAAAGATGAAAACGGTTTTTATTTAGACGCGTTTGGCCAGAAGATAAGTTTTTCAGGAATAAATGGATTAAGAGGCGCAGATGTTAAAATACCTATGTCTGAAATGCAGCAAATAGAAATTAAATCAGCTTATGAAGATTATTTCTATTTCAGAAGGAATTATTGCAGAATTCTTACTAAAGAAGGAATAACAAGACCAGAACCTAGAGAATATCAACTAAATCTAGAAGAGCAGTTAGTTACTGGAGAAGACATTGTAGTATTTTTTCCTAGACAGTGCGTTGCAGGAAATACAAAGTTAAAAGTTAACAACGAAGAAATAACTATTAAAGAATTATACGACAGTGCAACTAATGAATTTAAAATCGAAAATCACGACACGTTTATAAGTTCTAGGACTTTAAACTGTAAAAACATAAGCACTAATAAAGATTTAAGTACATCTGAAAGTTCTAATATAAATTACGTTTACGTAACGCATAAATACGAAGTACTAAACATAACTTTAGAAAATGGTATGACTTTATCTGGATCTCCTAAACATGTAGTGATTAACTCTAGTAACGAAGAAGTTCATTTAGAAAATTCTTTAAATCAGGAGTTAATCACTACTGAAGGGTATTCAAAAGTAATAAGTGTAGAACATACAGGTGTATTTGAAAACATGTATGATATATCTTTAGACTCTTTAGACGAGTTGTTTTATAGTGATGGAATACTTAGTCATAACAGCGGTAAAACAGTTACTATCGCTTGTTATTTGCTATGGATTGCTCTTATAAAAGAAGATATTAATATAGGTGTAGCAGCAAATAAAGTATCGCTAGCTCAAGAAGTATTAACTAAAATACGAGATATTTACATGAACTTACCAATCTGGATGCAACCTGGGGTTAAATCTTGGAATAAGCAATCCATAGAACTTACTAATAACAATAGAATACTTATTAGTGCTTCAAATAGCGACGCATTCAGGGGTTACTCTCTTAGATATGCATATATAGACGAGGCATCTTTTATTAAAGCTAATCTATTTCATGATATGTTGGATTCTGTTACTCCAGCTATGGCATCGTTTAAAGATTCACAAATTATATTTAGTAGTACAGCTAATGGATTAAATCATTTCTATCAAATTGTTAAGGGAGCAAGAGAAGGAGTAAACGGATACAGAATAGCTGAAGCATCTTGGAAAGATGTACCAAGATGGAATAAAGACGGTTCGAAAAAATCTCCTGAACAATTTCAACAAGAGCAAGTAGCTAAAAATGGAGAAATACATTTCGCACAGAATTTTAAAAATGCTTTCGTCGGTTCTTCAGCTACTTTAATAGGAGCCGAAGCTTTAAAATGTCTTAATGCATTACCAGAAGAAGAAATAATACAAGATAAAATATTTAAAGGACTAAGAATATTTGAAGAACCTGAATCAGGTAAGCATTATATTCTTACATTCGATCCTAAAATTGATGGCCAAGATGATGCAGGGGTCCATGTATTTGACGTGACGTCAATACCTTTTAAGGAAGTAGCAGCAGCCAACATATCAGAGTCTTATATGGTAATGCCAGGTAGATTATTTGATCTTGGTAATTATTATAATAAAGCCCTTATAGTAGGAGAGAATAACATTGGTATAGGCGTACTTGATACACTGAATTACAACTATGAGTACGAAGGTGAGATATTCCGTGAAAAGAAAAAGAAAAAAGCAAGTGCTAACTTATTAGGTTTTAGAACTACTACAAAAACTAAAAGACAGATACTTAGTCTTTTAAAGAAATTTATTGAAGAAGATATGCTTATTCTTAAAGATCATGTTACTATAGAGCAATTATTTAATTTTATAGAAAAGAAAAACGGAAGTTACAGTGCTGAAGACGGTTATAAAGATGACATGGTTATGGCTACAGCACTGTTATTTGCACCTATGCTTGATATAAAAAACTTTGATGACTTTAAGGGATTTATAGATCTTTTAGAGCAAAGAGCGCAAGAGCAAAAACAAGAAGAATTAGAAATGTGTAAGATTATGAACATGGGATTTAGTTCAGATATAGAACATGCTTCAGAAGAACCCTTCGACAGTGCAGGCTGGAGAAGAGATATGGAAGATGTGTATTAAACGTAGTATTAAACGCAGTATTAAACGCAGCATTAAACGCAGTATTAAACGTAGCATTAAGTATAAGTTGTTATAAATAAAAATAAAAAGGAATAAACATGACATTTGAAAAATTAGTACTAGACTTCTCATTAAACGAGAGCCCAGTTGGCTCTAAAGGTAGAACAGGTTCTAAAGACGCTGACGAGTATATTGCTCAAGACGCTGCGTTAGAAAAAGAATTCAAGAAAATAGTTAAAGCACTTGGTGGTAAAACAGTAGCGCAGAAATTACTTCAAAAAATGAGTAAACCCAACATAGAAGAAAGCGCTAAAGATGCTAAGCAAGTAGAACAATATCTTAGAGACGCAGGATTTAAGATAAAGAAAGTACATCCAGGTAAAGAACAAATAGAAATCGAACTTTTTAAATCTAAGTTTGCTGAACAAGCATTCGAAGATCTTAAAAGTGCTGGAGTTACAGACGTAGAACTTAGTCACTCGTCTATTATAGTTAAAATATAAACGTCTATAAAGGCACATAATGCGCATAAAGCACATAATGCGCATAAAGCACTTCAGAGAATACGTAAAAATAAGTACTAACGACTTCGAACTTTCTGAGTTAAACGCATTCTGTGAAGCTTTTAATGTAGACCATCTAATTAAAAAGATAAAACTTATTAAAATAGAACAGGGTGGACACGCGCAAAGACCATACACCGTAGCATACAGTTCTAAAGCCAGTCTTATACATGAACTTTTACACTTACTACAGTACGAAGCAGAAGATGATGAAAAAGGGCAAATGCTCATCATGTCTTATAAAAATGTATCATCTTTTAGTACAGAAGATTTAAGAAAAGAATTTGTACCATATATGTTACAAAGACAAGAACTAAACAACCAGGCTATAAGCGTAGCGTATTGGGTAAATTCTTTAAAGCTGGACGTTAAGTCTCTTTACAAAAGTATTACAGGTAAAGAATTAGAAGATCAAAGTACTCAATCATCGAGAATAAGGATCATGTTAGGACTTTTATACGACTACAGAGGTATGGCAAGTAGGAAAAAGTCGTTTTTGAAAAAAAAAACGATGCAATACACTACGATGATGAACACGCTCAGTACAAATGAAAACGTGATAAAACACGGATTTACGACAGGTTCAGTGTCTTATTTCATATAAATATGTTTATATAAACCTAACAGAAAGGAACTTAATGTTCAACCAAACTCAATCTTACAACCACAAGGTAAAACTTTCAAGTCAAGTAGTTTATTTTAAACCATGGACTACAAAGAACGAGAAAGATTATCTTATATTAAAAGAGTCTTTACCAGAAGGTGAGACGATAACAGAACAAGATCTGTACGAATGCCTTATAGAACCTTGTATTAAACCACAATCTAAAAAAATAGTTCTTGATGATATAGACAAGAAAATGTTAATGATAGAGATACGTAAAATATCTATCGGCGACACGTTCCAAATAGAAAGACTATGTAAAAACCCTAAATGCGGTCAATACTTAGAATTTGACGTTAAATTATCAGACGTAGTTAAGTTTAAAGCTCGTACTTTGAAAAAAATAACGTCACAACAATGCGAAATAGAACTGCAAAAGCCACGTAGCACAAAACGTATAGACGAAGCAAAAACCAAAGTAGAAAAAGCATATGTAGAATTTATACTTAGCGTAAAAGGTGTAGACTTTAATGGAGAATATAACAACACGTTTACGTTTGATGAATGTTACGAGTTTATTAATTCACTTCCAAGCAAAGAATTTGATGAACTTTACGATCAGTTTAAAGAGCAGAAAGGATCTCTTCATATAAGTGGAGATTTTAAGTGCATATTTTGCGGAGAAGAACATAACATAGAATTTAGTTCAATTCCCAATTTTTTGTGGACTTGAGTTTCAGCACTACGTTAGGAACTCTATATAATGAATACCATAACTTTAAGTATTTCGGACACTACTCGGATTTTGAAGTAGATAATATGTTAGTATGGGAAAGAGAAGTAAAGATGGGAATACTTACTAAACAACTTAAAAAAGAAGGAAAGATAAAATAATGCCACACACGACGCACACGACACAAACACCAAAGGTAGAAATAGACAAATTTAAAGCTCTACTTGGCACATTCGAGATTGAAGCAGGTAATATGCAACAGTCTATGGAAAAGGCTAAGCAAGACACTTTAGATAAACATAGTATAGAAAAGCACGACACGCACGACACGCACGATGTAGAATCAGAAATTATAGACGTAGAATCAGATGATACTGTAATTACAGCAATTGCTAAATCTGATCTTATGATGGAAGATTTTGAGTTAATGAGAAGGTTGCTTAGAAGAAGTATTAAAAGTGCAAGTAATGTATTAGATAAGTACGAGCAAGACCTGCTGCTTGAATCTGAAGAAGGTTCAGCAGCAGAGATGATAGAATCATTTAGCTCTCTTATTAAGGGTATAAACGACACGTCTAAAGCTATGACATCTGTATATACTCAATTTACTAGAGTACAAAAAGACGTAAAAATGCTTAATACTACTGATATAAAGACAGATCAGCCTAACAACGTAACTAATAACGTCTTTATAGGCAGTCCTCAGGATCTACTTAAGCAATTACAGGCCAAGTAAGGCTTAGAGGCCAAGTAAGGCTTACTTTTTTAAATGAAGCTCTGTTCTATCTTTAGAATACTCTTCAAGAGTCATGCAATCTTGTACATACTTTAACTTGTCGTACTCTGATTTAATCATCGGATATACATATATACCTACAAACGTGCTCTGTTCTTTTATCCACGAGAATGTATGACCGTCTTTTATAAGACTCTTTTCAATCTCGTCTAAAAAGTGCATATTCATAACAAATCTACAATCATAGTGTTTAGATGGTAGCTTCATAGTATCAGCTGTTATACGGAACACTCGATTGGCGTTCATACGTATATCTTCCCTTAGTATAACAGCACTTATATTACTTGCATTAAATACGCTACGTATTTTGCTTACCTTACTTACCTTAGTTACCTTGCTTACATTGCTTACATTGTTATAATCCATGTTTTTTTCCTTTGTTTCCTTTGTTGTCTAATATCCATTGACAAGCTTCAAATATTGTTTCAGCTCTTGGTTCTACTCTTGATTTATTTGTAAATGATTGAAGATTTGCAAAGTCTTCTTCTATAATGCTAACATATATTCCACGACTAGAAATACCATCTATTATATTAAGATTATAGTTATCCCATGCCCATTCCTTTATTGTTTTACACTTTTACGCTTTTACGCTTTTACACGTTGTATGATTAATTTTTCTGTACCGTTCTCATTGTACGGTAAAACTAATATTTGATGACACTTGTGAAAGTTACTGTGTACAGTCTTATATATTTCTGGTATAGCGCTAAATAAAGTATGCTGTATATCTTCTCTTAGATATACTTTTAATTTAGTTATCTCCTGCTTTGTAAGATTAACACTTAATACTCCTGGCATTATTTCTTGTACTGTTGAATTTATTGGTTTGACTAGCATATATTTATTCCTTTCCTATCAAGTCTAGTATTTCTGCGCACTTAAGATATCTCATCTAAGTTAAGTATCTTATCAAAAATACGTGTACTCATTATAGGAGTATAATCTTTCCAAATAATAGTTTTTACACCTATATTCTTTAATTCTTTTAATGTTATTTTATTTCGTCTATTAGCGTCTCTACATTGAGCACCGTCATCAATAGCTCCTGTGTATAAATCGTAGCTTTTAACTAGCTCAAAAGCGTAATTAACGATTTCTTTTGACACGTTCGTTTGCGAAAAATCTAAGTCTATATGTTTAGATACGCGTTTATTAATGTAAGACGTAGTATGTACAACATCTACAGCTTCATCTAATTTTTTAACTAATCCAAGTGCTATTTTTTGTTCGTTTGTCATAATATAACCTTTATATGTTTATGTATTTAATTGATAGTATATTATAACATATTAGTATTAAAAGTGTATTAAAGTTTTGGATTAATCGTTATTTCTGGTGATGAATACGCTGTAATAAGAGTCGCGTATTCATCACCTTCTTTCTACACTTCAACACAGTCTTCAAACAAATACTTATGCTCTTCAGGTAGTACATTAAACATAGTTTGAGCTAATTCTCTTATCTCCCAAAGTGCTGCTTTACTAGTTCTTAAACTTAAGAAATTTCTTAAAGACCTAGCATTAATAGTGAAAGCTAAAGACGTTCTATACGCTTCAGGCATACAAAACTTTGCTCTGTCATTAGTTATACCATGAAAGATAATAGTTCTTAACTTTTCAAGCGCATCGATACTTGCCATGTCAACATAAGTGTCTGCAGTAAAAACAAGATATTTTTCTGCTCTTTCAAAGTTATAATCTCCTTCTTTATAAACACCATCATATACACCTCTGTTAGTAATAAACGGTTCCTCTGTCTTAAGTTCTTTTAAAGTATATCTTGTAGATTTTACACTAGGACTTGCCATTCTATGACGTGCTAGTTCTTGAAGAAGTGCTCTACTAATGCCGTCTAATCTGTAGTTGTAAGCAAGATGTTCCATAGTAGAAGCATGCTTAAATTTAACGCCAACTCTAGCAATAAGTTCTTTATCTTTTTGTCCTACAACACCATTCGTAGTATCGCTTAGGTCTCCACTTGCCCAGCATTCTCTAATAGCGTCACTACATACCCAAAGTGGCGTATAATTTAGCATTTGTACTGTCGTTTTGTTTTTATTTGTTTCTTGTTTGATTTCCATCTATTTTCCTCTATATTTTTATATTTCTCTATTGCTGTTGTTTTCGTTGTCGTGTGTTCCCTCAAAGAACTCTATTATATCGTCTTTAACAATGTACAACATCACTACTAGAGGAATGTCTAACATAATAAACAATACAGGATTTGTTCCAAGACTTACACCCATTATTGATAATACTGCTCCTATGAATCCACCGCCAAACATCATTACAGCAGCTCCTTTTAAGGTAATCCCTTTAGTACCTTTACTTTCTTTCATTTTATTCCTTTCAATTATACGCTTAATCGCGCATTTAAGTGTTTAGACATTTCTGTCTTTAGCTTTCTAACATCGTCACGTGTACTTGCGTACATTACTGCACTTTCGTCAGTAAGTTCTATGTTAGCTTCTTCCTCTATTTTCATCATTAATTCAAGTAAATCTATACTATCATAACCAAGGTCTAGAAATGACATATCTAAGTACGTGTCGCAAGTATCGTCATTAACAATACAATTAATTAGTATTTCATTTAGCTCTTCTATTGAAACTGTGATTAACATCTTAAATGCTCTACATTACTAAAGTCTATACCTTGTTCAAATGTTAACGATTGGTACACTTTAAGAGCTTCTTTAACACTAATGTCTTGTTGATCTATTTTTAACGACGAGATTTGTTGCTGTAATTCTTTGATTTTATCTTTATAAGAATCTATTCTATTATCTTTAAGTGTAATATCTCTCTTTAGACCATTATTACTTAAACGAATCTTGTTATAATCACGTTGTAATACTTTGTTGAACTTTAAAAGTGCCTCGTTTTGTTCTTGCATTTGCTTTACTTGTTCTAATAGTGTCATATTGTTTACCTTTATTTTTAGATAGTATATTATAACACATTAATGTTAAAGTAATATTAACCTAAAGAATTAATTATAATACAGATCCTATTCTAACTGGCTTCATATCTTTAAGGTTTTCTAAACTTACGTTCACTAGTTTATAATACAAATTGCTGTCGTCCATGCATTTAGAATGTGTATGACCATGAATGTTAACTTCTACTGAGTGTTCATCACATAAACTAATCATATCATCTACTCTTTTGTTAATTCTATGTGAGTCTTTTCTGTGCTCGTCTACTGTGGCTGGATAGTGTGATAACAAAACGGTACGTTCATTAATAATACATACAATAGAGCTATTTAGTTCGTCATTACTACTGGCAATATACAATTTAGCATTAAACATTAAATATTGACCTCTTACAACGTGAGTAAAGCCCTTATATACTTGAGATCCTTTCCTGTCGTGATTACCAAGTATAAGAATAATTCGCCCATTAAGTTCAGGTATAATATCTTGTATGCCTTTCCAAGCAAAATCTCCTAACATTAACACTAAATCATCTTCTTTAACTACTGAATTCCAGTTCTTAATAAGCCACTTATTGTGCCCATCATCCGTGTCTTCGAAATCATCTTCAAGCATCTTTTTAAGTCTATTTGGTTCAAAATTACATATATTGCTATGGTTAAAGTGAGTATCTGAAATAATCCAAGTATTCTCGTCTATAGAGTTTATTAACTTATTTAGTTCTGTTTTATAACTCACTTCTTCTTCTCATTTCGTATTGCTCTGAGCAATATTCAGTGTAAGCACCTTCAAGAAATTCATCTTCAGATCTTAGTACGCCTTCTGTAAATTTACCCATCGAATTGTCATAAGTTTTAACTGCATCTAGTAACGTCTGTCTTTTTTCCAGAAGTTCTATACCTTCTTCGTGATACCAATCTTCGTACGTTAATGTTTCTGTACTAGACACCGTGCTTCTCCATGTTCTTTTTATTAATATAATGCTGCACACTATCTATGTTTATGTTGTCTATAGCATTACAAGCAGTGTTCCTGATTTGGCAATTATCTCTACAGTCTGCAATAGAAACACGGTCGCAATTAATAGACCAAAAACCTTTTTCGTCATCGTATTTCATTCCGTATAAGTGCACTATAGTATCTACAGTGTCTTTCTCACGTGTACTTAGCATCTGTTAGACTTTCTAAGAATAGCTAGTCTATTTTCAACTGCTCTCATCGATCTACCAAGTATAAATGCACAGTCTTCTTGTTTGTTATTAGCAATAAGCTCTATTAGTAATTCTTCTTCGTTAAAAGACCATCTAGCTCTATACTTACCATCTTGTTTAGATACTTCAATAGCAGCATCGTTGTGTTCTTGCCTAAATTTCTTAACTTGTAAGTACAGTTTTTCTTTTTGTTCTTGCGTTAAGTCAGCGTGTTTTTTAATCATATGGGGGTTGTTTTGTCTGTACAGTCTAGATACTGCATTATTGTGCTCTTTGTTTTTTAAGTGTCTTTCTCTTCTTGCTTGTGGATCGTATGCTTTTGGAATCTTTTTCATGTTATACCTTTGTACCTTTATTTTTAGATAGTATATTATAACACATTAATGTTAAAGTAATATTAAAATGCAACTTTAAATGCAACATTTAAAGGGCAACGATAATTCTTAGAAATTATCGTCTATTAATTTACCCGAGCTTAATGGCTTATAATTCATCATTTGCCAGGTTAAGTATTCTTCGCCATCTTTAATACAAGTGCAACTATCTATAAATCCGTCTTTAATCTCGTATTCTGTAATTAACGATCTAATTACGTCTTCTGTACTGCCGCAATGTTTAATTAAAGCAAGTACTTCTTTAGGTATTTCTCCAAATAAGACTTTGTTATTATTTAATTCTAAATAATGTAGTTCCTCAAGTGCTCTATATCCTCTATCTACATACGACACGTTCATATAACGTACTCCGTGTACAATTTGTTCACCTTTAGACTCGTGTATATGACCGAATATGCAAGCTTTAAGATTAGGTAACTCTAAGCATTTCTTTCTTAAAGAGTCGCTACCTACATGGCTGCCTTCTAATACTGCATCTAATATACCTTTAGGTGGTCCATGAGATATAATAACATTAGTATCTTCAGGTACTGCATCTAGAATTTCTTCTAGTTCTTGCTCTGTTCTGTTAAATGCCCAATCATAAAAGCAAGGTGTGTCAGGTGTACCCCAGAACTTAATACCTTCAATTTCAATTCCTGAATTATGTAAGTACGTCACGCTAGGAGCTATCTTAAGTTGTCTTTGCCATAATTCAGGATCAGATTCTATTAGTAATTCATGATTACCTGCTATTACGAGTTTATGTTTAATATCAAGATCCTCTAACCATTCAAGAAAATTGATGTTTTCAACGTCTTGTAATGATTCAGTTATAGTCCAATCTCCTGCTATTATAATCATGTCTACGTCTATGTCAGTAAAGTCTATCGTATTGTACTTTCTATGTAAGTCGCTTAAGCATAATATCTTCATATTTTCTCCTTATTTTAATCTTTGCAATTGAACTATTTCATATTTATGATGAGTCCATGCATTATCTTCTACTTTCTTAAGTGCTAACGTAGTGGCTTTACCATCGCTAGTAGCACGGCAAACATATTCAAATATGTCTCCGTCTTTACTTTTTAAAGTAATTGCGTACTTTTTCATTTTATCTTCTAGCATTATACTTCACAACCACCACCAGAGCATGATTCTTTCTCTTCTTCCAGATCTTCTCCATCCTTGGCATCGTTAGATCTAATATTTGAGTAATATACTGTTTTCAGACCAAAATATAAAGCCACAAGCATTTCTTTAATAAGAGTAGATTTTTTAACTTTACCATTTTCTTCTTTAAGTAAGTTAACGTATTTGTTAGTACTTATAGTCTGATCCATCCATTTTTGGAATACTGCAACGAACATAAAATAATCGCTATTATTAAAATCATCTCCCCAAGCTGTAGTATAATATTTGCTGCTACTCTTAATGTCAGGCACCAACTTAGTGACTTTCTTCTTAGTAGTTTCAATACCTCTTGGTGGTTCTAATCCTGGTGTAGAGTTAGATACAATGCTAGAACTTCCAAACGGTGCGTTTGCCATTAGCGTGCTGTGTCTCATACCATGTTTAAGTACTTGTTCTCTAAGCCATTGCCAATCTAATTTTGACACGTCTACTAACTCATCAACGTTTTTATTATACGTATCTACAGGTAATATACCTTTAGCGTACTTCGTATCGCTGAATAGTTGACACTTGCCTTTTTCCTTGGCTAATTCAACTGAAGTTCTAATCATAGCATATGAGCATAACTCTATTTTATCACTTATGAATTGTCTACCTTCTCTTGTATTGTAGAATTTTTTGTTAACAGCTAAATCATGGAAAATATCGCTGAATCCAATACCAAGTGTTCTTCTCATTTTAGCAGCTTTTTCTGCTTCTGGTAAATCCCATACCATATAATCGATTAGCTCTTCAAGTAATCTAACAAGATACTCTGATACTATTTCTAATCTTTTGTTGCTTTTACAATGGCCGACGTTAATTCCACCAAGTATACAAACTCCAATTTCACTTAAATTAACTAATCCTGTTATGTCAAAATAATCATAATCTTCGCTTTCATTTACTTCAGCATTTATATCTTGCGATACGAATTTAACTAACGTAGCCATTTGCTTAACTTTCTTATTAAGCTCTTTTTCATCTATTTGGTGAAAATAGGCACTAGTTCTAAGTTCATAGTATAGCTCTCTGTCTTGAGCAGTATCGAATTTAATATTTCTTCTGATAGAAATACCTCTTAATGGAAAGATAGGTACCGATATTTCTGTACAATTATGTATCAATATGTTATTAGCATAAAAATTATGGTTATCTTCTACAGTAATGTCGTACACTTTCTCTCTTTTTAATATTCTTTCAATCTTTATCATTTTTATCCTTTGTTTTTATACGCTTATTTGCACGAGCTTCTTTTATTTCTTTCTTACGTTTTATAGTTTTTATAATATCTATTGTAAATTATATTAAGTTTATATCTGTACTTTTACAATATAATATAAAGTAGAATAAAATTTTACATAATGCATCATTTAGCTCTTTAATATAAGCAAATTTAAAGAGGCAAAGAGGCAAATATCTCTAATCATAACTCTATAGTATATTTAAAACATCATCATGAACTAAATGTTGGGCTTCAACGTATCCTCTGTTTTCAGTCCATACTTTATGTTCTAACGTACATTCTATGTAATTACCACTATTTTCATCTGTTATTTTTAGTAATTCAGCGCAAGGGTTTGTCATAGCGAAGTCTTCAATAATTTTATACTCATTCACTGCAGTATCAATATTTCTACTTAAAACTTGCACATCAAATTTATTTAAATAGCTTTGTAGTTCATCTATTCGAATAACGCTATAAGTGTCGTTATATTTAATATTAATACTCGTGTCTCCTTTTACGCAAAGATTTGAGATTTTAAGTGGAATATCAAAACTACTATGGCTCTGGAATTCGTCAGCAAATAAACAATATTCTCTACTTTGTAAAAATTGCTCATCTAAGAATCTATTAAATATCTTTTTAGCTGATACTTTCTTTTGTTTTCTTTTAGGTACAGTTCTTTCGTAATGTTCGTATTTCTCTTTAAATTCTTTTGAGTAACCGTTGTAACTTTGCAAATCTTTTACGTCATTCATAAAGAATAGCGTAATGTCTTCGTCTTTAGCATATCTTTCAAAGAATAAGTCATTAAAAATAATAGCATGGTCGATATCTCTAACTCTAGTATCTTCAGTACCTTTATTATTACCCATAACCATAATATGTTCTATTTCTACATGATAAAATGGATAGTACGCTGTGCAGCTTCCATCTCTATCTGGTTGTACAAATGCTTTACTTGACTTCTCAGCAGCTTTAAGTATAGGTTGTAAACCAGTATGCTTGATTCTACCATTATCAATATCTGCGTCAAGTCCTCTAATATCTCCAGTACCAATTCCTAAACCTGCGCCGCCTGCTACTAACGTAAGCATAGATTTAGCTGAGTTAGCGATTGTTTCTTTAGAATCACCATAAGGTATTAAGTTACATGACACGAATCTTCTAAACATTGTTCTAAGTTGAATCATAATTGGAGTAGGTAAGCTAGCTTCAAAGTTACTTAAGATATTATAACCTTCTTTTACCCATTTCTCTCTCTCTTTACCTTCATACTTAGCAAATGCGAACATGTTAATCATCATAAACATTTCTTGAGGAGTTTCATGAAGTTTACCATATTTCTTAACTAAGTAACTATCTTTAGTTTTCTTAAGTCCAGAATAAACGAATTTATCGTCTCTGTCGTATTTTATGTACTCACCGAATTTCTGTACTTCTGCTTCTGTGTAGTGATCGAACAGGTACTTACCGTCGTATATTTTTTCAGATATATTTTTCTTAACTGTTTCAAGTAAAGTAGGCACTTCGTATTTACCGTATACTTCTTTTCTAATGCTTTGATTTAACAATCTCGCTGCTGCTATTTCAGCTTCAGGTAAATCCTCACTAATCATATCAGCTGTAGCCTCTACAAGTGCTTTTTGGATGTCTTTACTTGTACTACCATCAACAATCATAGGTGCTGCCTGCATTTCTATTTCTGATGCACTCAGAGTGTTTAAGCCTTCTAGTGCAAAGAATACTTTCTCATGGAATTTTTGTGGATTGTAATCCTGCGTAGTTCCATTGTCTTTTCTTATTTTCTTCATAACTTTGTTATTTCCCGTTTTTGCCGTTTTTGCCATTTTAATCCTCTCTTATGCCGTTTTGCCGTACATTTTATTTAACATGTCTTTCGTGCTATCACAAATATCATCATCTTGTTCTACTCCACCTGTAACGTAGTTTAGTATCTTTTCTTCCTGCGGTAACTTCTCTTCTTTATCCATGTTAATGTAAGTTTCAATCCAAGGTAAAGGGTTCTTAGTAATATATTTACCTCCTAGTCTCTCTTTAGTCGGATTGATACCTAATGATTTCATTCTTCTTATAGTAATGTAGTTAAGATAGTTAGTAAGAATGTCTTCGTTCATACCAATATATGAACCTTCACTAAATAAGAACTTAATCCAATCTACTTCTTCAAAGTAAATTTCATAATATCTAGCTTCTAGTTCGTCTTTAATTTCTTCATAAGCTTCTATAAACTCTTCGTCTTCGTTCTTTCTAAGAAATTTAAGTAGATTCTGAGTAAGAGCAAGATGCTCATTTTCATCTCTAGCAATAAATTGCAGATCTTCTGAACAACCAGGATATAAATCTTGACTTTTATGCATTGCCCATATAGCAGCAAAAGAGCTATAGAATCTAACACCTTCAAGAGCATTAATTTCAAACAGACACCTAAGAATGTCTTTCTTTAGTTCATGCAAGTCTTCATCAGTGAACTCGATTCCTCTTTGAGTCTTATAAATGTATTCTATTACTGACTGGTACGATTTTTCGTATACTGAACTAATTTTATTAGCTACTTCTTGCAATTCTTGTACTTCAAACGCTTCGTCAAAAACTACGTCTGGTTCGCTATAAAGAGCTCTAAGTATTTCTGTATACGTTCTTGAATGCTTAGCACCTTCAAAATAAGTCCACGTAAGAATAACGTTTTCTAATTCAGGTAACGTAGCGATTTGACCAAATATAGATACTGGACCTCTACCTTGAACTGAGTCTAAAAATATTAGTTTCTGAAAAGTACGTTTAACAACAAATTTTTGCGCAGAAACAGCTCTTGTTTTATGATCTTTAGAATCTTTAATAAGAGGTATTTCGTCATGTTTCCAATCAAAACCTTGCTGTTTATCATTACTCTTATCTAGCACTGGATATTTTAGAACATCGAAGCGCTGGCTATTCTTACCACTTCCAAAAAACAACTTCTCGCTAGAAAAATCTATTCTGTTAGAGTTGTAAAGACTTACTGGTGTATTACACGTTGTACTCATGTTATATCCTAATCATCTGCTAGAGCAGCTAGCATCTCTTCGTGTTCTTGCGGTGATAAATTCTTAAAATATTCTTCTCTTTCTTTTTGCTCGTTTTCTTGGATTAACTTGTTTTTAGCAATAAGTGCTTTATTTTCTTTATATTGTTTAATAATTTGATCTTTAACACCTTTGTCTGACGAATCTATTAGAATTAGCTTAGAATCATCTTTTAACTTTTTATGAGACTTTTTAAATACTCTCTTACCTTCCTTGATAATCTTACCTTTAGCAACTTTAGCTTCTAATGATTGTGCTTGGTCAATTACGATTGTAACATCTTTATCTGAGTATACCATTTCGTATACTTCGTTAGTTTGTATGTTTTTATAGAACATCTTTATCCTTTATATTTAGTGGGAGATTTATTTATCACCCTTAGCTGCGTTTGCTGCGTTTGCTCTAATTGCTGCGTTTTCTTTTCTTTGATCTCTCGTTTCTAAAATTTCATCAGCAATACCTATTTCAATAGCTTCTTCTGAATTAAGCCAATTATCTCTATCTGTTAACTTGCACATTTTAGCATAAGTAGTCTTACCTTTAGTAAACGAAGATAAATCACGCATAAGCTGCTTTTGTAAGTACTCAGTTTCTTTCATTTCTATTAGTAAGTCTTGGTATTTACCACTTGCTCCTGAACCTACACTGTGAATCATAACTCTACTTCTAGGCATTAATCTTCTAGTTCCAGTACCAGATGCAAATATTTGAGTACCCATAGATGCTATCATACCAGTACAAGTAGTATTAACTGGAGTATCTATTAACTGTATAAGGTCTATTAAACCATTACCAGCATACACTGATCCTCCACCTGATGAAATGTAAATTTCAATCTCTGTACATTGTGGCTTTTTATCTAAATACAATAGTTGCATCTTAGCTGCTTGCATAGATTCTTCTGAAATTTCACCTTCAATAACTATAATGTTGCTTTCGAATAACTTACTTGGTAAGTCATACGCTCTCTTTCCTCTTCCTGAATCTTCAATAATTTGTGGTAATAGTATCATAATTTTCCTTTGTTTCCTTTAATTTGGTTGTATTGTATTGTATCTAGTTCGTACTTACTTTAGCACTTGAAATAAAGTGCTAATTAATCGACTAATATGTTCTTAGAATTTCTAAAACTTTGTAATGTCTTTCTTCTGTATAATTACACCGTTAATAATAGCATATGCGTCGTCATTCATCTTGTCTACTAAGCTATTCATATATGCTTTTATCTGCGGTAATTGGCCAGCTTGTATAACTGTGCCTCTTTGGTAGTTTAATACTAATACTTTAATAGGAAACTGTATAGGTTGTCCTAATTGTATTTGGATTCCGTTTACTAGCATGTGCATCTAAATCCTTTCTTGATTTTTAACTTGTTTAATGTCTAGACTTGGCCAAATTACTCTTGTTTCCTTTAAGTCTACTCCTTCTAACATTTTCATCATTGTTTTATAACAACCATGTATGTCAGATAGCACTAATATTTTCATCATAATTTCCTTTATTTCGTTTATTTCGTTTATTTTGTTTTGAATGTTTGTTATTAAGCGTCGCACTTTTCTAACAAAGTACAAGTTCTTTTGCGTTCGTATTTAGTGTCTATCCATTTATCTATATACTTGTTAGTGTATTTTGCCATTTGCCATAGCATTTTAAATGACATTCCTACTAAGAAAATCATAGCTGTAAAAAACGTAATTGCCATAATAGCTACTGTTCCATTTAAAAACGGATTGTAATGGAATATAGTGAAGAACTCACCTGTAATAATTCCTAAGATAGTTACAAAGATAAACACTACAGGAGTTATAATAATTAATTTTCTTAAAAATAGCGATATAAATCTAACTGTATCATTAAGCATGTTAACTATGCCAATTTCTGCAATAGATACATATAACGCGCTTATTCCAGTTAATACTAACGCTAAGGTTGTAAAATAAACGACACCATTAGTTAACGGATTCACTTCTATAACGTATACAAATTCTCCCATTATGATTCCAAATAGTGTTAATGCTATGACTATTAACAATCCCGTTCCAACTACAATACTGGGCTTAACAATAAACTGTTCTATTTTTGTCTTTGCGCATTGCGACAAACAATAGTTGTCGCCTTTATATTTTATCTTCATCTTAATCCTTTACTTTACGTATGTGGTTTACTTTACGTATGTGGTTTACTTTACGTATGTGGTTTACTTTACGTATGTTGTTTACTTTACGTATGTTATTCTGCATTCTCTTGCATCCATTTCTGTTAATTCTCTAAATACTTCGCCTTGACTAGTTTCTACCACATATTCTACTCCGTCAATAACTTGAACTGTTATAGGTTCTTGTGTGAAATAAAGTGCAGTAAAAATCAATGTAATGAATCCTATTGTTATAAATGGAATAGCTAGTTTATCTATAATTCTATCTGTTATTGTTTGGAAGTTTCTTGTTGTGTTCGATGTGTTTGTCATTTTGTCTCGTTTATGTTAATTTTAATAAATTTTATAGCACTTAGTCGTTTAAGCGTTTAAGTGTTTAAGTGTTTATCATATATAATTATAACATAAAGAGATTAAATGAATATTAAAGTTTTGAACTAATACGCCCATTCCACATAAGTTTGTATAAGTGAGTACATCTAGTTTTAACTTGCTTACACCAAACTGAACTTTTAAGTTGATTTGCAGCGCCATGGTAATATCCTCTATCAAGGGCCCATATCATAGATTTAAATCCAAGTATGCCTCCTAATCCAAGGTTATATGCCATGTCTAACAGTACAGCTTTTCTTGTGTTATTAGCTTTTTTATACCAAGAATACCTTTTTAGCTGTTCTTCTCTAATAGCCAACCTGTGCGTAAGCAGTAACTGTGCTTCTGCTCTGCTAATACCATCCATTAAGTTAGTTCCATATCCAACACTGAAATGGTTAACGTCTATATAAGGTTTTGAGACAAATCCTTCATGCTGCTTTATTAGCTCATTAGCTAATAGTCCAGAGCTTACTCCAGCATGGCATATTGCTGCACCAATAGTAAGTACGTATATAATAAGTACAAGTTTGGCTATTCTTATAATATTTTCGTTCATTATAACTCCCTCTGTATTAGCGTGTTTTGCTTAAACGTATCTCTGTAATCTTTAAGCAAATTCTTCATTTTATCTATACCATGTTTTTCAGTTAGCTTTAAGAACAAAGCGTCTGTAGGATTGTCTAATTTAAGACTTTGTTTAAAATCCATTCTTTTAGCTTCTTCCAACTGTATTTCTGTTACCATTTTATAATATTTTATTTTTTCATCCATAGTGCCTACAAGAAAGCTAGCTTTACATGTACCATATTTTCCGTCACCTTCAGAATGGGTTTCGTCACTACGTTCGATAACAACTTCATTCTCTTCTAATTTGCTCGTAAGCAGGTATCTGGCGTTTTCTTGCGCTGCTTGAATAGCATTATTTGAATTGGCAAAGTCTTGCGCTTTACCATGTATTTGTATCTCTCTCATTTATATTTCTCCTTGGGCTTCCATAAAGTCAGCATTTTCTAACTTTTCTATACGAAGAGCTAGTGTAATAACATTATCTTCTAATGTGTCTAATTTAGCTAAATTAGAATTAAGCTTAGTATTATAATTGTTAATGCTTAGTTCTATTTTATATTTTTGGTTTTGATCGTTTGAATTGATGCACGAGATATTCGCGGCTTTTAGTTTAGATCTTAGATTTCTAATTTCTTTGTTACATTCTTTGATAAGGTCAAAGTTTATGTCTAATTCTTTGTTGTAAGTTTTTAATGATTTTAATGATTTTGCCATAATATACCTTTATTTTTGTTAGTATATTATAACATAAGAAGATTAAAATAGGATTAAAGTGCATGTAAGCACCATTAAGTTATGTAAGCACCATTAAGTTATGTAAGCACCATTAAGTTATGTAAGCACATTAAGTTATGTAAGCACCATTAAGTTATGTAAGTTACATAACTTATTTTAATTCTTTAAGAATACTCCTAACATTTATTTTATCTCTTTTATAACTCCATAATCTTTTATCAAAATCTTCATCATAATTTCCATGATGCAGCACTACATTTTTTTCTATAATTTCGTCGTTTTTAATGTCGAATAAATCTACTGTAAGATCTAACTTTTTACTTAGCTTACTCCATAGCTTACGAGCTCCAAAATACTGCTCTTCGTCGCCTATTATAGTAAATTTCTTCTCTTTAACGAAGTACTCATACATTTTAGTAGCTATACCTCTTGAAAAATCTTTAACAGCTACACCGTCCACATTGTAAACTTCTCCATATGATTTGTAATGGTCGTATTTAGTAAAAGTAATAGCAAATATTACTTCAAATTTAGTTTCTTTTTCGTCACCCAATTTTGTTTTAATGGATTTTGTTTGAAAAGTACCTAAAAAATAACTATTATCTACTATCTTACTTTCAAAAAGCTCATATACAGAACCGCCTAATTTTAAGTTTCCTATTTTTGAGTATTCTCTTTGCATTCCAAATTCGCTTATTGGCATTAACATGTAATTACTTTCTGCCCAATTTCCTTTCATCGCTCTGCTATGTTCTAGCACTAATTCTACGAAAGTTTTATTTTTAGCCATTTTATGTCCTTTATTTTACAATTATTTGTAAGTTTTAATTATGTTATACTACTATTATAACATAAGAAGATTAAAACAGGATTAAAGCACATGTAAGCACCTTAGCACCTTAGCACCTTAAACATTACCAGTCGCTAAACTCATCAGAAGATTCTTTAACTTCAAGCTCTGTAAATGTTAATCCAAGAGCTGAATTAAAATCTTTAAATAAATCTTTAGTACCGTTTCTAAGTTGTTTAATCTGTGATTTACACATTTTATTATATTGCTCTGTAGTAAATGATTTAATTATCTTCATCTTTCTAGACAAATCTTCTTTATCTTTAACGTAATTAAAGCCTCTGAATGTATCATTTGGAAAAATAGTGTGTTTAGAATCATATTTGTCTTCAATGAAAACTATAACATTACTCAATGCTGCTGCATAAACTCTCATAGTAACAATAGCGTCGCAATATGTATCTTCAGCAAATACAATAGTAGCGTATGCTTTATTAGTTTCTTTCTTCCAGAAATCCCAGTCTCCAAGCTCTTTTTTAAACGAAGGATATTTTTTAATAGATGCAATCTCTTTTTTAGTAAGTTTAAATACATGTTCTTCAATTTTACCAAAAAATGCAGCATTATAATCTGTATCAAACATAAATTCAATCATTTGCGATCTTCTTGCACCACCTCTGTAAAATCCACCATAAATTAAGTCTATTTGCTTTTCTTCAGATGGATTAGCATGTACAGAATTACCAAATATAACAGCTTTTTGCCATTCAAATTCAATTATTTCTTTATAGTCTGTAAATATTCCTTTAGCAACGAATGGTTTCTTTGTAAGATCAGTACCTTTAGATGCTGCTAAGAGAGTTATGTCTTTTCTTGTAATAAGAAGATCAGATTCAGTCCATTTTGTACCCCATCCTGGATTACGTGCTTCATCGAATTTATCATTCCAAACTTGAGAAAGCGTTAATAGAGGGTCTGTATAGAAGAATATTACTTCTTTAGGAAATGTGTTAAGAACTTTATACGTAGCGCATATTCCACCATCTTGTCCACCAAAGAAATTCTTGCTTCCATTAATAACTACCAGCTTGTCATACTTACTCATATCTATATTATTAACGTCATCAATTAATGCCAGATCAACTGCAGAGACTTTATTAGATCCGAAATAAGTCTCAGGATCATCTCCTTTTACGTATTTAGTGCATAACGTCACATTATGGCCACCTTTTAAAAATAATTCTACTATAAGTTTATTCTCTCCAGCATTACCATTAGTAGGTTTTCTAGTACCGGTGTTAATTCTGCCACCTATTTTCATTAAAAGTATATTCATTATAAAGACTCTTTAAAATAAGAGTTAATAGCATCTACTACTCTTTGTTGCTCTTTAAGTGTTATTACAGGGCTTAAAGGTATTGAAATTATTTTATCGTGTATTTCAGCTGTTATAGGAAAATCCTTTGGAAAGAATTCATCTTTATAGCATTGTTGATTAAACGGTGCAACAGGATAATGTATAAGTGTTTCAATGCCTTTAGCAGCTAAAAATTCAATAAATGCTTCTCTATTTTGAATCGTTAATACAAACAAATGAAAAGCATGTTGACTTAAAGTACCAATTTTAGGTAAACAATCTACGTTTTCAATATTATTCATGTAGAATTGCGCTACTTTTTGTCTAAGTGCTGTATCTGATCTTAATCTTGTTAATTTAACTCTTAAGAACGCTGCTTGAATTTCATCCATTCTTGAGTTTACACCTTTTACTTCATTATAGTATTTCTTCTTACTACCATAGTTACAAATAGTTTTAACCATTTGAGCAACTTGAGAATCGTCAGTACAAATGCAACCTGAGTCACCTAACGCACCAAGATTCTTACCTGGGTAAAAGCTAAAGCAACCCACATCTGACGTACTACCAGATACATTACCTTGATCGTCTTTACTATAATGCGACTGTGCGCAATCTTCTATAACAATTAAATCGTATCTGTAAGCGATATCATTTATGGTTTTCATGTCGCACGTTTTACCATAAAGGTGAACAGGTAAAATGCAAACTGTTTTATCGTTAATTTCGTTTTCTAATCTGTTTACGTCTATAAGATGATCTTCGCCTGGTTCAATAAGAACAGGTACTAAACCATTTTCAGATATCGCTAATATTGTAGCAATATAAGTGTTAGCTGGTACAAGAATCTCGTCATTGTCTTTAAACAAACCTAATTCTTTATATGCCCTAATAGTAATCTCTAGTGCTTCTAATCCATTACCTAAAGGTACGCAATAATTAGTACCAATAATTTCAGAAAATTCTTTACCAAATAGTTCATTTTCTTTACCGTTTAAGTACCATCCTGATTTAATTACTCTGTTAGCTGCATCTTGTAGCTGTGCTTCATCTCTTGAGTTTATAGCACCAATGTCTAAAAACTTTACTTTTTCTTCTTGCATATTATTCCTTTAAGTTGTATTTTGCTGTATTTACGTTATTATTTATGTTATTATAACATAGTTATTATTAAATGGTTGTTAAACTGCACTGTTAAACTGCACTGTTACGCAGCGCTGTTAAAGATATTACATATATTACATATGCATATATTACACATATTATAATACAGCCATAAATTATATCTTTAAAGGTGCCGCGCAGTATGCTTTTACGCAGCGTAACACCAGAACTGCTCATACGGTTTTAATTTAAAAATTAAACGGTTTAGCCCAAGAGTACTACCTGCGTTACTTCGTATTTTTAATTAACAAACTACTTTACATTTAAGTAATATTTTATAAGTACTTTACCAATTTTCTACCAATTTTTATCAAAAACTTTACCAAATATTAGTCTTTATTAATTAAAGTAACAACACTTTTTACTTCATTTCTATAAACACTATTTGCAGGCACGTCTTTTGTAACTATACTACCAGCTGCAATAAGTGAATTCTCTCCAATTGTTATACCAGGTAGTATAGTTACATTAGCACCTATTGAAGCTCCTTTACAAACTGTAGTTACAGGATACGACTCGTTTTCTTTTAAATGCACTTTATTTTTAGGATAAACGTCATTAGTAAACGTCGCATTAGGACCTATAAAAACGTCATCTTCTATAACTATTCCATCCCAAATTTGCACACCTGGTTTAATAGTACAATTATCTCCTACTATTCCACCTGTCTCTACAAGAACATTCATGTTAATATTACATCTTGAACCTACTCTTGCTCCACGCATAATAGTGCAAAACTGCCAAATGTTAGTGAATTTACCAACTTGCGCATCTTTACTAACATCAGAGCTGCAATGTATACTGCAAGTTATGTCAACGTTTGCACCTCTCACTAGTGCGCCGTTATTGATTTAAATTTTTCATAGTCAGTGATATAATCTTCTTTAACGTATGACATATTCGAAAGTACTAACAATATGCAATCTTTACTAAAGTTCTTATTAACTCCCCATACCATTTTATCTTGTATAAGCATTTTATCTTTAGAGTCTAATAAGTACTCTCTTTTATCTGTACCATTGTCTAATTCAATTGTAACAGAACCTTGTAAGCATATTAACGCTTGCTTAGTTAAGTGATGCGCATGAAAACCTCTCGGCTCATCTGACGTACCGTATACGTAAAATACTCTTCTAATATCAAACGGTACATCTTTATTTTGCTCTATTGCTACTAAATTACCTCGATTGTCTCCAAGTACATTAAAATTTGTAATTTCAGGTAGAGAATTCTCTACCTTACCATTCTTCGTGTTCATCATTTTCATCTCCTATTTTTCCAAAGTTAAGTCTTCTGCAATTAAGCATACTAACGTGACTTCCTTTTACTCTTTCCATTTTAGTTTCATAATCAGCTGGATTCATTGTATACCATTCTTCTGGATATGTAGAAAGAGTTATAGATTCATTATAGCCAAAATGAGCTATAAGTCTTCGTATTTCGTCTATAAAGAATAATGTTAATGACAATCTTTCTTCTCTAGAACCGTGAAAGAATATTCCACTTCTTGGTGGATAAGCATTATCCTTACTGAATTTCCTAGTTTCTGTTTCTATAGGCACAGGTGCGCATATTTCTACGCTTTTACCATTTTTTACTAGCTCTATGCATTGTTTCATATATGCATTAAGAAGTTCTTTCATATTACCAAAAGGATCTTCTTGTCTAAACATGTGGTGTCTAATATCTATGCTTCCCATCATAAGAAGAATATGTTTAGCTTTAGTTTTCCCAAAGTCGTTCACAATAACGTTATTTTTAACTGCACCGAATAAAGTTCTTCCACCTATTTTAGTACAAGGTACTCCACCTGGTGTCATACTAATTGAATGCGAGTCGCCAAACATCATATTAGAATTAGATTCTGTTACAAGATCTTCTTGGGTAACTACTGTAGAATTTAAGCACTTATTTCGTAATTCTTTTAATACTTCTACTTCAGCACCTTTATATGTACTTGCACTTTTATTTTCAGCTCTTTTTACTAAAGCATTTAAAAATCCTTTAGGTACAGGGTAATCTAATATATAAGACGTAGCTTTATTTAACGCGAACTTTTCGAAGTACTTATAATAAGCTTCTGTAAGTCCACCGTAAAGATTTATAGCTTTCTCCTTTCCATTAGGCAGCACCGGAAAGTAATCTGCACCTAAGTAAACGTAAGTAGGCGACTTATCATCGTATATTCCGTCATACTTTACATCTGCACCTATTACAGAAGCTATATGCTCTGTATGTAAATGCGTGTAGGATTGTCCTTTCTTAAAAGAAGTTATCTTCTGGTGCATCGATATTATTTGAGGTTTATTCTCGTTCATTTATATCTCCTAAAATGGTACTTCGTCATCGTCTTGTATTGTTAAACTTCTTAACGCACTATTATGACCTTCACCTCTTATAGGCCTACCATCGTAAATAAGATCAGTTATAGCCTCGTTTATCTGATGCCTAACATTTTTATAGCTAACAGCATCTTGTAAATTTTTCATAATAGCGTTTATACGTCTTTGATTAGTCATACCGTATTCATCAAATAATATTAAATTAATTACTTCACCGTTTTCTGTAAACTTGCAAGAATCAATATTTCTCATAATATTAGTGTCTTGACCTGATCCACCATACTCTACTTCAACATCATAAGTTATCTTATCCCACATTTCAATGTCTACACAGAAATCCCAATCAGACTTTTCTGCATGTACATTAATAGATCTAGAACCTATTAATACAGCACCTTTAATCTTCTTATCACTGTCTAACAAATATTGTAATATTTGTCCACGCATTTTATCTCCTTTTATACCACTTTATCGTTTTCACAATACCAGTTTCGAATGTTTCTTCAGCTTTCCAACCAAGTTCATTTTCAAGTTTTGCTGCATTTATAGCGTATCTTCTATCATGTCCTGCTCTGTCTTCTACAAATTCAATGTCGCCGCTCTTCATAATGTCAAATATATTATGAATTATGTCAAGATTTGTTCTTTCATTTCTTCCACCTATAAGGTATTGACTACCAGGTTGCGCTTTGTGAAAAATAACATCTATAGCTTTACAATGATCTAAAACATACAGCCAATCTCTTACATTACTTCCAGTACCATAAACAGGAATCGCTTCGCCTTTAATAGTTTTTTCAATAACCTTAGGGATTAGCTTTGTATTGTCTTGCCTTGGACCGTAATTATTGCTGCAATTACTTATAGTACAGTTCATGTTAAAAGATCTGTTAAAAGATTTAACTAACATGTCAGATGCAGCTTTAGAAGCGCTATAAGGACTACTAGGGTTATAAGGCGTTTCTTCTGTAAACATTGAAGTGTCAAAAGGTAAGTCACCGTATACTTCGTCAGTACCAACGTGGTGGAACCTACCTGTTAAATTGTTACTTTTAAAAGCTTCTAATAATACACTCGTTCCAAGAACATTTGTTCGAACAAATAAGTTAGGATCTTTTAGTGACATATCTACATGGGATTCAGCAGCAAAATGTATGATATCTGTTACATTTTCTCTTTTAATAATTTTACTTATAGCATCAGCATCGCATATATCGTTTATGTACTCCACGTATTGCGGAGATGTAGTATAACCATTTAAGTTATTTTCATTTGCAGCGTAAGTGCAAATATCTACATTAACTATCTTATAATTATGCGTGTCGATCATATATCTAATGAAGTTACTGCCGATAAAACCATATCCTCCAGTAACAAGTATTACCTTTTCTGCGCATAGTACGCCTTCTACGCCTTCTGCACTTCGTACTTTTTCTACATCCATTTCTTTCCTTTATTTTTAATTAGTGTTAAATAGAGATGTTGTTATCATTGTAGATACAACAAGTCCAAAAAATACTGCTCCTATAATTAACCACCCTATTAAGGTATATACCATGTACAATAATACAAACGTCATAATAGTTACCATAGTTATCATAAATTTTATTCTGTTACTTAGCATTTACTTATCATTTACTAGTGCAGTTACAGTGTATTTATGGTGTATTTAATTCTTTTAAGAACTTCGTATGAAACTTTTTTATGTTTGTAACTTGTATTTAAAATTTTATCTTTTTGTTCTTTACAAATTCCTTGCACCTTTACTACGTAGAATCCATTTTTAAATGATACTGAGGCTTTACTAACTACAGCAAACTGTTCTAAGATGCTTAAATAATGCTTATCATTTCTCATTAACTATCACACAGCGTGTCAGAAGCTGTTCTCCATGATTTATTTATGTTTGCATAATTGATTTTTCTTTCCATTTGCTCGTCTTCTCTTAGTAGAGTAGCTACATTATCTTCAATCGCAGTTATAGTCCATTTAGAACCTAATTTTGGTAGCTTAATAACCAATCCTATTTTAAATGCACTTTTAGTTATTTTAGCACCTATTGTTATTTTTTTACTTAAATTCATGTTGAACCTTTATTTTTAGATAGTATATTATAACATACTAATATTAAATTAATATTAATTTAAGAGATTAAGCATCTTTTTAAATAATCCTTTAAAACCTGTAGGATTAAGTTGTATGTTACCTTTTGCGCCTACTGCATCTCCAGATAACATCACTATATCTGTATTACTAGCTATAACTACATTATTACACTTAATTATCAAAGAGCTATCTGTATTTACTATAATAAGATCTTTAACACTATCGTACGTTATTTGTACTTTATCTAATAGTTCTTTACCTGTTATAGTTTTAATATCACGTCTTTCTATACACTCAATATCGTCTAATATGTCGCATTCTACTGCTTTGTTATTGTTATTATTGTTATTCATTTTTAACCTTTCGTAATTTAGTTAGCAAGTACATTACCACTTCCAGCAACGCAAGAAGCACCACAATCTATAGGATCTCCTACTCGCTGAACTGGCATTCCATTTACTATTACTGATCCACTGCCTGCAGCTCCTGATCTACCATGAGGTGGACTTTTAGGGCAAGCATGTGGATTATAAGGATCTCCTACTCTAACAGCACCCATACCATTTACAAGCACATCTCCTGATGCGCCTACAGCTACATCAGGTGGTGCACAACATCCTGAGCAGCTATCTCCTAATCGTACTACTGGTGGCATTAGTCTATCTTAAGATCAAGCATTAGCTGCTGCTTATATTCATTATATTCTTCAGCTGTGTGAGCAGCGTTGTAATCTAACAAGTCATCAACTTTAGCTTTACTTTCTGAACTTAACGAACCGTAAATCCCATCAGAAGGCTGTCCTGACGTCATTTTAGCTTCTACTTTCCACATAACAATATTCTTTTTTAACCTAGCGAAGTAAGCCTTAATATCAGTTTGCATTTGTAGCGCTTCATCTTTCATTGATGTTATATTAATAATATAAGCACTTATATTAGCTTCTCCAATTAAATCGCATGGAGTATTCGGTGCTTCCATCTTTACAATCCAATCTGACATCTTGTTGTTTAAAAAGTCTGGGTCTTTCCAAGAGTCTGCATAAGATATCATTTCTTCAGCCCAATCGGCGTATTTCGTAAAAGTATCATGAGTTGTAGGAAAGTAGTACTCTGTCATTATACCAGCGTTAGCAGAATTCATTTGATCTATACAAGAGTTGCACAAACTAAGAACATTAGGATTAAGTCCTATCTCAACTATTGTAGCTGTTCGATTTAATTGGCACGAGTCGCTTCCATCACAGTCATCGTCATTCTTTTCGATGTTAATAGTACCGCTTAGTGTGAATTCAGTTCCTGATACGTGCTCTTGTATGGTACCGCTAAAAACAACTTGGGGTACTTGCTCTGTAGTAGTTACTGTATTACCTTCGTCATCTTCTTCTTCAGTAGTAACATTATCTATTATTGTTATACTTACCGGATGACCTACTAAAGATCCATCACACTGGAAGACAGCACTGTCAAGAACAATTGTTGTATCGTCTTGACTAATATTATCTGTACAAGTGTAGTTATAAGTTGTTCCGTAATGAGTAATTAAGTCATTCATTACGTTTACGATGTTTATTCCATCCATTGTTTTATCCTACGTTTTATTGTTATTTATTGAGTGTATAACGTGCGTTATACACGTCTAATCTTTAAAATGCTTCTTCTTAACAGATGAAACGCCAAGAGCAGCTAAAAATATTAAAGCGTATATGAATATCATATTCCAAGCATCTTGACCTATTTCAGACATCGATGTTGCGTCAACGTTTATCAGTGACATAACTTCGTAAGTTACAAATATGTTAACGGCTGGAAAAGCTAATAAAATTATAGCAATAACAATTCCTATAATACCACCTGCTCCTGCTGTTATCGCTGTACCTAGCTTTCCAAATTTATCACTCGCTACAGCTCCAGAACTTAGTGTCATAAAAACAAACAGCGCAGATGAAACAACACCTAAGATAATAAACCCAATGTAGTGCATAGTGTTTAACCAATTAAAAGCATTTACTAGCTTAGCTCCAAAAGCTCCATCTCCGAATACAAATCCTAGTGCTGCTACTATTAATAGTATTATTAATGATCCCGTAATTATCTCTCTTTCAGCTCTATTGAGCTATCGATTTTAGGTAATAACCAAGTTCTACTTTATCGTATTTTTTACACTTATTAAGCTGCTCCGCTGTGATGTAACCTTTGTTATAAGCTACTTCTTCAATTAATCCTATTTTAGCATTAGTGCAACTCTCAATCGTCCTAACAAAGTTTGAAGCTTCAAATAGGCTCTCAATCGTACCGCAATCGAAATACGCAAAGCCTCTACCAAGTTCTTTTAACTGAAGTCTTCCTTCAGATAGAAATTCATTAAGAACATCTGTAATTTCAAGTTCGCCTCTTTTAGAAGGTTTAATGTTCTTTGCTTTTGATACACAATCTGCAGGTAAGAAATATAATCCTACTGAAGCTATATTTGACTTAGGATGTTGTGGCTTTTCTTCTAAAGAGATAATTCTTGAACCTTGGGCTTCAATCACTCCGAACCTCTCAGGGTCTTTAACTTCATATCCAAATATAACACCATTACCATTTTGCGCCTGTCTTCTTGCACCTTCAAGTATTTCAGTAAATCCTGCACCATAGAAAAGATTATCTCCAAGAATAAGTGCTACATCATGATTATCAATAAAGTCTTCACCTAAGATAAATGCTTCAGCTATTCCACCTGGATTTTCTTGTACTTTATACTCTATGTTTATTCCCAGATCAGATCCGTCTCCTAACATCTTCTCATAGTTAGGAAGATCCACAGGAGTAGAAATAATAAGAATATCTTTAATACCAGCCATCATTAGAGTACTTAAAGGATAATAAATCATTGGTTTAGAATACACAATTGCCTCTTGTTTTGAACTTGTAATAGTATAAGGGCTTAATCTTGTGCCACTTCCACCTGCTAACAGAATACCTTTAGTAGAACTAATAGCTTCGTCTTCTGGTCTTGTATACTTTTGAAATATTGCTACAAATATAAGGTCAGAAGTTCCTGTATTAAATACTTTATGGAATTCGCCGCCTTTAACATGCACGATATCGCCTGCTTCTACACTAAATCTTACTTGATCTATTTCGATATCTCCATGTCCTTTAGTAAACATATACACTTCGTCTAATCCGTCATGTTTATGACCAGATGTGTTTTTACCAGCATGTAGTACTGTTTCGGAAGTTGTTAAATTAGCTAAATAGTTATTATCTGTTACAGTGTAAACATCTGTATCTCTCATTTGTTTTAAACCTTGAAACTTAAACTCCTGATCGTAATTTAAGAACCTTAATTTATTTTGTGACATATATGTCCTTTCTTTATTTTTATTTATGCGTTTACATAGACAGGTAATCTTTTAAAAGATTACCGTTAACTGGATGCTTAAATACTTTCATAGCTGATTTTTCAGCTATTTGTACTTCGCTTACTGTAATATTAAGTTCTTTAGCAATTTCTTCATAAGACATATTATATTCTCTATTTGCTACTTTATTATCATGCGCAAATTTAATTTCTTGCTGCGTTTTACTTGGTGCTCTGTGCGCTCTGTGCGTATTCATTTTAATGCCTTTATTACCGTTATTACCGTTACTGCCGTTACTGCTACTGTCATTACAAATGACTTTTATTTACGTCTTCAGGAGTTAATAACTCAACTAATCCGAATGGTACTTGCTCAATTAGCTCGTTAATATTCAATGCAATATCATACCTGTCTTCACTATTCGTTGAAAATACTTTACGCTCAGGATTATATTTAATGTAATCCTTAAAGAATTTAAGTACTAAATCCTTGTTAGATTTAATATGAAGTAATTGACCTGTAAGATTAATTACTTCTAACTCTCGTATAATCGCGTTTATATCTTCATTTCCAAATCTTAATATTGTATTTCTTACATTTCTTTTCCCACTTAAATCACCTGCACCTAATATATTTGTTAATGGCATCTATTATCCTTTAATCAGTTGTTTTACAATTTGCTTTAACTTTTGTCTAGCACCTTTGTAAATCTGATAATCACTACTACTAAGCGATGCTTGCATTTTTACTTTAAGAGTATCAATGTAATTTCTTATTCTTTCACCATCTTCTCTAACGCCTCTTTTCTTAATATCCTTTAGCTTAGCTATTATGCAGTTACAAGCTTGTTTTTCTACTTCATCTCTAGCTTCTTTACATTCAGCTATAAGTGTTTCTAGATAGTATTTAATTGCTTTGTTAGCGTTTCTAGTTTTATCTTCTATTTTCTTCATCTTATTTACTCCTTTATATTTTTTATATCAAACGACACGTCTCTAGTGCCAATTAAGTTATCAAATTTTTCTTCGTACGTGCACTTAACTAGCTTTGTTCTGAAATTAGTATTATTTTCTACTACATTAACTCCAAGTTCTGAAGCTTCAGAAGTTAAATTAACTAACTTCTTTTTAGTACTAATCTTATTAAAAAGTTTAGGAGTAACTTTCATTACTACAATAACTTTAATGCTGCATTGTTTAATAACTCTAATAATGTCTTTAATTACGTCTTTATACTCTTTAGCTTTTCCATCGAAGTTACAAACATAAGTTACTTTTAAATTATTAATTGATTCAAGAGCATCTCTAATATCACTGCCTGGTCTAACGCACATATCTAAACAAGCAGCTATATTTACAGCATCAATTTCTATGTTTAAGTCTTTAGCGTCGTATTTTTCGAACTTTCGAATTTCTTTAAGAACAGCTTTATCTTCACCATTGTCTAGATTCATCTTTAAGTCATTAGCTTTAATCGTGTTTTCTGAATAGTCAAATGCATATGCATATTCATTACAAATGTCATGAGTAATGATATCTCCTACCTTGTTAACGTACGATACTAAATAATCTCTGAACTTATTAGCTTCAGATTGGTCTATAGATTCTATAGTAAATATAGGATCGTATGCTTTAATATGACCTGACTGTGCTTGAGTAATTATTACTGGATGTTTCTTATCATGTTTCTTATATGCGTACTTAAAGCATTTTAATAACTCGTCTCCGTACTTAGTACCTTTAGTTACATCATTCTTGTAATCAGACTTATTACTACTATAATCGATGTCTAAATACTGCCATTCAATATCAGTAACTGAGTAAATAATATTTTTAGCATAGACTAATTTAGTTTCTTCTTGGGTTTCATGGGTTTCATGGGTTTCATGTGGCATTTTATTCCTTTACAATTTTTCATATCTGAACTGGCATAATGACATCATAGTTATAGCGTCTGTGTGTACATCTGAGTTCCACATGAATTGGTCAAAGTCTTCAAAGTGTAATTCGTGTACTTCAATATTTTCGTGTTCTGTACCACCACCTGCATTTACTCTCATGCTAGAATTAACTTTACAAGAAAATAAATGAGATGTACTACCTGATGTACCTACAGAAGATTTAAGAGACTTAACATACATTAATTTGTCTAACGGTACGTCAAAACCAAGTTCTTCTTGTACTTCTTCTTGTGCAATTTCTTCAATACTCTTGTCTTTATCTACGCAACCAGCGCATAATTCGTAAACAATACCATCGTTAGACGAGTCGTTAACTAGAACTGGTATTCTAACTTGTTTAGCTAAATAGAATATCTCTGCGTCTTCATCAAATACAGCTATATGAACTGAATCCATAGACTTAACGCATTCCCACTCTTTATCTATTCCATCTTGCGTGTATTGCACTGTTTCTAACGATACAAAATTGCCTTCGTAATTTAGAATAGAATTATGCAATTTCGTTTCCTGTACTTCTTGTACTTCATGCGTTTCTTGTACTTCTTGCATTATGTCTTTATCCTAACTTCACTGGTATTATATTGTTTTCTTTAAGGAACTCAATTCCTGAAAGATCTCTATAATCATCTTTATAAACTACTCTTTTAATGCCTGACTGAATAATCATTTTAGCACACTCCATACAAGGACTAAGAGTAATGTAAATCGTACAACCAAGTGTGCTTATACCATGTCTAGCAGCGAATAAGATAGCGTTAGCTTCAGCATGCACTACTGAATTTTTAGTAATAAACTCTCCATTATAAGATTCTTCGCAGCAATTATCTGAAGATTCAACAGTTCCATTTCTACCTTCAGATATAATTCTGTTATCTTTAACAATAACAGATCCAACAAGATTTCTTTTACAGTAACTCATAGTAGATGCTAATTTAGCATGTTCCATAAAATACGTGTCGATTCTTTCTTTTTTCAAGCTAGGTGACGTATGTAATAAGTCATTCATAATTTAATCCTGAGATTTGTATTTTTCGCTTAAAGCAATTTTAGCAGCTTCAGCTTCTTTTTGCTTTTTAGCTTTATTTTCTTTTAAAGCAATTTCAATTGGAGATTCTTGATCGTTATCAGGACCAGAAAATATAAAGTCTAACACTTTAGCAGGAAGAGTTCTATCTGTAAAACATTCTCTTATTTCTTCTACTCTCTTGTTATTGTTATAAATTGCAGTTGTACCAGCTCTTGTTTCTTTATCGATTTCTTTGTGCTCTTGTTTTACGTCACTTACGTTTGCGTGTGCCATGTTATTTTCCTTCTTCGTTTGATTTAACTTCGTTTGATTTAACTTCGTTTGATTTAATTTGTATAGCTCTATCACTGTTTAGTACTATCATTTGTAACTTAAGATTTTCCATGCTTAGTCTATCTGCTTCAGCAAAAATAAGATCGAATTCTCTATTAGTATAATTTGACACGTCTTTCATCATTTTTTCTCTTAAATGTATTGTTATTTCTAGCTCATCGTTACAACGGCTTAATATTGCAATTGTACTTTGTTTTTTGTCTTTAAGTTCTTGTATTGTTAAAGCACTGTAAGTTGTTAATACGTGTTTAATTTCTTTTTCCATTTTGTCTCTCTTTGTGTTAAATTTTAATAAAATCTTACGCAGCTGTTGTAGCTGTTGATGCTGTTGATGCTGTTGTATAAGTGTTTATCATATATAATTATAACACAAAGAGATTAAAGGAACATTAAAAATTATTATTAATCTTATCGATAAACCAAGCTTTAATAATCTTAGAAGTATAAGAGCTTATGTGCTTGAATTCAAATCCAGATTCTGTTAAGACATCTAGTTCTTCCTTAACAATATCTTGGTTAACTAATTTTAGCATAATACCAATGTCTTTCATACTAAGTAACTTCTCATCACCGTTGTATGTAGAATTAATAATTTCTTGGTACATTTGCATTAATCTCCATCCAGGCACTACTTTTTGCGCTACGTGGCTTTTTAGCTGTTCTTCTTTCTCATCTATTACTTTAAGAGTTTTAACTTTACCACTAGACTTTGAATGTTCTTCTCCCTTTACTTTCCAAACGTATCGTTGTCCTTCAAACATTGTAGTGTAAACATATCCTTCTAAGATATTCTTGTCTATACCAAATGCCTTAGCTGTAGGTGAATTAAGTTCATTTTGTTTTAATAGTTTAATCATAGAATTTTGCGCTACTTCTGGCTTGTTAAAATCTACCTCTATAACGTGATACTCAAAATCCATAACATTAAAAATGTTCTCGTCTGCGTTACCTTCCCAAACTTTACCCATTGAACCTTGCGTTGTTCTAGTCTCTAACCAGATTGCTGCTTCTGGATTTTCTTCGTCTTGCACTAAAGGACTTACTTTAAAATATTGGAACATAATTGCTCTTTTATCAAGCCCAGATACGCATGAGTTACGTTGAATGTTTCCACCACACCATTCTGAGTATATAGTAAGTATATGGGTATCTAAATTAACGTTGTATTCTACAGCTAGAGCATTGATAATGTGCATCCATACATCTTTTTTAGACTCTGCAACGAACGCACAGCCGTTATTGTCCTGTAATGGAGTAATTATATTCTTTCTTGATTGAACATAAAATCCACTATCTGCGTTATAACAAACTGCCATATTAGTACCATGTATTTTCTCAGTAGCAATCGCCTTAAGTACTGGTCTTTCCTTGTAAGAGTACTTAGCGTTACCTTCTTCATCTTTACCATCGTAGTCTACCTGGTAACATAAGTTCTTAACTACTGCACTGAATTTCCCAATACTTCCCATGTTTATAAATCTTTGCTTATTCATATCTTTTACCATTTACCGTTTACCATTTACCGTTTATATTTTGAATTTGCTTAAGTCATTATGCTTGCTAAAAGCTTCAAAACTTTTTGCTTTTTGAATGCTGTACATGTTCTTTGCTAGTTCTTTTTCTTCAGTAATTAAAGCCTGATGTTCAAAATAAGGAACGGCTACTAATAGTTCATCAGATCCTGCATATAATCCTAATACATTTTCAAATTGTATTTTAATGCTGTATGAATCGTCGCCAAAATATGTATTGATTACCATTACCTTATCGTTTTCCATATAAGAATTATGCAGAGTGTCGCCATCTATCTCTATTTTCATCATTCGTGGATAATCTTCTACTATATCTTCATCAAGTATAGTATTATAGCAATCTCTGTCTATAATAACGAAGAATGGCATCTTTGCAGTTAGCATTAATGTAGCCACTTCAAAGCTTGCCTTTTTAAGAGCAAACTGTAATCCAGCCATTGCTCTTTCTTGTTTTTCGTGTTCTGTCATATTGTTCTTTCCTTTAATTTTAAATTTAATTGTTTGTTATATCTCTTTTTGAGGCGTTTTAACACCATCAGTAAATATCATCGCCTGTATAAATGACTGTTTTACCCTAGGCGTGCCGTTGTACTTATAAGATGGAATTTCGAAACTTCCAGCGGAAGTTTCAGTACCTTAAACTACTGATACACCACCTTGGCATTTCTATCCATCGTATAAAAACTGATTGACAAACTCATTAAGCTCGTTAATTGAGTCTTCTTTAATTAGCTTATATTTTACTGCTCGTGCAGGTCGACCTATGTGACCTGTGTTACGGGTGCTGTGCATATTAATCCTTTAATTTTATTTTTATAATTATATCATAATTAGTATTAAAAGAGTATTAAAGTGCAATTATACGTGTAAAGATGACGCTGCGTTATAAATAATTACATGATAAAATATATAACATTAGACGATTATTACACTGTTGACCAATACAATGAGTTTCTTGAAGCAGCTAGAAACAATAAAGTTGAATTTAAGGAGTATATCCTTATTAAACCACCTTTTAGCAGGTTCATTCAAATTGATTCTGAAGATTTGCCTAAGTTTATTAACTACGAATTTGCTTCAAAAACAGAGATGAATTTTCTCATTAGTGCGCTTATACCAGTTGAAAGTAATGAGTATTACTTACTACAGCGTAGAGACGGCATGGATAAAGCGTATGAAAAATATACTGCACCTGTACCTCTAAGAAACATGCAATCTAAAAAGAACGTAATTGTATTTAAAGGTACATCTGATTCTGAACTAAGAGATCTATCTAGAGAAAGTGGCTTAAAATTTTATAAATGGGGTCATGCTAGAGGTGTTGATATTTTAGTATGCTTCAGCCCATATATAAAAGGCTTTATCTCTGAAACTAGGATATTATTAGATTTTGGTAAAGAGAGTGATAGTGGATTGAAAAGAGGTCCGAAGGTACCTACTTATGGTAAACTGGAGTATTACTTAAATACACAGTTTTTAATTAAGACTAAACTAGAGAACAAAAGTTCTCAGTTAGCGTATTTTGATAAGGGAAAATACAACCCTGTTAAGAGAGTAGCTAGATAAACTATTTAGTTTCTTCTTCTTGCTCTTCTTCTTGTAGTTCTTCATCTTTGATTTCTACTTCTAGTTCAGCTACTGGAGCTTCTGCAAGTAATTCTTCTTTAAGTTCTACTTTAGCTACTGGAGCTACTGGAGCAACTGGAGCTTTCTGTACCTTAACGTCTTCAAATAACGATGCGTTAGCTAATACAATTTCAGAATCGTCTTGGTAAGTTGCACCTTGTTTAATTTCTAAATTTAGACCTTTAAAGTAGATTGCTGCGTCTTTTTTACATATTTTCATTTCGTTTCCTTTGTTTATTGTTATTTATCTCTTAAAGTTCTTGTCTATATATTCTCGTACTTTATCAATACTGTCTTCTACAGACTCATAATAAGCCGTACAATTACCTAGTTTATTTACATTAATATCTACACTTTGCTCCATATTTAATAAGAATTTCTTACACGGCGTATAATTAAGCATCATTTCGACTGGTACAACATTTCCTTGCGTACCTATTATTAAAAATACACTATCTGGATGACTGGCATACTCAAATGCTCTACTCATATATGTGTACATAGGTGCAATACCACCAAAGAAAACTATAAATGGCTTAACGCCTTTAAGACTATCGCAATTAGGGCATCTGTGTTTTTCAATATCGAACCTTTTATATCCAATAGTCCACTTATGACCGCATGCTGTACATTCCATTTTTGTAAGGTCTCCATGCACATGTAAAGCACTGCCTCTGGCTTTTTCTATTAAGTCAGATACGTTCATAGTCACGTGTATAAAATCTTCTTTATACTCTTCTTCTAGTTCCTTTAGTACATAATGCGCATGGTTAGGTTGAGTATTAGCTAAATCTGCTCTTCTTTCATTGTAGAAAGAATGTACAACCTCAAAATTTCTTTTCCACGTCGACTCTGTACATACATCCTCGATCTTGTACTCATTCCATAATCCATTTGAGTCTCTAAATGTTCTTATTCCTGACGGTGCGTCTAATCCTGCACCGCTAAATACGATTATTTTAGGTCCAGATCCTTTTGTTCTTCTTGGTATTGGTTTTGTATAACTCATTTTGTTTCCTTGTCTTTAATTTTATAATTCAATCCAAAATGTCTAGGTGTAAGTTGGGCACTGCTCATAATAATTGCTACTAAAACAGTCCATTCAGACCATTGTAAGAAGTAAATAACACTTGCTGTAAGTCCCCATATGAGACATTCATACAATAAGGTGTATATTACAAACAACGATAGTTTAAATTTTTCGTTCGTTTCGTTCTTAGTGTTTTCTAATATTCCAGTTGGCATTTTATAATTCCTTTCATTCCTTGATATGTATTCACATCAATAAGTTTTTGTATCTTTTCTTCAGATACGCCATTACGTACTAAGTCATTAGCATCTTTTATTTTATTAGGCACTTTAGAAGGCCATAAAAACACTTTATATCCTTTTTTAAGGTATTTAAGCGATTCTTCTGCAGATTTTGCGTCTACGTTTTGGTTGTCAAGGCAAAAGACAGGCTTTTCTAATTCAGTTAATCTGTCTTCATGTATATTTGCGCCAAGCTGCGCTATGCAGTTTTCAAAACCTGAACTAATTGCGTCGTATATTGACTCAAATATATAAACAGTTTTTGACTTATCTATATTATTCCAATTCCATACTTTCCAGCTCGTATTACCTTCTAGTAGATAGACAAAGAACTTCTTTTCTTTCCAAGCCAATGCCTGAAACCCATATATTTTATCTTCAAACATTAAAGGTATTATTATATAGTCTTGTATATAAATGTCGTTTGAATTGAATTGGATTTTGCTATTTTCAACATACAGCCACTCTTTTCTAGGCATAACGCCTCTACCTGTAAGATAATTCCTACAATCTACAGCTTTTTGGCTATCTAACAAAGGAACTGCTTGGCTTGATAGAATAGATATATCTTTTAAGTTAGATGGTTTGTACTTATCTTCTTCAAAGGCTACGTCTAAATCTTCCATAGGTAGAACAGCCTCTCCAAAGTCTAGTGAAATACTAGCACCAACTTCAGGCGTTTCAGGCGTTTCTACACTGACTTCAGGTGCTTCTATGTCGTACGTTTCTGTTCCAAAATCTAAAGATATATTTGCTACGTTGCTCATATCAGGTAATTCTACATTTTTCTTAGGCTTTGAAAGTATAAGTTCGTTAAATGAACTACTCTTCTTCTCTTGCTTATAAAGCACATATTCTTCAGGGTAGTTTTCCATTAAGTAAACATACATATTAGTACTATAGCCACAATTAAAACATGATATAGCACTGCCTTCGTAAGAGGATTTAGTATATAAGTGCATTCTTTTCGCTCTACCTAAGGATTTACCTTCTCTACAAACAGGGCATGCTCTTGATATGTCGTCTGATTTTACTACGCCTAATTCTTGAGCTGGCGTAGTCATTAGGAAATATTTTTCGTCTATTAAATCTATCAATTTATTCCTTTAAAATATAATATGAACTTCTACTTCTCCATTAAAAGTCTGTATAAATTCTTTATCTGTTGTCTTGTAAGTTCTAGTCCAACTGTATCCATTTGAATCTTTAAACGTTAATTGATTACCGTTATCATCGTATGTCTTAGTCCAACTGTATCTATTTGAATCCTTGTACGTTAATTGATTACCGTTATCATCATAAGTCTTAGTCCAGCTGTCTCCATTTGAATTTTTGCATGTTAATTCATTGCCTCTATCATCGTATGTGCTAGTCCAATTACGTCCATCTGAATCTTTAAATGTTAACTGGTTTCCTTTATCATCATATGTCTTAGTCCAAATAATGCCACTTGATTTTTCGTATGTTAATTGATTGCCTCTATCATCATATGTCTTAGTCCAACTGTATCCATCTGAATCTTTAAATATTAACTGTTTTCCTTTATCATTGTATGTCTTAGTCCAACTGTATCCATCTGAATCTTTAAATGTTAACTGTTTTCCTTTATTATCGTATGTGCTAGTCCAACTGTATCCATTTGAATTTTTGCATGTTAATTCATTGCCTCTATCATCGTAGGTACTGGTACCTTTAGCTATAAAATTGTCTCTAAGCCACTTTATGTAATTATTATAATCACCTTTAATATAATCTAATTTATCTACATCTAGAGATCCTATATTGTTTTTAAACCACAGCATTCCATCTTTACAAGCACTTTTTAATTTTAATTCTCTTACTGTAATAGTCTTTATTTCTCTGTTTCTGCTTCTGTTTGTCATATTGAACCTTTATTTTTTAGATGTTACTTCTAATAATATTATAACATATTAATATTAAAGTAGCATTAAAAATTAATACTAACATACTAACATACTAACATACTAATATATAGCTTAATGTATGATTTAAATAAATAACTACATGAAAGAACTAAATAAAATAGAACACCCATTAATGCAAGAAACATATAATATGCTATTGAAAAAACATACTAAAGAAGAATCTTGCACAATTATACTTAATAGTTTAAAAATTTTAGGCGACAGGAAAGTTAAAGTACAAGATTTTTTAGACGAGACGTCTGTTAAAAGGATAAATTCTTACAGGCACCAAGATAGACTTAGTGCGTTTATAAGAATTACATCTGAGAAATCAGATCAGTGGAAAAAGTACAGTTTCAGTAGAATAGTTTTAAGCTCATAAGATCGTAAGATCATAAAGCTCATAAGATCGTAAGCGCGCTAAAACCACTCATCTAAAGATTTTTGAGCTACTAACTCTCTTTGTTTAAATTCAAAGTCACCATCTAAGAAACCATCCATACTAAGAAGTAATTGTCTAAGATTCATTTCTGTTAGATATTCTTTTATCTTTTCAGGATCGTATTCGTTACTTTTATTTTCAAATTCATGTAAAACGCTTTTAACTACGTCTTCAGGAATTCTATTAAAATCAACAAGTACATTATTTCTCTCAAATTGCTCTGTAAGATGCGGCGTACTTAATACAGTGTTGTCTGTTAAGTGATCTAACGCTTTTTGCACTTTAACAGTACCAAATTGAGTATTCTTATAGATATCTTTTACTTCTGTATCTTGACCTTTTCTTTTACCTGAAATAAATTTCTTGTAAACATTAAAAGCCTCTATTAAAACAGCTGATGTTTCTAACTTATGAAATTCATACGGGCTCATTTTTTGTATTCCATTTTCTAGCATATATGCTAGAAAAACAGGAGAAAACTCTGTATCAGAACAAAATTTAGGAACGCCGTCTCCAGCATCGCCTAAAAGAGTATGCTTAGCAGTAAATGTACACATAGAACCGCTTTTAGAGTTAATAACTACTCTTTCTTCAGCGTTTAAATTAACCATTATTTTCTTAATAGGGTCCCATTGCTGAACATCTTCATATTGCGTGCATTGACGCCAATCTTTATCAGAACTAACTAATGTTATCTTATAGTCTTTATGTAAATTCTTAGCAACAACACCAGCTATATCATCTGCTTCTGCTCTATCTACAGTTACCTGGTAAAATGGAAATGACTTAAGTGCTTCTTTAAACTCTTCTACACAAGCATAAAACGTCTCGTAATTAATAGGAGATTCATCTCTTGCTTTATTTCTTAAACCTTTATAGCCGCTGTAGTAATCTTTTCTCCAGTTTCTAGAACCTTCCATAGCTAATATTATTTCACCTTGAAATTTACGCTTAACACTTTTAAGTGACGTAAGCATTTGATGAACATATAGTTGTATAAATTCATTCGTCTCGTATTTACCGTTAGTTTTATTCATCGGTATTTGAGATACTACCGAGTGTAGATTTCTGCTACTCATATGAGCAAAATCCACAATTGTGAGTTTTTTCTTTTGATTATTGCACGTATTGCGCATGTATTTCCTTTTTGTTTCTTTAAATGTAACGCATATAGGCCATATAGGGCATATAGGGCATATAACGTATGTTACATACACTAACATACACTAACATACGTTAGCTTGTAATACAGGGATTTAAATCCCTGTATTTAAATCATGTTACAGGTCATCCAGGAAACCTAAACCGTCATCTACTGCTGGTGCAGCTTGAACTGGTGCAGCTTGAACTGGTGCAGCTTGAACTGCTGCACCTTGAACTGGTGCAGCTTCTACAGCTTGAACAGCAGCTTCAATTTCGTCAATATCTTGTTCTACTGCAGCAGCAACTGATGCACTTGCAACACCTGCACTTACAACAGCTGTATTACCTAAATCTTTACCACATACTTTAGCAAGTAAAGATTTAAACACAACAGGATCGATACCTTTAACTGTATGGTTTTCCATTGTTCTCCATAATTTAGATTGTAAAGATTCAAAAGATTCGAAATTTTCAACTTTTAACATGTCATTTAACTTATAAGAGTTTTCTATAATATCTTTTTTTGCTGCTTCTCCATCAGGATAAATTGAACTTGCATCTGCAATAGTTGTACTATCGTAATTTAAGAATCCACCAGCTGCTTTTGAAATTTTAAGTTTAATAGAGTTACCAGTTAAAGGATTAAATAATTGCTTAGGTGTTTCACCCATTTGGATATCTGAATCAGATGGATCAAGTGCTGCAACAAATTTCTCTAATAGTTTCTTACCAAACCACCACATTTTAATTTTACCTTCAGAAGCTTGATCTCCATTTGGATCTTTAAGAACTTTAATGTTAGTAATGTAAGAAGTTTTTCTTTTAAATAGCTTAGCTGCTTCTGCACCTTCTTCAGTACCTAAATCCATTAGAGCTTGCCACATATTTGCACTTGGGCAAGGTAAGTCGATTGTAGCAGGCGAGTTTTCAATGTAGTAAGTTTTCTTTTTAGTAGCAGCATTAAAGCCAATAACTGTGTTTGTAAACATTTGTATGTATGGTACGCCTTCTGAATCTGGAAGTAATCTAATTAGTGCGCCGCCATTATCGTTCTCGTCTCTTGATAATTTCCAAATTCTATCATCTTTATACGATTTCTTTTTACCAATTTTTGCTGCTTCGCCTAGGTTGTTTTCTAGTCTATTCCAGTCCATAGCTCCTGATTCAAAATTTAATTCTGTCATGTTTGTTTCCTTGTTTCGACGTATTTCTACGTATTCGCTCGTGCATTTTTGCAACTTTCGCGATATTCCGATATATCTGGATATTACTTTAATTTTCTTTCTTAATTGTAATTATCTTTTTATTCACTGTACTTTCATTATTATTTTAGAGACTTTAATGTATTCGGTCTATGTTGTGCAGTTTACCGTATTTATTATAAGGTGCATGTTGTCCATGTTGTCCATGTTGTGCACCTTATGTCATAGCATATTATATCTTGTTATTACTTAATCGCAAGTAGCATTAACATCGTAATTAATACCTAATCCAGTGCTATTAAGGTCTTCTATAGAGTAATATGATACTTGTCCAAGCATAACACCTTTCATTGTGCCACCATAAGTGCCTCTTTTATAACCAATCAGTGCTTCTGATACTTGCTCTTTACTCATATTAAAAACAAGCTTAGATTTACCAAGAGCAGCTTTTTCAAAATTCTCACCATGGCAACCTTTGCAAGTGTTAAGATTAACTTCAGCATTTAATACTGGAGCAGCTACTGCAGCCATAACAGCTGCAGTAAGAACTAAAAATCTTCTTCTCATGATCTATCTTTTAAAGTTAACATTTGTAAGAACGTCTAATTGAGATTCTTCAAAGTATTGATTATTTGCATTTCCTTGATTAACGTCACACCATTCTCTATCAGCGTCAGTAGGTAACTTAGCGTATCTTACAAAGTCGCCTTTATCAGTAGTAATTCCTTTTCTAAGCTTAATAACTCCAAAAGCTGCTTCTAAACAATCTTCTGCTTTAGCACCTCTAGTGTTAGCTAAGTTAATAAGAGTAACTATTGTGTCGCCGATAGCATCAATAAATTCTTCTTGGTCATCTACAATCATAGCTTCATGTATCTCAATTGCCTCTTGAAGGAATCTCTGATATTGCACCTGTTCTTCAGCTCCTGATATACCTCTGATTGCAGCCCATTGTCTTACTTGTTGAAATTCTTTAATTTCTTTAATCTCTTTAATCTCTTTAATCTCTTTATTTTCTGTCATATTTTTCCTTTTTGTTTGTTTTATAGTGTATTATATTTAAGTTATGCTAATTTAAGCACAATGTGTTAAAATGCGTTAAAATGCGTTAAAATGTGCTAAAATGTAATCTCATAATCTAATTTCTTCATCATTTTAATTAACTGCTCTTCTTCTTTAGTTTCTACGTCGAATTGGGCTGCTGTAAGAATATTTTGCACAAGAGCGTATATCGAATGTCTTAATTCGTTGTCACTCAAATTTTCAATTTCTTGCATTTTAGCAGCGTTATTACATAAGTCTGCATGGTAAGAGGATAAGCTCTTTACTTTGGCTCCGTATTGCTCTAACAAGTTATGTAAGCATCTTTCATTAAACGTCTCTGGAAAGTGCTCTGTATCTATAAAATACTTAGCTATTCTTTTTATATTTTTATATTTTTTACGTATTGCCATTTATTGTCCTTTATTGTCCTTTATGTTTATAGTCCGGCCATTCTTTCTACTTCTACAAGCAGTCTGCCAGGGTTTACTTTATTAATGCATTGATCCCACATTGTTCTTGTACTTCTAAGACTTTTATTATTAGGAATCCAGCCTCTTTTAATAAACTTATAAAATCTTATAGCTCTTAACGGATCCTCGTTTAATCTATGACTTGCTTCTCCAATGTACTTTAATTCGTTGTCTAAACAAGCATTTAATGCGTCGCCATTAGGGTCTATAATAGACTTAGTTTTAAGATTATAATACAGAGCGCTATTAGTAAAGTCACGACGTTTGGCATCTTCGTATATAGTACCTTGAACAGCACCTTTATTATCTCTGTCACTTCTTAGCTGAGCAATCTCGAAGTTAACTCCATTCTTTTGTACGTTAAGTACAAGAAATTGTTTACCTGCTTCTTTAACGTGAAAACCTCTGTCTTTGAAAGCGTCTATCATATCAGAATAAAGCACTTCAGTACAGAAGTCAACATCGTTAGATACTTGTTGTGTTACATTGTCCCTAATAAATCCACCTACTATATAAGAATCCTTGTCAAATGTCTTAAGTATATCTATAACTTCCCAAGTAGCTGGATCTGACTGCATTAGTGCGTTTTGTATTCTAACGTTAGCGATAACGTGTTTCATTCTGTACTTTTCTCCTGCTTCAGATTCAAAGTCGTATTCTTTAGTAAGTCCATGATCTTCTAGTTCTATTAAGTCTCTTATTATGCAACCTAGCTTAGTCCAGGTGATTGCAGGTGCAGTATAAAGCCATTCTTGAACGTCCATAGAATTCCATGATTGAGGAGGTTCTACAGGATATTCACCTTTATTACTATAATACTCTTCTTTGGCTGAGTTTATTAATTCTTTATATTTTTCATGCATTATTATTCCTTTAAAATACAATACAGACTTCTACTTCTCCATTAAAAGTCTGTATAAATTCTTTATCTGTTGTCTTGTAAGTTCTAGTCCAACTGTATCCATTTGAATCTTTAAACGTTAATTGATTACCGTTATCATCGTATGTCTTAGTCCAAGAGTATCCACTTGAACCTTTAAATGTTAATTCATTGCCTTTATTATCATATGTCTTAGTCCAATTACGTCCATCTGAATCTTTAAACGTTAATTCATTGCCTCTATCATCATAAGTCTTAGTCCAAGAGTATCCACTTGAATCTTTAAATGTTAATTGATTACCGTTATCATCGTATGTCTTAGTCCAACTTTCGCCATATGAATCTTTAAATGTTAATACGTTTCCTTTATCATCATAAGTCTTAGTCCAATTACGTCCATCTGAATGTTTAAATGTTAATGCATTACCTTTATCATCATATGTCTTATTCCAACTGTATCCATTTGAATTTTTACATGTTAATACGTTTCCTTTATCATCATAAGTCTTAGTCCAACTTTCGCCATATGAATCTTTAAATGTTAATTCATTGCCTCTATCATCATAAGTCTTAGTCCAGCTGTATCCATTTGAACCTTTAAATGTTAATTGATTACCGTTATCATCGTATGCCTTGGTCCAAGAGTATCCATCTGCATCTTTAAATGTTAATTCATTTCCTTTATCATCGTAAGTCTTAGTCCAACTGTATCCATTTGAATTTTTGCATGTTAATACGTTTCCTCTATCATCATACGTCTTAGTCCAATTACGTCCATCTGAATCCTTGTACGTTAATTCATTGCCTTTATCATCATATGTCTTAGTCCAATTACGTCCATCTGAATTTTTAAATGTTAATTGATTTCCTTTATCATCGTATGTGCTAGTCCAACTTTCGCCATCTGTATCTTTAAATGTTAATTCATTGCCTCTATCATCATAGGTACTTGCACCTTTAGGTATAAAATTGTCTCTAAGCCACTCTATGTAATTATTATAATCACCTTTAATGTCTTTTGTAGAATCTAATTTATCTACATCTAGAGATCCTATATTGTTTTTAAACCACAGCATTCCATCTTTACAAGCAACTTTTAATTCTAATTCTCTTAGCGTAATAGTCTTTATTTCTCTGTTTCTGTTTGTCATATTGAACCTTTATTTTTTAGATAGTATATTATAACATAATAATATTAAACTAATGTTAAAATATGGAATTAATACTGTAGTTTAAACTTAGTTATAAACTATCTAATAAGTCTTGCTTAGACGTAAACACTGCATCTATATTTAAACTCAAGCTAATTATCATATTCTCGTTCTGTAATGTTAGCTCAGTTTTTCTATAATCTACTTTCTCTTTCATGTCTCCAAACACGTCAGTAAACGACATAGTACCACACTCTTGGACTTTTGTGACAAAACCACATTGTACCTTATTATCTTTCATAAAATATAGTTTATCTCCTAAGTTGTACTTAACGTACTTAACGTACTTAACGTACTTAGTTTCTTTATTGTTTTGCTCTGTCATTTGTTTCTCATTAATTTGTTAGAGCTTCAAGCTCGTCTTTAATATTAGCAAATTCATCGTCTCTAAAATCTATTTCGATAAAATCATGATCCTGAATATTAAACATATAATCGCTTAAAACAAGCTCCATAATTGTGTGCAACCCTCTAGCTCCTGTCTTCATATCAAGTGCTTGCCTAGATATCTCCGTTAATGCTGCAGTAGTAATCATTAAATCACATCCTGACTCTTTAAAAAACTCTCTGTATTGTTCTATTAAACTGTTTTCAGGTTCTGTAAGAATTTGCACTAAATCTTCTACTTCTAATTCTTTCATAGAAATAAACGTGTTAAATCTTCCTACAAACTCTCTAATCATACCATAATCTATAAACTTCTGCATTAAATTTATTTTATCTGAACTTGATTGTTGCTTTTGCAATCCTACTTTTATTTCTTCAGTGTCGAAACCTTCGAATGCTCCACCTGTAATAAACAGCACGTTATCTGTGCAGAATTTAACTGGTTTCCCACCGTCTTTCTTAAGTTTTTCAGGGTAAATATCTAATGTACTACCTTCGATAATAGTAAGTAAAGCTTGTTGTACAGATTTACCATTAACATCTTTTCCATCACCTGAAGCAGCAATTTTATCAATTTCGTCAATAAAAACTATACCATTCTGGGCTAATTTAAGATCTTTATCAGCTTTCTTGTAAAGATCTTCTAGGATAGTTTCTACGTCGTCGCCTACATAGCCAGAAGCAGTTAGAGATGTTGCGCTTGTTATTACGCAAGGCACGTTCATATATTTAGCAGCAACCTTAATAATGTGCGTTTTACCAGATCCAGATTGCCCTTTTATCATTACGTTAGATTTTCTAATGTTTTTACCATCTATTCTAAGAGAATGGTTGTAAAGTGCTACTGAAATTGATTGTTTAGCTGTTTCTTGGCCTATAACATGGGTATCTAGTTCTTGTTTGAAATGTATAGGTAATTTAACTTCATACGCATCTTGCGATTCTTGCGATTCTTGCGCTTCTTGTGCTTCTAATTCGTCGTATGATATATTGTCGTCGATAGCATTTAATACATTTGGGTAATTACGTTGGACCTCTTGCTGTCTCATATATTCGTACATTTCAAGTTCTGAAGTGCTGGGCTCTTCATCTTCAGTGCTGAATATCGCGCTGCTCTGAAACGAGCAGGCTGAACAAATATTTGCGTTTTCTCCTTCTAAAATTAGGTTATCTTGTGATTCTTCTGTACCGCAAAATGAGCATTTAATCATTTTAGGTGGTTCCGTTGGTGTTGGCATGTTATTTTTCCTTCGTGCTTTGTAGTTTTGTATTTCTAGCGTAATATATTTTATCTTATTTTTACTAACTTTTACTTGTTATGCTTGTTATGCTATTATATACGCTAACTTTTACTTGTTATGGTATTATATACGTCTTTTAAATTATGCATATAAGATCTCAACTTTAGTATTTTTGGATCTCTTGTATCGGCGTTATAAAGTGACGCACTATCTAATATTTGCTTAAATTGATTAAATGGAATTAGACAAATGTAAGTTCTAGCTAATTGAGAATTACAATTGTACTTAGACGCAAAAGCTTCTACAATAGCGTCTACTGCAGCAGTTTTTTTATCGAACTTTAAGAATGTTGTTTTAGGTAGTTTAATAGCACTCTTTAAAAATAAGTACTCAGCAGTATTAGGTATGTTAAAGGACCCTCTTGCTGAGTTTATTTTATTAGCAGTCCAAGCTGCCATAGGATTAGAACTCAGCCACTTCTGCGCAGCAAAAGAACTAAAATGTTTTTTTACATCTTTATGCGGCATTTCTTTTTTATTAATAACGCTTGTTAAAACGTCGAAGAAAGTATTTTCTTTAGCCATGTATTTCCTTTTATAATGTGTTTATGTTATAATATTATAACATATTTTAGATTAAAGCATTATTAAACTATTATTAAATATTCTTATCACGTTTAACGTAATACACAATCTACGTATAAATAATAATAAAGCTTATTAGCTAATTAAAGGTCTAAGATTAATGAAAAGAACTTCATACGATATTATTAAATCAAGTATATCAAAAGAATTTACTCCTAGCGATGAAGATTTAAAAAGAACCAATAAATTCTTTTTAATTAGATTTATTAGTTCTGACCCAAGTACTATAAGCTTAGCTAATCTTTTAAATTTGTACCCTGATATACCAACAAGTGCGTGTTATAAGTTTATCAGAAATTCTTCTAGCAGCACTAAAATAGCTTATCCTAAAAATACTTTACATGATATAATAAGAGATAAAAACAAACTTAAAATGATTATGAAGTATTATAAATGTAGTATTAAGTTAGCGAAGAGATATTATGATATTCTGCCAGAAGAGCAATACGTAAAGATTACTCAGTACTGCGAACAGTCTTTACTTATTAAAGACCAAGTTTAATTTCTGATCCTATAAAAGTATTCATAAGTGAAATGCCAGGTTCTTTTAAGTAAGAATTAAGTTTTGATTTATCGCTTATAGTTAATCTTAACTGTATTTCACTTCCTAAATCTGCTTGTAGTATATGCTCTGATGTAGCAAATTGTGTGTAATCTTCTTCAGCTAAATGCTTCTTCCATATTACTAGACCTTCTTCTTTAGTAAGTTTTCTAAGTTTAAGTACATCAAAAGTTCTACCTCTTCTCATAATTGCACTGTCTATGTCTTTAACTTCTCTGTTAGTGGTAATAATCCATTTAATAGGCTTTCTCATACCTTTGTCTATACCATCTGTAAAGCTTAAAAGATTACTGATAAATTGGTTCTTACGCACATCTTCGTTACTTGAAATATCTTGCGTTCTAGGTAGTAATCCGTAGTCAAGATCATCTAAAACAACCATATTAACATCTTCGTCCCTTACCATTGCCCAAAATGCGTCGTCAGCCAAAATATCTTCATTCTTTACTATTAGAACATTTATATCCTCATCTGACGTTTCTTTACAGGCTTTTTTAATGTATGAGTTAACTATCTTAGTTTTACCTACACCAGGTTCTCCTGTACATACTAAGATATCGCTATCAGAAGCGTTAAATTGGTCGAACAATAAATCTGTATCTATATAAGGATAATAATCATTATCTGTTTTTTCAAATTCTGAAGCAGTTTTAAGGCTGATTTGTTTTTCAAGTTGTCTTTGTGCATTATAACCAAGATTTATTAGAGTTATTATGCTACCGTCATCTTCTACACTAGATTCATTAAATATTTTTGTGTATAAGTCAAGCGAGTCTTCTAGGTTTTGGAAGTACATGTCTACTGATGCATTTTGTCCAGCATTCCATAACGTAACGACTAATTTTATTTCATCGTTAACAAACTCCACCATTTGCGTAAGTTTCTCGTCTTTAGTGGGTAATACTAAAGGTATAATTGATGTTTCGTTTTTAATTAATTCGACAATGTCATCAAATTTTTCTGGCTTAAATGTTATATCAGTAAACGCTCTGTTATACTTACTTATAAGATTTTGTTCGTACATAACATCGGCAGTTTCAGAATATGAATCTTTAATTACCGTTGTTATTACCTGTTTGTTAATTGTAGACATCTATGTCCTTTCGTGTTTTATTTGTACCAAGAATCATCTATTGATTCTATCTCTGTCGGTTTTTTCTCATTCTGTATTCTATTTTGCTCTTTAATTTTTAGATTAAACTCGTTAATCTTTCTTAACAGAACATTGTAATTGCTTCTGAGTTCCTTTGTGTCTTTTATAAAAGACATCATGTCTTCTTTTCGAGTCACCAGGTAAGTTATAGTGGTACCATTCACATCTTCTTGTTCTACGTACATGTCTAACTTAACTTTCTTAGACTTTTTAAAGTCCTGTGTTGGAAAAGTCGGATAGTATTCTGATTGTGGCACTAATATAAGTCTTTTATCTGCACATGCTGACATGGTCAGCATTGCTAATGTTATTAATGCCATTAACGTTAGTGGTAATATTTTCTTCATGTTTTATCCTTTTATGTATAGCATTGTAAGTAACGACTCGTTTTCACTAATTAGATCGTTATGGTAAGCTAATACTTTATCTAACTTATTAAAGTAAATGATATGCATATCTTTTGTTTCAGAAACGATTACTACGTTGGCTCCATCTTCTTGTAACCTGTCTGCACTAAAACTCTACGCTTCTACGCTTCTACGCTTCTACGGTTATTTTTGCTCTGGTTGTAGTTTTCTGTGCTTCAGCTTGTTTGATTTTCTTCTCAATAACTTGCATTTCTTTTTGAACTTTCTTAGATTCTTTTTTTAATTCTCTAAGAACTTCAACTTCTGCCGTTGTTTCTGCTTTAATTGCTTGAGCCTTTGCTTTAGCTTTAGTTTTTGCTACTTGAACATTGGTTTTAGCTATTTTATTTTCAATATTTTTTAATTTACTTTCTGCTTGATATGCATTGTATTTTTGTTTAACTACATATGCTCCTAGAAATATGCTACCTAAAGCCATAGCTATATTTTTAATATTACCAAATATGTTTAATAACCAGGTCATTATAAACCTACTTAATAAAAAGTTTAGTTACATCTTCAGTATTACCGTCATATGTTCTAATTATTTTTAAATCTTTTATTATTTTCTTAAATTTAAGCTGAGATAATTTTTTATCTACTTGGTCAGCCCCATTATCAGCATTGGTAGAAAATAAATTTTCTCCATCTCTTATAATATCAAATGCAACACTATGTTGTCTACTTTTCCCTTTTTCTAAAAATATTTCTCTAACTGTCTTCATTCTTATCTCCTATTTTTACTTAACTTATTTATTCCCAACGTCACTGTCACTAGCATGCGTCCTATTTCTTTTCTATCTTCTTAACTACTTCGTCAAGTACAGCATCCATTACTTTATCCATTTTAGCATCTGTCTTCTTAGAACTTGTACCAGTATAGAAAGCAAATAAAGACGCTACAATACCGCTAAGTACTACGTAATAATCTAATGCTCCTGCTGATACGGCACTTGCCATAAATATAGGTTGGAAAAATAATCCTACAGTAATCATCATCCACATGAATATTGTTCCCATAAGTACTACCTTTCTACCTCTTGACGCGTCTTGCTCTAACCATTCAAAAAATGTTTTCATGAATTGCTCCTTTTTAGTAATATTTATTTAAAAATGATACTAGGAGTACTCATAAGCTCTACGCAGAATGCAGCAACGTTTATTACTCCGTCTCTAGCATGCGAATCCATATCTGCATATTTAGCTGTAATAATAACAACTTGCGGTATACATTCGTCTGTAAACGTTTCATCTAATGTTTTATACACGTAGCTAAATAATGCGCTTGTGTTATCTAAGTCATTTATCTTTTTTCTTAACATTGTAAAATTCTTAGCTTTAGTAAGATCTAAAATTTCTTTAAGAAGGTTATTAGCATTAATCTGATCTTCTGATACATCTAATTTTCCATCTGTGCTGAACTGTTGAATAAGTATAGTCATTTCTCTCATACTTGGATAACAGTTAGTAATTATTGGCTGTAACTGCTTTGCTTCGTAAGATATGTTTTCTTTATCTAAAATCCATCTTAATCTGTTATACATTTGCTGCGCTAATTCTTTTTTAGTATCTTTAGAATGGAATATCTTGTCAAAATCATATTGTTGACATCTGTTTCTAATAGGTTCGATAATTTGTTCAGGATAGTTACAAGTAAAGATAAACGAACTTCCAGTACTGAATTCCTCAACCAGTGCCCGTAATTGTGCTTGAGCTGGACCAGTCATAGAATCTGACTCTTCAAGAATAACTACCTTTCTTTCGCCATCTATTGATACGCTTTGTATAAATTCTCTTACTACACCTTTGTAAGTGTCTATACCTCTATCTTGCGAAGCATTAATTTGCATAGTATCAAAATCATCATTTTTAACTACGCAGTGCGCTAACGACGATTTACCTACACCTGGCGAGTTTGAGTAAAGCATAATATTAGGCATTTCGCCATTTTTAATGTAATTAGCAAATTTTGTTTTCATTTTAAGCGGTAAAATGATATCTTCAACGTCTTGTGGTCTGTACTTTTCAGCCCATATATATTCGTCTTCATGTACTTTTTTCATATATCCTGGGTGCTGCTGTTGCTTTTGTTCTTCCATTTGTTTCCTTTAAATTGTTTATAGTATATTATATTACATACTCGTCTATAAGATCTTTTATTTTCTTTTTAGATTCTTCTTTAAACGTGACATACACCATGAGTTTTTCAATATCTTTAATAAGATATCCAGTAACTCTCGATTGTGACATTTTTTCCATATCTACTTTTTTAACCTCAAGATAAAAATAAAAAGTATAAAATCTTATTTTACCTGTATAATACAGCTGCAAAATATTTTGCACAGATGTATCACCTGTAGCACGTATAAATTCTATATCTTCTTTTATAAACTTAGCGTAGTGTATTATTTCTGTTTTCCAGTCTAATATCTCTTTTATTATTCTTCCATTATTGTCTAACATATCTTTTAGCAGTATTGCCGAACTCATTAAAGAGCTAGGTTTTTTAATGAATTGTATGTAAAGGCAAGTGGTTACGAAATTCTCTCTTGTAAATGTTTCAAATTTAGGAGAGAAGAAGACTCTAAATTCTTCTTTCTTTTTATTACCATGTTTAACACTAAACAGCTTTTGTTTTTGTTTATTGTTAAACGAAGTCCATATTCCTGCATGAATATTATAAAGAACGTCGTAATCCATTTATAACCACTCTTCTTCATCCATTTCTATTTCTATTTCGCCGCCTTGGTAATACTTTGTTTTTGTAATACTTTTCTCGAATATCTCTTTAAACTCTTTATGGTCAGCGAGCATTTCACCTACCTTCGTAATATCCATGTCAAATCTATTACAGTATTCTATTATAGAATCCATAAGAGATAAATCATGTGCTACTTCTTCTTTAAACTTATAAAGATCTTCAAGAAATTGCGCAGTATCTTTTCTGTTATGCGCTTCTATTATTTTTTCATCTATCATTTTATTCCTTTATTCCTCTATAGCGCAATAGCGCTACGTTGGTATGTCTATTTTAAATATTCAAAGTGACGTTCATAAACGTGTAAATTACTAGCTGTCCATATAATGTCGCCAACTTGTACATCTAAGTCTTTTGCTAGTTTGTCTTGTACGTATAATGCCCAAGCGTAGTCGTTATTATATCCAAATACAGCGTCATTAGATCTCATTATGTAATGACTGTGTAACTTATTGTCTCTAATGAAGAAAGAGTTACCATACGTGCACATAAAGTCAGACATTCCATCTTTATTAAAATCCTTGTGCATTGAAGGTCTTGTATATATCATAGATGCTCGTCTAGACAACGGAGATCTTTCTAATTCTCTCTTAACATTTTTATACTGGTTACCGTTTTCATTACTAAAGATACACCAACCGTAATTTGAGTTTATCATGCCGTCTGTATTAGAAACTTGATTCCATATAGCAGGTGTCGTTCCTGGTATGTCTTCTACGTATAAAGATTGCGACTTATACCATTCTAACTCACGTTGTACGTACTCGTGAGACGTATCTCTAAGTATGCTTTCTTCATCAGCTATAAATGTAGCTCCTATAATTTCAACCATTTTAGCACCTGTTTTGTCAATAACGAAGTCGTTATTACTGTACTTACTTTTTAGTTCTTGTCTAATATCTTTTAATGTTTGCATGCGTTGCGTGTGGTGCGTTTGTTGCGTTTGTTGTGGCATGTTTATCCTTTTATCGTTTCTATGAAGTTTATAATTTCTTTTTTAACTTCTTGCTCGTCTTTTCCGTTTATGTTTATTAGAAGCTTGTTCTGAATGCTTGATTTTTCATGAGCTTGTTTAAACATACTAATCTCTAATTTCTTTTGCTTTTTATCTGTACTAAGAGATAAACCATCGTCTCTTTTAATAACGTTCTTAGCTTTATCGATAATAGTTATCAGAATTAAGTCGTCATAAGCGTCTGTATATTCTTTCTCTAGATTAAAAATCCAGTCAGCTCCTAAAGAACGATATATTGGTGCATATACTGTCTCGCCAAGATGGCTTCTGTTACAGATAACATAGTCGTTTTCTTTTATATTCCAGAACATGTCTTGATACAATTTTTTAGTAAATTTTATGTTCATGCCAGCGTTTTTAATTGGGCATCCGTAATAATGAAGTACCTGGAATGGTACTTCAAAATGTTTGATAATGTTTCTTATTTGCGTGTCTTTTCCAACATTGTCTATACCCTCTATTATTATTTTCATATTTTTCCTCTTTAAGTGTTTAAGCGTTTAAGCGTTTAAGTTGTATTTAAAGTATATTATATCAAGTGCTAACTAAAGTATTGTACATTCTATACTTGAGTAGTCTTCTTTATGTATATTAAATACTCTATTAAATACTTCTAATTTTTCTTTTATCTCGTCGTTATGTGATATAATTATAACGTTTTTCTTGTCTCTGAATTGATTGCTAAGTATATCTAATAGCTCTTCTCTTCCATTTGAATCTACTGAACTATCAAGAACCTCATCTAAAATCATAACGTTTATGTTAACACCGTTTCTTTCTTCTATTAATTTAAGAAAAGCAAACATTATACTAAAAGATATTCTTGCCTTTTGTCCGTTACTTAATTCATTAAATTCTCCATCTGAAGCGTCTTTAGAGATAATCTTCTCATTAAAGTTCTCGTCTACTACAAATGAATATTCTTGCAAACTAAATAGTTCCAGGAACTCGTTTATCTTTTTATTTAAAAGCGGTACTTGCTGTTTAATAACTACTGACTTAAGTCCGCCATCATCTACTACAGCTTTGATCTCTTCGTAATCCATCATTTTAGAAGAGTTTATTTTAACGTTGTTAGATAACTCAACGTATTCTAATTTTTTTTCTTCTAACAAATCGTATCGTATTACAATAGGTCTTGAATTTTTAAGATTCTCAATCTCTGAAGAGTAATGCAGCAAATCATTGTTAAATTGAGTTAAATTATCCTTAACTCTTTTACCACTTAAAAGCTTATCTTTTAACAGCCTAGATTCTTCTATAAAATTATTTAAGTCTATATTTTTATTTGAGATTAAAGCATTTAAATCTTCGATGTCTTTAATAATATGCTCTTTTTTAGATACGTCTGCACCATTATCTTTAACGTAATTAATTTCGTTGCACTTAAGACACTTAATTACGTTCGTTTCTTTAATTTGTATTTTGTGTAAATCTGATTTAAGATTTACAAGAGCGGCTTTATTAATGCTTAAATCATTCTGTAGTGCTATTCTACTTTGTTCTGCGCTATCATAATCTTCTTTTATAGCAATTAACTTACTAAGACCTTCTTTTAACTTAACTATACCAGCTTCTGTTCTTAGTTTTTTAAGTTCTAATTGGTCTATACTTGACTGCTTATGTTGTTCTATTAGCTCATTCTGCTCTTCTAATGAGCTAATAGTTCTTTGTTCAGATTCTAGTGATGCTTTTATCTGTTCTAGTCTCCATTCTTGGTCTTTTAAAGTGTTTTTAAGTGCGTTACGTCTAATAGAAAGTATTTCGTTAAATTTACCAAATACAGATGTATCTGTAAGAAGTTGGAATAAGTGCTCCTTTTCTCTTTTATTAAGTTCCATAAATGGTTTAGATTGGGGTATATTCGCACCAAGAATAATAAGCTGCCTAAATACTGTCTCATTTATTTTTATAATCTCTTCTTCAAGCATTCTTTGGTAATCTTTAGTAGCAGCTTGTTGTGCTATTATTTCTTCAGTACCGTCTTTGTTTGTCTTGTAAATTTCAAATCTATAAGGGCGCATAGCTCTTTTAATTCTGTACGCTTTATCGTCTACAGAAAAATCAAGTTCAGTTAATAATTGGCCTTTAGAAGTACTGTTTATAAGTCTGGCTGTTTTTATCTTTCTAAAAGCTTTACCAAATAGTACGTAGAACAGAGAATCTGAGATGGCCGATTTTCCATTTCCATTTTTACCAGCGAGAAGGTCTAATCCATTCTCAAAGTCTACTTCTTGCATCTCTTCACCGTACGAAAGTATATTTTTAAATTTTAATTTTTTAAATACAATATTCAATTATTCGTCTCCTTTTGACTCTGTTCTAATTTCTGTTAGTATAGACATAGCTTCTTTAACTAATAGTGGATTGTGGCTTTTTAATGAGTCTATTATTAACTCTTCTGAACCTTTAAGATTCTCGTTCATATCTTCATCTATATGCAGTATTATATTAACCTCTTGCTGATTAATAACGCTTGGTTGAACATTCTGCTCTTTTAAATCTTGTATAACATCGTCAAATGCTTTAGTTTTAGACTTTGAAATTATAAATTTTACTTCATGTTGTTCTAAATAAGGAATTATATCTTTGAATTCTTGGTGGTTAAATATTTTATGTTTATTGAACAATCCTTGCACTTCTATTTCTTTGTCGTCATCAGTGTCGTTGTATATTACTTTAACATACTTTTTAGTGCTGATATTCTGTATAAAAGTTAGTTCACCATCAAAATCGTAGAATCCTTTTATTTCAGAAAAATCGTTCCAGTTAAGGTATGTTGGAGTACCAAGATATTTAACATGGTGCTCTACGTTTCTTAAATGATAATGGCCTGAATAAACTTCAAGACCTTTAAAAGATTCTTTACTTAGCTTAGAATCTTTATCTACGTGACCTTTTACAACACTAAAATCTCTTATTTCGAAATGCCCAAGAACGTGCGTCTGACCGATAAGGTCATTATGATCTAATTCTTCGTCAGAACATATCCATGGTTGTACTAATGTAGGACAACCTGCTAACATTATATGCTCTTTATTCTTATAAGAAATAAAGTTCAAAGGATATAGTTTTTGAAATGTTTGTACTATAGATATTTCTCTAGAGTCACGTTCAAATATATCATGATTACCTAAAAGAGAGTGTAATGTAAATCCATTTTCTTTAATAACGTCAAAGAATTTTTTCTGTAAAGTATCTAAAAATTTGATATTAGCCATTGTTCTGTTATCGAAAAGATCTCCTAATTGGAATATTTCAGTAATACCATTTTCAAGCATGTATGGAAATATTTGAACTTCCCATAACTTTAATTGCTCTTCAAGAACGTTTATAGAAAATCTTTTTATACCAAAGTGCGTGTCGCCTACTATAATTGTTCTACCTAATTCTCTCATTTTATTCCCATTCGTTAAAGTCTACTTCATCTAATTTAAAGTGCTTCTTAATATTTTGAATTTCTGATAACTGTTCTATGTCTTCTATATCTATAACTTCTGGAACTGGTCTTTCAATTCTTATAGTATAGCCTTTAAAATCAACCTTAAGAGGGTAATCGAATATTCTTCTTTTGTTATTAATAATAGTAATTACTTCAAAAGGTTTTTTACTTAAAAGATTTTCTTGCGATATTTTAATTTCTTTTATTAGATCTTGAACGTAATTATAACATTCAATGTCTTTAAGGTCTTCAGGCGTATACGAATCTACTTCTCCCTGCTTAACGACGTTTGTTTCTATAATATGGTTATTAGTTACAAACATCTCTATAGCATCGTCGATAACCTGTTGTAACTCTTCATCTTCTAATTGTATATCTAATGATTGTACTTCAATGTATTCTTTTGATTTCTTTTCTTTTGCGTGCACATTTCTAACATTATCCCATTGAGCACTTTCGTAAGATACACAATTTCTTAACATATTCTCTTCTTTTTTACGTTTGTTAATAATGTCTATAAAAGCATTAAAGCATATTTGAGTAACGTAAGCAAATGCTTTTGACTTTTGAGCTGTTCTTTTAGAAAGTATTTTAGCGTCAAAGTTATTAAGATATAATAAAGTCTTTTCTATAGCTTGGCTTATAAAGTCAACTTTCCAGTTATTCGAATAACCAGCAAATGATGGCATTCTTGTAAGGTTCTGAGTCATAAGAATAAGTATATTACCAAATCTTTCTTTTGATACGTTACTTGTAAGAACTAACTTGTTAACGTATTCAAGGTCTGATTTATGTTTGTCAGTGAATTCTTCTTCTGGGTCTGATTCTAAATTCTGTAAATATTTTACGTAAAGAGATCTTTCTTCTTCAAATTCTTTACGTATTGATTCTTCTGAAGGGAATTCTTTTTTAGATATATATTCGATATTGAAATCTGCTGCATATACACCGTTATTAGATTCTTCTTCGATAGAATCTTTCCTTTTCTTTATCCAAGATTTTATTGCTTTTTGCTTTTTCATCTCAAATTGTTGCTTTAATTCTTCTTCAGGAATTGTTAATCTATCAAGAAGCATATTAGAAGACCTAATAAGAGTTAACTGAAAAGATACGTCTTCTTCTGATACGAATTCCCTTATAGATTTCTTTTTCTTTTTAGATAATTCTTTTTGTATTACTGCCATTATAATACCACCGTGTGGTCCATCTCTTCAAAGTCAGATCTAAAGTATTGTCTATAGAACTCGTCTTCATTTGATAAATCTTTTTCAAGTCTTTCGTATTTAATGTAACCGCTAAAGTCAACGTAAACGGCGAATACAGCTATTTTAGATGTACCTCTTCTAAAATTGTGAGGCATGAATGATTTACTAAGATTTAGTTCATATCCATATCCAGCGTCTAGCATGTTTTTCTGTACTGCACCGATGTCGCATTTAGGTACAAGTAATTTTGTACCAAGAAGATCTCTGTTAGGTGTTTCTAATTGCGTTATTCTATATTGTTTCAATTTATGGCCTTTATATTTAATTGTGATATATTATACATTAATTATACTAAATGTGTTGTTTAGCGTTGTTAGCGTTGTTAGCGTTGTTATGTATACGTGCTATATCTTATTTTCAAGATTGTAATCATAAGCATACGCCGACCATTCTTTGTCGCTCATATTTTCTATATCTTTCTCTAAAATATCATCTATATCATCGTTGTGTATATGTATAGATACACCTGTAAGTCTTGTTAAAATGTATATATCATTTACATATCTTAACGTGTATTTAGCGTTAAATTTAAGTTGTTTTGTAGTGCTCATAGCTTCTCCTTATTTGTTTATTATTTTGCGTAGCTCTTGCCTTATTACTGTTAACGCTGCATTCCATCCTTCTGCGTATTTACCAGATAAAGCACAGTGATATTTAATCATAGTGGTTTCAGATATTAATTTAATTATATCTTGCTTAAGTTGTTTCTTTTGTGTATTTTGCGTATTTTGCGTATTTTGGGTGTTTACTTCTTTATTCATTATTTTCAAACATTATAAGTTTATTTCTTTTTCATTTATAGGAAATTCTCCGTCCATATAATACGTTAATCTCGTTTTAAAATGCCTGAGCATGTAATTGTCAGGTCCTTTTTGAATACCATTTCTTTTTACTTTTCTTAAGTCATCTACAAGGTCGTAAATTGCTACTGAATGTTTACCTTTAAAAAGCCGCATTACTCTTCCTATAGCTTGTATAACTTTTGAATATGCTTTAAGACTGGAAGCGAATATAATTGCATCAAGCTTTTTAAAGTTTACTCCTGTACTAAGAATTGCCCAAGAACCGATAATTATTGCACCATCGATAGTATCAAGAACTTTTCTAATGTACTCTCTCTGTGAAGGAGTAACAGCACCTGAAACAAAGAATATTTTAATATCATCCAAGGACTTAATGTTATATAAAAAAGCCGCATTATATTTTTTCTTAAGTAAGAATTTTGCTATTTTAGACCTGATTTCTTCTGTAATTGGTGCATTATGATAAAATAATCTTTCAGGATGAGCTAACCAATTTATATACGCTTCTTCTAATGGCTTAGGTGTAAAGCCATTTATAATATCGAAGTCTTTTACACCTGTTCTTTCTTCTATGCAATTTTTCAAAAGCATATTGCCGTGTTTAATCTTTGTATATAAAGCAAGTACGTTTTTCTTAGCTCCTAATTTAGATATAATAGCTGATACTTTTTTATTTCTGTATTCATTTTCAGTACAAAACTTTTCTTCGCTTGTATAATTAGCTTTTGTTTTTTGTAAAAGTTTAACTTCTGGATTAGTTTCTGCATTATGGTTCATGTATATACAATTAATCGTAACTGGAGTAGCTAATCCTCTTCTTATTAATTCACCTGGTGTTATAACTTTTCTTACTTGGCCTAATGCACCTATAATCATAAATCTTTGCAAAGGATCTAAAGGAACTGTACCAGACATGCCATGCTTCCATTCGCAGTTCTTAGCGTATCCAATAATCCTTTGTAAGCATTCTGCTCCTGCACCATGCGATTCATCTATTATAAGACTATCGAACATTTCAAAGTCTTTCGAGTCCATCCTTATGAGAGATTGCCACGTAGAAATAACTATGGGTTTTTGTCCTAACTCTTTATTAGTATGTTGGCCGCCTATTTGTTGTACTAATTCAGGTGCATTTTTTAAACCATATGATTCAAAGTCGCCATACATTTGGTCTACAAGGTTAGTACTAGGTACTACCAGTAAAGACTTTCTTTGCTTGCTATGCTGATACATTAGAAACATATAACAAATAAGCGACTTACCACTTCCAGTAGCTGCTGAAAGAACTAGTCTGCGTTCGTTTATCATTTCAAAAACAGCTTGCTCTTGGTAATCATATGGTGGAAATGGTAGATTAAGCGACTTAACAAATAAGTTAAAATCTTCTTTAGTAATCTCATCTACAAATCCACCGCCATGGTATTGCGAAACAAATCCCATTTTCTGTACTGAGTTTAATATATCTTGGGCGTAACCTCTTGCAGTTACTATATTTGAATCTTTATCTATTTTATAAAGCCTTTTTCTACCATCCCATATTCCTGCTTTAAAAAGAGGCGTAAATTGGTACCCAGGTTCGAAAGGCGATAAGAGGTTTATTACATTCTCTTTTATTTTAGTATCTTGCACTAATACTCTTATATAAGAATGATCTATATTCTGAACTATTAAGTTAGGCTGTTCTGTTGGCATATTTCTCCTTTGCATCTTCATATTTTTATAGCTATTACTTCAGCGTTTTCTAAAGTTTGAGTATTAGTTAACGTATAAGTAATAATTATGCTATACTCTTGTTTAATTGGTACGAACTTGTCTTGTACAACGAAGTCATACACGAGATTCTTTAGTTGAAGAGCAGACATTAATGTCTCGTATTCGTGTCTAAAAAACTTTAGCTGCAGCTCGTCTACTTGAGTACCTGGTTTTATAATTTCTTTAGTAGCTAATTTAATTATTTCATTTATTTTAATTATTGCATTTATTGCAGTTATTTTTACGTCTTTATACACTATGATATTTCCTTTAAAATATGATATGAACTTCTACTTTTCCATTAAAAGTCTGTATAAATTCTTTATCTGTTGTCTTGTAAGTTCTAGTCCAGCTGTATCCATCTGAATTTTTAAATGTTAATTGATTGCCTTTATCATCGTATGTGCTAGTCCAACTTTCGCCATCTGAATCTTTAAATGTTAATTCATTGCCTTTATCATCATAGGTCTTAGTCCAACTTTCGCCATCTGTATCTTTAAATGTTAATTCATTGCCTTTATCATCATAGGTCTTAGTCCAACTTTCGCCATCTGTATCTTTAAATGTTAATTCATTGCCTTTATCATCGTAACTACTAGTCCAACTATATCCATTTGTATCTTTAAATGTTAATTCATTTCCTTTATCATCGTATGTGCTAGTCCAACTGTATCCATCTGAATCCTTGTACGTTAATTCATTTCCTTTATCATCGTATGTGCTAGTCCAACTTTCGCCACTTGAACCTTTAAATGTTAATTCATTGCCTCTATCATCATAAGTCTTAGTCCAATTACGTCCATCTGAATCCTTGTACGTTAATTCATTATCGTTATCATCGTATGTCTTAGTCCAATTACGTCCATCTGAATGTTTAAATGTTAATTCATTGCCTCTATCATCATAAGTCTTAGTCCAGCTGTATCCATTTGAACCTTTAAATGTTAATTGATTACCGTTATCATCGTATGTCTTAGTCCAGCTGTCACCATCTGAATCTTTAAATGTTAATACGTTTGCCTTAGTATCATAAGTCTTAGTCCAAGTGTATCCATCTGAATCTTTAAATGTTAATTCATTGCCTCTATCATCATAAGTACTTGTACCTTCAGATATGAATTTGTCTCTAAGCCACTCTATGTAATTATTATAATCACCTTTAATGTCTTTTGTAGAATCTAATTTATCTACATCTAGAGATCCTATATTGTTTTTAAACCATAATACTCCATCTTTACAAGCACTTTTTAATTTTAATTCTCTTACTGTAATAGTCTTTATTTCTCTGTTTCTGTTTGTCATATTATTTACCTTTATTTTTTAGATAGTATATTATAACATAATAATATTAAACTAATGTTAAAATATGGAATTAATAACAAGAATTAATAATCTTTCATAGCCCTTTTAGCTTCCATGTCTTGTGATTTAGATTTCATTTTAGCTCTTTTATCATAATGCTTTAAACCCTTAGCTACTTTTAAAGATACTTTAAAATACGAGTTACCAGCTTTAGAGTATACACTGTCAGCTATAAGTGTTAGTCCGTCGACTTCGATGTATTTTTGAAGTTTCTGTATTTCTTTCTTATGAAGCAATAACTGTCTAGGACGAGTCTCTTCAAATTTTGTAAATCCATCCAAATGCTCAGGTCTGTTAATGTGGCATTGTTTTAGAATAGCGTTTCCGTTGTCTATACTAATATAAGAACCTTTAAGGTTTACTCTACCTTCTCTTATAGATTTAACTTCTGGTCCCATAAGAGATATTCCTGCTTCATATGAATCAATATACTCGTATTCATGTCTTGCTTTTTTATTCTTAGCAAATGTCATTATGTTCTTCCTTCCAATTTTCTATTAGTTTGTCTTTAACTTCGTTATAAGATTTCTGCTCTGTAACGATGTACATAAGGCAATAATGCTCGTTGCCTTTAGGACACGTTACGATTTGATGAGTTTTCTTGTATAAGTCAGGTACACCTTCAAATCTGTCTAGCATGTCTATACTACTAGATGGTATAGAATGAATTTCTCCGTCTATATGATATCCCTGATAGTTGCCTTTATCGTCTTTTGTAAATTGTACATACGGCCAACCGTCTCCTGAGTCGTACATAAGAGCTTTGTTGTTTGTTTTAGCAGTACAAATGTATTGCGCCTTAAGTGTCTCTAATACGTAATCGTTAGTAAAACCTTTCTTAAGACTACCGTATACGAATATTTTAGTGTGTTTAATATTATCTTTCACTATTCATCTTCTTTCATTATTTTTATACACTTAATTTGGGTAATTTTGGAATTGAATAAGACGCTTTCGAACTCTTCGTAATCTGTTGCCATTTGTGTGTTACCATTTGCTTAAATCTGTCAAACTTCATAATATACCTTTCTTTTTAGATAGCGTTTATATTAGTATTATAACATAATAGGATTAAACGAGTATTAAACTTCTTTCTCATTTCTTATTCCTGTAAGCTCTGATCCATTGTATTCAAATGTCTTTTTAAGTTGCATGTATAAATTACCTTGCGTGTCGTAATAATATTGAGTTATTGTTTGTAACAACGTACCGCTATAAGAGAACTCAGAATTCTGTAAAAGTATGTCTTCATCCGCATTATTGTATTTTTTAATGTGAGTAAGTATACCGTCATCATCTTTAATTAGCTTTGTTACTTGCTCTCTTGCATTATGGAAGATCTCTGAGTGCTTACGTGCTCTCTGTTCGACTTCGGAGTCAGTAGCTAATGATTCTGAACTTGGGTCATATTTGTCAGCAGCTCTAGTGCCTGCTCCACGTATCCTTGTTTTACGAGCCATAAAGACCTCCCGTTTTATAAATATTTATAAAGTCACAAAGACGTAAAGGTGTAAATCTAAAATGTTAAACGAATTAAAAAGAATGTCAAAGCAGTTTGAGTTATACAAAAGACAGACTAATATAGAGCGTATACGTGCAGAAGCACAGATGGAAGCATTAGAACTTATAAAAGATGACTATACAGAACATTATAACAAAATGTACAGTACTTATAAAGACAATTTTTATATGCAAAAAGCTAAAGAAGAAATTTTTCAAAAGATAGATGATATTTTTGAAAACACGCTTATATCAGAAGATTTAATAGACAGGATAGATGCACAGCCAGTACATCCTATAAGAGCAGAGCGAATAAAAAAGAAGTTATGCTGCTTTAAGAGACCAGGTAATAAGTATCCTTGTAATAATACTATCTTTAACGTAAACCTTAGTAACTTATGCGAAGAGCATTTAAAACGAGACAAATTATTATACGCGCAAGCAATAATAGACCTAAGGGAGGATGAAGATGCATAATGTGCACCTAGAAGTAGTAAAGGAGTTAGCACATAAGGAATTTCTTATACAAGAACTAAAAGAAATTTATGTAGATATATCAGACGATTTAATAAGGTCATACGACGTCCAAGGTGTTGAGGACGTAATTGAATATATTAACATGAAAGGTGAACTACATAAAAGGTCTCATAAACACCTAAATAAGTTACTTAAGGTTATACGTGACCTTGAGTTAAGATTTGCTGTTAGTAAAGCTCACTTTAATATTATACAAAAGCAGCAAAATAGTACTGAATATTCCTCATACGCACAAGAGATGTCTGAACTTGGATTTATACAAGACGAATATGGTATAAATATTAGAAAGAAATTATAGCACGCGTTATAATACATACATTTATAGGAGCTAAATAATGGCACTAAAGACAAGAATATCACAGCACAGACAAGTTAGATCATCTAGATTGTTTGACAACATAGAATTAGGTACAGACAATGCAGACAGGAATACGTTGGCTGAAGGGCAAGAATCTATAGAGCAAGACCTTAACGTATTAAGGTCTCTTATACTGGAAATTACAGGTGAAAGTCTTTGGAGTGACGCACCTAGTCTTAGTCTTAAAGATTCGGGTGACGTAGCTAATAAACTAATGTTACAGCCAATCCAAATAACTTTAAACGACGCTGGCGGCGATAGTAAAACAACTGCTATAGACGTTACTCCTGGCGTGGCTAATACTACAGGTACTACTGACCTAGGTTATATTGTAGATGACGCTGCTAACCCAAGTGCAGATAGTAAAGCTAAAATATTACTTAGAAAGAAAAGCACTAACGCACCGTTACTTGATGAAAATGAAAGAGAAATATTTGCTATAGGTAGTAACGACGATGATAAACTAAAAGTTACTTATTATGTAGATGAAGGCGGCGATGCAATTGCAGTTGATTTACCACCTGGTGATGTAGAAATGATTCTACCTTTAAGAACTAAATTCTCTGATATGAACGAAGACGCTATACTTGGTAATGCAGCGTTTAGTAATGGAGTAGGTTCGTTAGAAATAGGTGATAGAGTATACGAAGATGTTGAAGATGTATTTCAATTTGTTCAAGATGAGAATATTACGAATACTATTAATAAACTTGCTTCAGTAGCTGGTAATGATAAATTACTAAGCGATAACATAGCAAGTGTAAGTGGAATTACAAGCAAAACATATAATACTACGTTTGGTACAGATGGTAGTACTTATTTAATAGATGGCGACACGCTTGTACAAGCTGCAGCTAAATTAGACGATGCTGTAGTAGCAAATAATCAAGCTATCGAAGCTCTACAAAATACAAAGGCTGGAGTAATTGTTAATGCTAACTTAGCTGAAGATGAAGACTGGACGCTGCCTAACAGTCTTACATACGCGTATACCGATACAGATGCTATGCAAGTACATCATAATGGTGTTTTATTAATAAGTGATAATTTAGCAGGTGGAGATAATAAAGGAGATTATGCTGAGATTGATGCAACTACGTTAAGGTTTCACTTTGAATTGATCTCTGAAGACATTATTATGTTAATGATAGACAAGTCATAAGACTGTCTATACTGCTTGTTTGTTATGGAAGTTAATGTTTTCTAGCAAGTACAAGAAAAATGCGGCATCGAATACTATAAACGATATAATAGCATAATCTGGATTAAACCAACTTAACAGTGCAGAACTTCCTAGTCCTATCATTGAAGCATTAGCGTAGTTTGAGTTAGCGTTTATTCTAAAGTCTTTCATAAGTTCAGGCGTGTGATTACTGATATGATGATCTAAATGTATACTGTACGCACTAAATAAGGCTATAGCTATAATTTCTAGTATAATTACTACATATACGAATAACTCTGCATTAACGAAATATATTCCTGCACCAATAGTGTATAACAAGTGGAATATTACTGCTCCATGAAGTAGCGCACTTGCATCAAAATTGTCTGTTATTAGTTTATTTGTCTTAACAGCTAACATATTAGCTATCATAAAAACAGCAATAAGTGTAGCACCTAAATATAGGCCTTGTAATGAAATAATAATGGGATCTAATATAGTGAGAGAAATGGCTACGAAAAATGAATTCCGTAGCCTAAATTTAGTCGTCTCGTCAAATCTATCATCTATCTTAAGTGGATTAATAAATTTAAGCACGATATTTAGTGTCTAAATAAGTCTGAGAATCCGTGTGGAATAAACTCTTTAGCAGAGTTAAATTTAGACTCAAGTCTGTCTTTAATAATGTTTAAAGCATCTTCAAGTTCAGCATCTTCGAGTTCTTTAGGTTCTTTAGGTTCTTCGTTTTTTCTATTAATTGCACCTGTAAGAGCTTTATTAAATGTACTTAAAATATCATATCTGTTAGTAACTCGACCGTTTTGCATTTCGTCTAAAATTAAGTCTTCTAATTTGTCTTGGAAAGAAGGTTCTACTTTATCTTCAGACGATTCGTGAACTACTTCATTAGGAATAATCTCTTCTATTTGCGCTCTAGTAGCGTTAACAGCTTGTTCCAATATTTCTTCATTAAAGTCTTCACCTAGCATGCTTTTCACAATAGCTTTGGCCTTCTCGATAGCTTCTTCCATGTCCATGTTAATTACTTGATCTGATTTATTAGCGTCGTTAGAGTCGTTAGAGTCGTTAGAGTCGTTATAATAATCTACTTCGATATTAAACTGAGATTTAACAAGTTCCATAGCTTCTCTTGTAGCTACTCCTGTCCATTCCATTTTAGAGTTGTGGATTACTTCGAAAGTATCGTCGTCGTGTTGTACGATAACAATATCGTAAATGCTTTTAAATCTAAAAATAGCATCTCCGTGTGCCATATCGTCGTTTTGTAAAATAATTGCTGTTGCATTAGCGTTCATGTTGGTCCTTTATTGGTTATGAATGTTTAGTTGTATCTAACTTTTTAGATATATAATTATAACATATTAATATTAAACCAGTATTAAAGCAGTATTAAAGCAGTATTAATATTTTACGTTAACAGTGCTTTAACAGTGCTTTAACAGTGCTTTAATACTGGTTTAACAGTGCGTTAGTACTACTGGTCTAATTCAGCTAGTTCAGCAAGAAGCTCTTCTTCTGTTTTGTCTTCAAGCGCTTCGTCTCTCTTCTTTTCTAATAACTGAACTAATTTGTCTTTCTTAGCTTTATTCTCTCTAGCTTCTAGTGCTGCATCTCTTTCAGTAATCTTAACGTTAATAACGTCTTTAACGATTTCTAATTTAGACTTTAATAATTTTACTTCGTCAGTATCTTTAGTATTTGGTACAAACTCTTCTTCTTGCACGTCTTTAATACATGCACTTAATGTTTTAGCTACGTTATTTAGGTCAAATCCAGCATCGTTTCTAAGCGGCATATCAAATAAGTCCTCTGTTTGTACGAATCCTCTAGTTGTTTGGTAAGTGTAATGCTCTTTAAGAGCTGTTCTATAATCTTTATTCATGTTTTTCCTTTAGTTTTATTTGGTTATTTTAAAATATAATATGAACTTCTACTTCTCCATTAAAAGTCTGTATAAATTCTTTATCTGTTCTTGTATATGTTCTAGTCCACTTGTATCCATTTGATTTTTCGTATGTTAATTCATTATCGTTATCATCATACGTCTTAGACCAGCCGTCTCCGTCTGAATCTTTTGACGTTAATTCATTGCCTCTATCATCATAAGTCTTAGTCCAACTATATCCATATGAATTTTTAAATGTTAATTCATTAGCGTTATCATCATACGTCTTAGTCCAACTATATCCGTCTGAATCTTTAAATGTTAATTCATTTCCTTTTTCATCATATGTCTTAGTCCAACTGTATCCATCTGGGTGCTTAGATGTTAACTGGTTGCCGTTATCATCGTAAGTACTAATAATTTTAGGTATAAAATTGTCTCTAAGCCACTTTATGTAATTATTATAATCACCTTTAATGTCTTTTATAGAATCTAATTTATCTACATCTAGAGATCCTAT